AGATAGGAGTCCGTCTCGTGGGCTCGGAGATGTGTATAAGAGACAGGTAAAGATAGTAAGTAATTAAATAAAGAAAGGATTTATAATGAGATTCCCTTCTTAAGGGGCGAAGCTCCTTATATCACATGTCACAAAATAGACAACTGTGTTTTAGTTACGTTATTGTTGAAATAATAGCAGCGGTATGACGGTAAATTAATTCAATTTTCTCTTTACTATTCTCTATATTTTACGTATATTTGAAGTGGATAAGATATGATCGATATGAATTTTGACTTGGATTATATAAGGAAATGCTCTTCTATGATAAAGGAGTTCCCGGTATATACCGAGGCCGAGAAGAAGCAGGTAGCCGAGGGACGTACTTGTATCAAGTTGTCTAAAGGACAACCTATATATCCTCGTAATTTCAAGAAACGTAGAGATACTTTCGCTGGCGCTGATTATACCACGGCTAATCCTAGGGATATCAATCCTGACGATATTTACATACCTCCTTATTTTAGGCTTAAGATCATCATGGCTATTATCATTAACTTCGATAGGGCTATCGTGTTTAACAGGATATCTGATAACGACTTTAAGTTAGGTATGACGTACAGGTTTATTTACGAGCATGTCGGTTCTTTTAGATGTTTTGAGAAGGCTTATAACATGATATCATTGGTAGTTGACGGAGAGCTGTCGATCATGAGGTCAATCGGTGATTATAATTATAAGTGGAATATGCGTAAGGTCTATCCATCATGCTTCGTGAATAAGGCTAAGTTCAGATATATTGGTGGTGAGGATAACGCCCCTGTAAGCTCAAAGGGAAGAGCTAATAAGGCCAGAAGGGCCGCTGTTGATTATAAGGTTATGATTATGGTTAATATCATAAATACAAGATCCGCTGATAAGATAAGGAAGATGGTTAAATCTGATGGTAGTCTTAAAAATAATGGGGAAAGAGTTGATGGGAGGAATAATAAAGTCCTTTTTGATATATAATAGTCGTTTGATTCACGAGGGGTTTAAAGAAATGAAAACTTCTACCTTGTATAAGTATCTGAAGGCTGCGTTAGATTTTTTAGGTGTAAGTCTATTGGAGTTAAGATCTTTAGCTGATAGGGCTATTTCTGATATAGAGAATGGTAAGAAAGGGTATGGGTCTGATCTATATTCTTTTGATGATTGTTTTGATATCAATTCTTTTGTGGAGGATTCGTGATGAGTAGCTTTAGTATCATAAGAGGTGGAGATATATCCATCGTATTTAACCACGATAATAATATGTTTAATATCCAAGAACTATCGGATTCCATTGGATGTAAGAATATACTGTCATCTGTCGTAAAAGATCCTTTGAATGGGTCGATGTATGTTATTAAAGAGATATCCGATCAGAAGTGGGGAGATATAGTGGCTTTGGTGAGATTCGGATGTTTGTTGAATAAGTCCTTTGTAAAGGAGATAGTCGTCAAATCTATAAGATTGTGGGTAGATATTTGTGGTATGTCTTACAGCGATATCAAATCATCTATATCCGATCCTATATACAATACGTTCCTTTTTAGCGGCTATATGTCTCTGGCTGGGGATAATCCTTACCTTAAAAAGTTTATCGTGTCTCTTAGAAGTAGAATGCTTAGATATGATCTCACATGCTTATGCCTTTATTTAGCTATGTCTATGGCTATCAATGGAGGTATAATTCTAAGCGAGCAGGATCTTCTTGATGCTCTTATCTTATAGCCTCGTTTGTTTTATCGATCAAATTAGTATCTTTGTGAAAAAGATATTAAGATGAATCAGATCAATATCATACCGAAGATAATTCATGATAAGTTCGCCGCAAGGATTATCATGGATGATTACGATATAGAGAAACCTATCGTTATTACTGTCGTGGCTAGACGTAACGATGGTGAGTATAATACCCAGATATTGACATACTCGACATCTGGCGTTGATTATGAGGGTAATGTAAGGATGGTGTTTTTCGATGTTGCTAGGTCTCATGTTTGCCAGATAACATCGGTGTTTATCAACGGTCATGAGGTCAAGACATATTATACCGATATCCCGGATCTTGATATGCAAGCCCGTTATGACGATAGCTTATGCCGGTACGATAAGAAGGTTAACATGAATGATATTCGGCTGTCATTTCAGGTGCTAGAGACACGTGATCCTAAGGTGCTTCAGGTATTGGATGAGTCCGAGTGGGGGCTACTGGAGGACAGGAAGGCGATTATCGAGATCACTACGCCGGGCATGTCCGACCCCGTTACGTTGTTCCTTGGCAAGAATCAGGTCAATACCTTTACTAGCCTAACATTAGGCCTCAATTGCTTTAATTACGATGATTGTAATGTCAAGTACCTTGATCTACCTGATGGTATATATGATATCAAGATCATAGGTAGCCCTTCTACTTACAACTTCAGTCGCAAGTATCTTAAGACGGATCTTATACGTAGACGTCTTGATCGGCTATGGATTAAGACTGATATCCTATGCGAGGATAAGGATAAGGATCTTATAGGCAAGATACAGGAGATGGAGACGCTTATGGCTGTAGCGGAGGCTAACGTCAGGTTGGATAATATAGAGGCGGCTCATGAGATCATTGATCGTGTCGGAGAGCTTCTTGAGATGGCTACTAATTGCGTGGATTGTTAAATATAAAAATATTGTCATGGGTTGTAATACTTGTAAGGAAAAGGCGTTAAAGGCCGAGAGGGAAAGAATTGAGAGAAGCATGATGAATCGTGTTTCTTCCACCGTTATTAGTGATAGGGAATACGCTTCTAAGAGCACCGCCGGTTGTATGGTCATGCTCGATCCGTTGAAGACCATGGAGCGTGACGTGGTGAGCATATACAAACAGACCCGTACCATAGGTGACGTGGGTATCGTCTATCTCAACATGCAGAAGAAGATCCGTGAGTGGATTAAAAACCTGCCATATGGATGCCCGCCTGACGAGGAGGTACAAGAAATGAGAAAGGAGATACTAGATGGGCGCGCAATCTATATCAAACCTTGATAGAATAGATCTATGTAAGGTCGTAGATGAATGGCTTTCTTGCCAATGGAGTGGATACATGAGGTACCATAGGTATAGGATCGGGGACAAGCCCGATGTATCTTATTGGGGCAAGATAATTCGTCTGCAAAGGTCATTATGCGATAATGATTGCGGGTTATGCCCGGATGAGGTAAGATCGTTAAAGGAACGTGTTAATAAGTTGCTGGCATGAAAAAATATAACTGTTCACATATAACTCCGTCCACTTGCGTACCCTACGAGGGTGATCTCCCAGAGTGGTCAAAATATAAGGACTCTGATGAGTGTGTTATGGTCTCCGACGTGATAGAGGAGATATACGAAGAGCTAACCCGTATCAGGGAGGCTATAGATGTCCGGGATCTCGGCGAGTCTTGTGTTAAGATAAATGGCGATAAGACCGTATCGAAAATCCTTTACGCTATTGAAGATAAGATTTGCAATGGGTAATTAATGTCCTGATTTTAGGATATTAAAAATAGCCAATTGGATTGTGTTTGTCACACCAATTGGCTATTTTTGTATGTCCGCCGACTCTCACGAGGGAGCGGACATAAAGTAATTAATTATTAACTTCAAAATTAGATTAAAAAAATGAAGACAGTAAATGTTTTAACAAGAAAGATGGGTGATTTTAACGTTTTTCAAAGAACTAGTGATGGTTATTTTGATGCCAATAGTTTACTTAAGCAATGGAATGATAATCCTGAGAACACGAGAAGACGGCTTGATGATTTTATGAATAGTAGTAGAACTAAGGAATTTGTTAGTGCTTTATCTGAGGATGAAAGCCATAGGAGAAAAATCGACATTGGTGATAATCAATTAGTTATAAAAGTGAAAGGTAAGACGACTAAGCATGGTAAGACTCCTGATAAGGTATGGATGCATCCTCTGTTGTTTATAAAATTTGCCATGTGGATAAATCCTAGATTCGAAGTTCAGGTATTGAGATTTGTGCATGATCAACTTATAGATTACAGGGATAAAGCTGGTGATGCCTATAAGAGGATGTCTTCCGCTTTGTCTAAAATAATTGAACCTTCAAGACTAAGGGATAAAATACAAGATTTGGCTAGATCCGTAAATATTATTGTCTATGGGCTTCATGAGACTATGATAAGAAATTCTGTTGGAGAGGAGGCTAAGGCTAAAGAGTTGATGGAGCTGGAGATTGATATAGCTAAGATGATTGAATTTGGATATATAGTTACCGAGGAACAGTTAAGGGATTATCTGTATAAGGTTTTGAGAAGCAAAAAGGCTCTTCCTTTGTGATTTGGATTTTAATCGTATATTTGTGTCAAAGTTAATTACGATGATATACGGCAATAAAGAAATAGTACGGACGTTCACCAGAAACAACCTGCCTGCCGGGTACGTGGGCGGCTCTGTTGACTACCGGGTCCCGGCCGATGTTTATTTTGGCGATACGCAGGAGGAGGCTGATAGTAAGGCTGAGGATGATGTCAATGCCAACGGTCAGGATTACGCCAACACATATGCCGACATAATACCGGCTGTATGGTATAATGATCAGGTATGCGATGAGTTTATCAAGAACGATTGCGTAAGTGGTAAGGGGTCCAAGGAACAAATATGCGTAGAGGAAGGCAGGTTTGTGTCATACGTATCCAAGAAAGACGCCAATGATAAGGCTAGGGCGGAGCTGGGACGGATCGGGCAGGGGGAGGCCAACTCCGTCGGGGCTTGCTGTAGGGACTGGGCTTCGCAACCTTTTCGTGGCGTTTTCTACAAGAACGATTGTGAGGCTGGGACATCAGGTAAAGAAGGTATTGTGTATGAATTGCCAGCCGGAGCCGTCATATCCGATATATCCCAAATTGATGCTGATACGTTAGCTTATAGGAAGTTCATGAAAGAAGGTCAGGAGAAGGCTAACGCCGAGGGTAGTTGTTCACCTGTATTCTATAATACGAAGATCGGTGATTGGTTTGAAAAGGTATGTCCATTCGGATATAAGTCCGGTAAAGTATATTACTCTATCAAAGCCAACAGGTTTAGGTCATGGATATCGGTTGAGGATGCCAACGCCAAGGCTCGTGAGGTCTTGATGGTAGAGGGACAGGAACATGCTGATCTTAATCTTGAGTGCGAGAAATGGATTGAGAATATTGATCAAGAGGATCAATGTTATTGGTGATGATGCGCGTTTAGTTTTCCATAATAGTTGATTTAGTGTTTGGAGGGGATTGTATATCTCCTCCATTTTTTGTATATATATCAATGGTGATAAGTTTATATACTGCAATACAGTTGTTTGTATGTTGAATATGTTTTATATTTGCATACCTATCTATTCATCTCGAACCGATAGGTATTATGTTTAATTTAAAATATTGTTCAAAGTTATGAAAAGTCGGGTTGAAATCAAATCTTCTGATAGGAGATTGATGGGCGTTGTTATACCTGCGCTCAGTGATAATGGTTTTGTTAACATCACTTTAGCTATGAAGGTCTTGTCTGATGATAGGCTTAAAAAGGGTTTATCCCCTAAGAAGCTTAATGATATTATTAAGTATGATGGCTTTCAGGAGAAATGTAGGGAAATAATTAGTAGACTGGAAAACAGGGATTTATGTAAGCGGATAAATATCAGCCTACAAAACAAGACCCTAAATCTTAGTGATTTAAACAAAATGGGATTGGCGTGCAGAAAGGGAAAGGGGGATGGACAGATGTGGTATATGAACCCATACCTTTTCCTTGTGGTGGCTATGGAAATGAGTCCTGAGGTTTGCGCCGATGTCGTAATGTGGTTTGTTGATAATATCGTAGGGGTAAGAAATGCAGCTGGTGACGCTTATATAGAGATGTGCAGCAGTGTATCTTCGCTTATAAGCGATAAGAGCAATTTAAAGGAATCGCTATCAAGAATTGCTAAGGGTATAAATTTTGTTGTTTTTGGCGTACATGAGGAAGGGATAAGAAATAGGGCTTCCTTCGAGGAGTTGGATATGATAGTATCAATAGAAAGAAATATATCTTATGCTATTAAGGCTGGATATATAAAAGACTATGATGGCGTTATAAACGATTTGGGAAGGCAGTGGAAAGACAGATGGGGTAATCCTGTTCTTAAATTGAAGTCCTGATCTTGTCTTGTTGTTATGGTTTATGGGTATAGGGGATGCGAATGACGTATCCCTTATATTGTTTAATAACGTATGTTGTCTTGTTTTCAAGCCAAATAAGTATCTTTGCTAAAAACATTAATATTATTAATATGTGTAATACAGGTGGTTGTTGTCATGATCATTCGAGGGAGCGTCCTGAAGAATGCTGTCATGGTGTTAAGATAGACAAGTTTCTTAACAAATGCCCCGAGGATCCTTGTGATCCTTGCGATCGGGATTGTCAGGACGAGCCTTGTGTTGGCTATGGATGTCCTATAGTTTTATATGATAAATGCGTCTTATACTCAGGTGATGAGTTGGTGGTGGATGGTATAGAGAAAGGTACTGATATCTCTGTCGTTGTAGACTCATTGAGGCGTATTATAGCGTCTAGGGATAAGCAGATAGATTTATGCCATCGTGAGGTTCTGGATTTGAAGAAAATTATAAACGAGCTTGTCAACGCCGGTAATGGTGGCGGTGATAATGGTGCAGAAGAGGAGGTATGGTAACAATGAATGGTTGTAACAAGAAACAATACAGGCCTACTGTAGACGATACGAAAGTACCGTGCTCTACGTACATGAGCACCGACTGTGTTTATCCAGGAGACAAGGTACGTGTGGAGTCATTGGGATTATCTCCCAGTTGCGATATGTCTGATGTCCTTAACGCTATGATAAAGGCTATACGGGACAGGGATGCTGAGATACTTGAATTAAGGAGAATGATTAATAAATTGATTTGATATGAGGAATAACTGTAATCCATGTAAGCCGGAATATAGACCGGGGAATGAATGTAGTATCTACAGTTCCCAGATCATATATGATGGTCAGTCTTTTCCTGAGGCAGATATCAGGAACGGAGATGGCATGAATAGTGTAATCGAGTCTCTGGTAAGGAAGCTGGTTGCCGTATCTGGAGCAACGGCGTCCATCCAAAGGGATTCGTTTAAGGGAGTGCAGGCCGTAAGGTTAAGATACGAGCCTCTGAATGTTCTTAGCGTGACCTACTGCGGTACTATCGTACCTAACGACGGGTATGTCGTTTCTGGTAGATCCATTAAGTTCAAGAAAAGGTATTGCATGGGCGATGAGTTCGCTGATGTTAATATCGTATATACTACATTGAATAGTAATATTTTAAATACTTCATGCTATGGCTAAGAGAGTGTATGATACGGTCTTGGCTTCCGAGTGTGACGGTTGGGTATGTGGTGAGACACTTAAGAAAGGGTCTGTCCCAGCAGACAGGTTGGAGCTTGATTCTTTTTCAGAGGCCGTCAGGGAGCTTATAGAGCGTTTTTTCGAGGAGGGATGGTTGCCGGACATGATCTGCGATCTTGGTTGTGGTGGCGCCAGCGTGTTTGAGATTAAGCCTACTAACTTCGAGTATCCTCCTGAGGGCGGTGAGCAGATTCTGGAGATTATCGTAGGCAAGAGTGATAAATGGACTATAACTCAAGCGGAATGATATGAATAATTTAAAAGATATTCTTGCTAAGATCGAGCAAGGCTCCTCATGGGTGTCCTACGACAAGATTTCCGGTACCGGTCCCGACAAGGTGGCGATCAAGGTAGAGCCGGGATGGATGGGTAGGTTGCCTAGGGAGACTTACGTAGCGGTCGAGAAAGGCAAGGTAACGAAACTCGCTACCATAACCCAGAAGGGTATGGAGCGGGTGAGCGTGGATCCGGCCAATATCATGTTTGACATGGAGGGCGGGACGGCGGTCATCAACGCCAAGCTTAACTCCGCCTCGGTCAAGGCCTCCTGCCTTACTCTTGGTGGTTCGGTAAGTAAATGCTATATGGTGTCTATGAACGTCAACGGGCTATCCGTTAAGATACCTGACGAGGATAGCAGATACGTGGTGTACGCCGATCCTGAGGATCCGGGAGCCACTGACCTGTATGACGCTAGCTTCGTTATAGCCATGCCTAAGAACATGGATAACGAGGAGCATCATGAGATGTTTGTCTTGAATGGCAAGGTTGTTAATATCAATCAACAGCCTAATGATATACCTTATATTATACTTGATCATGACTTTGATAACGTGACTAGTGAGAACGGTCAGGTCGTTATCGATATCAAGTCCAATACCGAGTATGATATTGAACTGGTATGTTGCACTTGTGGCGATGGCAGCGAGGAGCCGGAACCGGAACCACCCTTTAACGTGGATCCGCAAAGGTTGACGCTTAATAAGGATGGTGATACCCAGATCGTGAGGGTAGAGGCCGGAGATAATGTTTCATGGAGAATAGAGGAGGATTGACATGGCAAGGGAAGTAGATAAGAATTGCGTTGAGGGTAATTGCTTTGCCATTAACGACAAGAGCCATGGGGTAGGCGATAATAAGCTTAACATCGTATACAAGGCTAATTACACCGGTCAGATCTGTACGGCTAAGTTCCGTATAACGTCAAAGGACGGTAGTGTTGTTAAGGAGTATATGATAGCCCAAGATGCCAAGCCCGTTTATTATAATATCAAGATGGTTCAGCCGTTTACCAAGGATGACTGTCTAGCCAACCAGCACGGTTCGGTTGTCTTGTATGTGGTTGAGGAACGGACGTACAAGTCGTTTATCTCACAGGAGGACGCTGACGCTAAGGCTATGGAGGATATAGCTCTTAACGGACAGAAGTACGCTAATGAGCATGGTGAGTGTATAACTGACATCTGGTATAACGAGGAGCAAAGGAAAACCTTTATCCGTAACAATTGTGATAAGTTTAGTGACGGTCAGGAATATGTTTACATCGTTCCTGAGGGTAAGTACGTGTCTTCTATCTCTCAAGAGGACGCCGACAGGAAGGCTCTTGAGGATATTGAAAAGAATGGTCAACAACAAGCTAATCTGGAAGGTGAGTGTAAGCCTAAGGAGAATATCTATTATGGTAAGTTTAGCAAGACCTTTACCCGTAACAATTGCGACTCCACTCAATACGGAACGGAGGTTGTTGTTAACGAGACTATGGTAGAAGGCGACTTCAGGTCTATCGTCTCTCAGGAGGAGGCTAATAAGTTAGCCCAAGCCGCCGTAGAGGCTCAGGGTCAGGATATAGCTAATATCAAGGGTAATTGTGAGAAGATACCGGTATTTACCGGATCGTATTCTAAGGTATTCCAGAGAACTAATTGTCCTGAAGGTTCTACGCCTGTTGACTTTACCGTGGATGAGAAGATGTGTACCGGCTATCCGTTCACTTCTACAGTATCACAGGATGCCGCCAATAAGCTGGCGCAGGACGCTGTTGAGGCGCAAGGTCAGGCTATCACCAATGAGCGTGGCGATTGTCAGACTAACGTCTACTATAACGTTAGGATGGAGAAGACAGTCACGAGAAATAATTGTGATGAGTTCCATATCGGTCAACCTTATACTTATGTTGTAGCCGCTGGTAAGTACTTCTCTATTATCTCTCAGGAGGATGCTGACAATAAGGCTAAGGCCGATCTTGAGGCTAACGCCCAACAGCAGGCTAACCTTGAAGGTGAGTGTAAGGAGAAGACCGTATATCATGGTAAATACAGCAAGGAATTTACCCGTAACAATTGTGACGAGACCCAGTATGGTACTAAGGTTGTTGTAGACGAGACTATGGTGACAGGAGACTTTAGGTCTACCGTATCTCAGGAGGACGCTAATAACAAGGCTAAGGCCGCTGTTGAGGCTCAAGGCCAGGATGTGGCTAACGTGAAAGGTAAGTGTGAGAAGGTACCTGTATATACCGGTACTTATACACGTACGTTTACCCGTAACAATTGTGGTACTGGTACTGGTGGTACTTATACGGTAAATGATAGGATGGTTGACGGTTACCCGTTCACGTCTACCGTATCTCAGGAGGATGCCAACAATAAGGCCAAGGCCGCCGTTGACGCCCAAGGACAGGCTCTTGCCAATATCCACGCCCTTTGCACGTACACCGGCCGTGCTTCCTTGGAGTTCACGAGAAACAACTGTGGTGAGTGTAAGATCGGATCTAAGGTGACGATCACCCAAGATATGGTAGAAGGACACCCATTCCAGTCTAACGACTCCCAGACCGCCGCTGACGCTATGGCCATGACCGCCGTACAGGCTCAAGGACAGGCTTTGGCTAACACCAAGGGTACTTGCTCTAACGCCACTATGTATACCGGTAAGGCCAGCTTCGAGTTCACGAAGAGCAATTGTGGCGCTAATCAGGTAGGAAATCCGTTCACCGTGACACAAGATATGGTGGAAGGTCATCCGTTCCAGTCTTGCGTATCTCAAGATGAGGCTAATTTAGTGGCTATGGCCGCTGTAATGAATCAAGGCCAGAAGATCGCCGATGAGCGTGGTACTTGCCATGAGGCTCCTAAGTACACCGGTCATTATAGCGAGGCATTCGAGAAGAACAACTGTCCGTCTGGTCTTATCCCGTCTTCAGTTACCGTTACTGAGGCCGATGTAACCGGAGGTCCATTCTACTCATACGAGAGCCAGTTCGCCGCTGACGAGCTTGCTAAGGCCGCTGTCAAGGCGCAAGGTCAGGCCATAGCCAACGATCGTGGTACTTGTGATGAGTTGAAGATATATGTCGGTAATTATAGTAAGGAGTTCACTCCTAAGTGTCCTACTTGCCAGTACGCTGATCCTATTACCGTAACCCCGGATCTTATGGGACAGCTCTTCACCTCTACCCGTTCACAAGAGGAGGCTGACGCTTTGGCTAAGGCCTACATCGATAGGATGGGTCAGGCGTTCGTTAACAAGAATTATGATGACACGTGCCATACTAAGGATGAGCAACCGGTTTGGGAGACTATCGAAACCGTATGTAAGGATTGTATCTCTAAATTACATCAACGTAATACCAATACCTGCTACACTGATCCTGATAATCAAGAGCGGTATATAGCTGGTGGTAATAAGACATGCTTCTGGTTTGGTACGGCATCTAAGGCCTTCACTCGTCAATGTGCGGATGGTGGGGTTGGAAGCTCTGTTACCGTGACTCAGAATGATGTTACGGATCCGGCTCCTAGCTCTGACGGCAAGTTCAAATCATGTGTATCTCAGGCTGACGCTAACGCCAAGGCATTGGCGGCTGTTACGGCTCAGGGACAGAGCGTGGCTAACTCGAAGGGTACTTGTACGTGGACAGGAAGCTATACCGGTCAGGTCCAGAAGAACAATTGCGCTGATGGCGGCGTAGGAGACATGGTATCCGTAAGCAGCAGCAAGCTTCCGGGACATCCGTACACCTCCAACATATCTTTGGCTGACGCCAATAAGAAAGCTGAGAATGCCGTTCGTGGAGCTGAGGGTCAGGCTTACGCCAATAAGAACGGAGGATGTACCTGGACTTACGTGGCAAGCCGTGACTTCTATAAGAACAACTGCGCCGAAGGCGGGGTAGGCCAGAGGATAACGGTGACCTCCACACAAGCCAACGGCGGCACGGCCATCACCAGCAAGGTTTCTTTGGCGGATGCCAGAAGCAAGGCAGAGCAGATCCTAGATCAGAAAGGACAAGATTACGCTAACCAGCATGGCACTTGTGTATGGACCGGTACTGGAAGCGCTACTTTCTACAAGGATAATTGCGGCTCTTGTAAACAAGGTGTGGCTATATCAGTTCCTTATAGCTCGTTAGGATTAGATCCTATAACATCAACGGTCTCTCAGGCTGATGCCAACAATAAGGTTCAGGAGGCTTTCAGAAGCAATTCGGCTACCAGAACCGCCGCCCAAGCTTACGCTAATAAGAACGGAGATTGCGAGGATACTCCTCCTAATTGGAGTGGTTGGAGCTATGATGGCGGAAACTATTGCTCAGGTGGTGATGTTTGGGCTAGGTATAGAAGGACTGATAGCACTGGATGTCACTCTGACGGGACTGAGAACAGGTTGCATGAGTCTTGCGATTGTGGATGTTCAGGTGGTTCTTGTGATAGCTGTTGTGATCCTAATTCTTGGAGTAGAATAGGAGAGGCTGAGTGTAGATCTGGCAGAAGTGTAGCTTTACACATAAATGATTGTGGAAGAGAGGAATATCTAAGCTATGGATCTGCTTGCTGTAATACGATCGGTTTCCAAGGAGGATCTGCTACTAGTAGGAATTGTCCATCTGATAGACCTTGTAGAATAACGATCGCCTATCCGGATGTACCTTCTGGATCTATATGCGCTTCTAGCACGTCTTCTGCCAACGCTCAGGCTAGCGATAAGATAGAGACGCTTAGATCACAAGCTCAGGCATTAGCGGATGCGTGTTGCAGTGGAAGAGTATGTAATGATTATGTAGAGGCTACTGCTACCAAGCAAGGTTGTCCGTCAGGATGTACGGCTCCGAAGGCTTCCGCTTACTGGGTTTCTGGCGGAAACAATGGCGCTTGGTGTAAGTGTAACGGTGATAAGGCCGCACTTACCGCCGCGGCACAGGCTGACGCACAGAGACTAGCGCAGGAAAAAGCCAACGCTATGGAATGCGATTGCCCCAAAACGTGGAGCGCCAACGCTATGCTGAGCGGTGATCCTTGTAATGGTCTGTCTGGTTCTACATCCACCTTAAGGTGCTCCTATGAAGTGTCTTACAATAATCAATGTGGATCATCTAAATCAATAACTGTAACTGTTACTGGTAGGAATGATCATGGACAAACCGTTACGGCTGGAAGTACTACCGTAAGTATACCTACTGGGTCTGGTAAAAAAACCGGTGTCATAGGTTTTGATTCAGGAGTACAATGTGGATCCATAAGTGTTTCTGGGGGAGGATCTGGGAACTGTTAAGATTCTGATGTATAACAAAAAAAAGGAGAGGCTAATAAGTCTCTCCTTTTTATTAAAAACCATCACAGCAGTGATTGTCAACAATTACCTGAATCATGACCAGAGATTGTTACATCTCCACATACCACTTCTCGGCTAAAATACACACTTCCACTCTTGCTTCCAGATCCTGCGGGAATTGTAAAGCTAGCGCTATTGACCTGCTTTTCTCCGTTTTGTGTATACCCTATACCACTCACAGAACCAGATATAGATCTACCACATTGATTATTATACGTAATCGTAAATCCTCTTGATGTGACAAGTTGCCCATGACTCATGCAATCATTATTCATAGATACAGACCATGACCACGTCTTCTGCTCCGGGCAATCGCATTCCATAGCGTTGGCTTTTTCCTGCGCTAGTCTCTGTGCGTCAGCCTGTGCCGCGGCGGTAAGTTGGTAGTTTCATCAACCTCTTTTATTCTATTTTCGATAGAAATGACTAATATTGTATCACTAACATTAAAAAAAGTAAGACTATGACATGTACTAAGAAAAAGAAGATGGCAGAAGGAGGCAAAGTCTCCGAGAAAAAGAAACCTCAAATGAAATGTGGAGGTAAGGTTAAGAAAAAGAAGTAACAACAGGAGGGGTATATCCCCTCCTCAGTATTTAGCATATGAAAAATTCAGAATTTGTATCTAGGATCATGAATGACATGAACTCCATTAACAAGGACGCTCATGTCAGTAGGAGGTGGATATTATCCATAGGCAGACAAAAAGCAAGGTCTTATATAGCCCAGAAATACGCTGACGGTACTTTGTTCGGCGAGGAATCGTTATACACCCATATCAATTGTCTGGAGATGGAGAGAGTCCGGAAGGTTGATTGTTGTTTTGATGAGTTCAAGTTATGCCGGATTCTTATGAGATCTAAGAAAAGGTTGCCCGATATGATATACACCCGTATAGGACCGGCTATTATAAAGGTATCGAACATCATGGATGATATTATATTTACTCCTATATCGTTAAGAAAATACGCTAATAATAAGGAACGTAAATATGGCAATATAGATCAATACTATTATTACGTCAATGATGGATATATCTATATACCTGATATAAATATAGAGGCTATAAACGTGGATCTTATAACCCTTGACAGGAAAGCGGCGTTAGAACTAGGGGGATGTGGAACGGAAAAAGATGATCCATGTATATCTCAATGGGATTATGATTTCATATGCCCTGATAAGTTACTGGAATATGTGGTATCTGAGACGTTAAGGGAGACGATAACCAAACTACAGATACCTACGGATGAGAATCCGGATATGGATATTAATAAGAAAACGCAAAAAATTCAATAAGCATGAACATAATAAGATCTATAATCAATTTCTTTGGTGCTGAGGATGTTGTTGATGGTATCGGGGAAAGAGGAATGAGAGATAGCTCAATCATAAAATATAATGAGATACATGATATGTATGATGAGATTATAAAGGATCTTGGAGAGATGTCAGCATACGTATCAAAGAACTATATCTATGATAAGATAAAAGACAAAACAGGTTTTAGTACAAGGCATATTAGTAGGATACTTAATCATACTAAGAAAAGAGATCTTAGGTTTATCTAAAAAGGAGAGGCTAATCAACCTCTCCTTTTGTTTTTAACATCCTCCACCTTGACTTGGGTTAGAGACATACATACTTGTGGCGTTACTTACGCAATCACTACCTCCGGATACTGTTCCCGATCCTGTCGGTATCGTAACGGTCTTGGTAGTGGAGAAATATTCCACATCTCCTGACGGTTCGGATCTAGTATAATACACATCGAATGAAGCTGTTTTAGATTTTCCACATGGGTTATTGTAGCTTACCGATATACTTAAACATTGACCGTTGAAACTTCCACTGGCGTAAGCGCTCCACGTTTTGGGGCAATCGCATTCCATAGCGTTGGCTTTTTCCTGCGCTAGTCTCTGTGCGTCAGCCTGTGCCGCGGCGGTAAGTGCGGCCTTATCACCGTTACACTTACACCAAAAGTCATCTAAATATTACTCGAATTAGGATAGAATTGTTATATTTGCGGTATGAAAGTTAAGTCGTTTAAAATACTTGATCAATACTTTCTTAGGTTCTACAGGTCTATTATGTCTAAGAACGGTAAGAGGAGGAAGCATACGATCGTGGACAAGAATGATATTCTCGAATGTCAGTCCTTGATATGGAAGGTTATACGTGATAAGTATCTGGAGAATGAGGGTGGGGTTTATATAAACAACATCGGTTATCTGTGCCATAAGATAAATCCTAATCGTAAGATATATCTGAATAAGCTTACCGGTACTATTAACAGACGTGGAACGGGTGGATATTCTTATGTCCATACGTGTATTGATTTTATGCCTCGGAACAAGTATTTCCATCTCTATATTTCTCCGGCGTTGAACAGGGAGTGTAGGTTGGCTATGGAATCAGGTAGGAGATATAAGTTCTTGTACCGGGAAGTTGAATCGGAAAGTAAGGTATTTGGAGTTAAATGGGTTTATAAGCTGTAGAAGTTTCTATGATCCAGTTAGCTCGTGAGGTTAGACTGGATTTTTTTTGTATCACGGATTCAAATACATATCTTTGTGCAAAAGACTTGAATATGACAATAAAAGGCTTATTGGCCGAGATCAAGGCCGATTTACATAAATACGACGATAGCGGAGCTATAGACACCTCGTCTGTTTATAGGTGGGCTGAGATAGCTTTAAAAAGGTTTGGGGGTGTTATAGCCGTCATGTCCGAGGCGGTTGTAAAGACCAGCAACAAACAGGCGGTATTACCTTCCGATTTCTTCGACATGCTTGACGCCTATAGGTGTGAGCCTCTTGTCTGTGAGATTCCGGGGGGCGATAAGGCTAAGGCTGACCTCCAACACGAGATCGGCTGGGTCGAGCGCACGGAGCGCGGGTTTCGTTGGAACTCCTGCACGGAGTGCTGTAAGGAGGAGTTTGAGAAGACAATCACGGAGAAGATATATATCGGGTCTCACGAGGTTCGCTTCCATTACCATCACCCCGTAAGGCTGTCTATAGGTCGTGGATTGAGGCGTGATTGCGCTGCTGATAAGTATCGGGATAAATACGCTTGGGATAATTATGATATAACTATATCCGGCAATACTATGTATACCGGCTTTGACGGATTTATTTATATCGTATACAGAGCTACTCCTAAGGATGAGGATGGTCTACCATATATACCTGAGACGGATTTAGGTTATCTTGAGGATTATGTCGAGACGTATATCAAGATGAAGATCTTCGAGAACGCTGCCGTGAATGGCTTGATACAAGGCGCTGGTGAAGCTTATAAGCTATACGCCCAACAAGAGCCGGGTAAGTTCGCTAGGGCTATGAAGGAGCTTAAGATGTCGATGATCACGTTAAATGATTATCGGGAACTGGCTGAGGATAATAGGAGAAGGATGCTGTCTCATGAGCGTATGTGGCCCAACGCTTTTGATAAGTATATTAAACTTATTTAACAAAATACGATGATATGGCTGATTGGATACATTTAGATAAGACAAGTGGTACCGGCCCTGCTGAGGTTAGGGTTACCGCTGATATCAATGAGACTGGAGAGATACGTCAGGCTACGTACAAGGTTATAAAAGAAGGCACCAAGGAGGAGAAGACGTTCGTGTGTAGGCAGGAGTCGGTTCCGGTGGTGATCATCCCTGAGTTCGATTTCCTTGTGCTTAGGTATATCTGGGATGACGAGGACGGCATTGACTTCGACACGGCAACCGGTTTCGACAACACTGGTCTCCCAGACGTGGACGGCAAGCTGGTTGGTTGGAGTAAACAAAACCAGACCACGCAGGAGCGGGTAGGTGATTATCTTATCCACGGTGGTGATAACATGGAATCAGGTAATGAGGCCGCCTTGATCCAGATGGGGCCGTTGTTGGATGGCGATAATTATGATAAATTACCTCTTGAGATCAGATGCAGTATATACGGTAACTGGTATGGTGGTCGTGAGAAAGGTAATATCACTATCAAATTCACGGCATATAAGGGCGGTTCTATGGAGAAACGTGGATATGATTTTGTCAATATCGGAGGCGAGGAGGTTTATACCGGTGATGCCCCCACCAATGTATCCGCCCACGGAGAGGATAATTGGCAGGATATAAGAACCTCGTATTCTAAGGTGGGCACGATGATTTATAATAAGGAATCTCGTGACTGTATTGTAAGAATAGGTGAGTAATTATTCTTTTTCATAATACAAATATCTATCAGCTCTCTCGTCCGTGAGGATGGGGGAGTTTTTTTTTGTTTTTTAGTCCTTTACTTATGACATATTTGATCTTTTATTGCACAGAAATAATCTAGCTTTGCCAAAAACTAGTATTATGATTACATTGAATGATGTAAATAACGAACTCCATGTCCGGTTATATATACTGGAGGTGCTTAAGGATTATATAAGAGATGATGATTTCGATGGTCTTGTAGATAAGGCGTTGGATTTTGTCATGGAAGGCGTTTCTATACCTAAGGCTCCGGCCAAGGATACCACTATGAGTGACATATCAAAGAGCGTTTTGGCCTTGGTAGCGGGTGCTGGATTAGATGAGAGGCTAAACAAAAGCTCTTTAGAGTTAGCTTACGATAGGTGTAAGATGAGGTACGTATTCGATCCTCGAAATCGGGATATACACGGTGTAGTCGTAGGTTATTCCAATGACTTTAATAGTCTGGTAGCTGTGTGTGATGAGGGATCGAAGAAAGGAGTGGATAAAGGATCTACTGATTTTGTGGATGTCAATGAGAGATACGTGACTAACGGTTTCTTTTACATATCTGTAGAGGATGCCGATAAGCAATCGAACTACATGGGGAAAAATTTGTAATTGTTTTGTTTTTTTGTGCTTTACCACGAGCATCTAGTCTTCCTCCTGACTTGTGAAAGTCTGGAGGATTTTTTACTTTTGTGCGATTTTGAATGTTTTGCATAATGGTATAGTTTTTATCAAGATCCTGCGTGTAAGTGATTATCCGCAGGATTTGTTATATTTGCGAAAAAGATAAGATCGTGCAAAATAACTCTAACATAGCGGTTCCCGATTCCGGGATGAACAGGGATAAGCATCCACAGGACCTATCCCCGTCTGAGTACAGTTTCGCCTTGAACGCTACCATAGAGGGTGACGATGGGAGTCAGCTTAAGATCCAGAACGAGCCTAGTACCCTTTTATGTAAGCGATTTGATGGCTATAAGGTTATTGGGTATAAGAATGATATAGCTGGTGATAACACTTATTTCTTTCTGGTGAATCCTGATAACAACACCTCTAAGATCACGTTCATGAGGTCATTGGATTATGTCAAGACCGTAGAGGATCAATTAGCGGGATCAGGGAAAGATATTCATCGTATCCTTGGCGAGAGGCTTGAGGAGTCGGATGGTCGTTTCGATGAGATATGTGATTTGATGGAGGTGTTGATAGAGGATGGGACCGATGACCCTTGTCTTAACTTTTCCATTCATCACCCGATCTTTGATATAGAGATCAAGGATGAGAAGTGTGGTAAGGTGATATACTGGACTGATGGATATAACCCCCAGCGATATGTTATGGTTGACAAGGCACTTAATCCGGATGATGATGGTGACTTCTGGTATCATTATCATGGATATAAGACATGTGGGGATGATAAGCCAATAGAGAGGTGTAGGCTGGCTTGCGAGAAGCTACTGGTATTCCCGCTGCTGACGGCCCCGTGCGTGGAGCCTGAGGTCGTGGAGTTCGGGGGAAGCCTGCGTGCCGGGACCTACCAGTTCTGCGTGGCGTTGTGCGATGAGTTCGGGATAGAGAAGACCGGATATTGCTCATTGACCAACCCTATCATGATATTCGATCGTCAGGATATAGTCATTCGTGATGGCTTATGGGGCAAATCAACCAACATGGGTATCCGGCTTACTGTATCCAATATAGATAAGCAGGTATCTCATTATAAGGTAGGTGTTATACAGAACACCGTTGGATATAATGGCGAGCAAAGCCCGGTTCTTGAGTATTTCATAGAAGGTATACATCCGATAACGGAAAGGACCATCTATTACCTTACGGATCAGTATAGCGAGCGTACGACCATGGAGAAGTTATCCAAGGAAATACCGGTATATAAGACAGCCAGAGGCATGACGTCTGTCGGGAATCGTCTTCTTCAATACGGCTTGACCGTGGAGAATGAATGGAATCTTCAACCGGTCGTTAACTTCTTGGGTCATTTCGTTAAATGGCAGACATCTATAGCCACGGAGAATTTGTATAAAGACGGTGTGGCTTGCTCTAAATACGCCTCTTTCATGCGTGACGAGGTATATCCGTTGGGTATAAGATTCTTTACCAATACGGGATACAGGACAGCTAGATTCCCGCTTATCCCTCGTCCGGCCACAAGGGAGGAGATGGAGGTTATCGTTGATGAGGACGGTAACTCTGACGACCTGTCGGCTGCGTCGGTGCTGGAGAACAACCCGCAGTGCGCCGGGAACAGCCGCCGTCATCTTTGGCAGTTTAAGAATACGGCAAAGATCATAAACGACCCGTCTTGGGGATTTGATGGTTTTGGAGGAGAATGCAAGAATCAGCTAGATGTCAAGCAACTCAGATATGTAGAGCAGGAATATGCCACGGTAGGAGAGACCCAATTCGTTATCAACACGATGGGGGAAGATGTTACGGTAGATGATGCTATTGATTATATCGCTGATAATATAGAGAACCTGTGTGATATCATAGAATCTAATGTAGGTATTACTGACGAGTTATGCGCTGCTATATCATTGCCAGAGGATCAAGACGGTATAAAGGCTCCCGATTTCCCTAGTGGATGTGATGATATCGAGAGGATAGAGACCAGGACTATATTGGATAAAAACTCTTTGGTGGATTCTAGGATTGATTTTACATATAAGTTGGCTAGTGATTATACGGAGACAGAGCCTACCACCTTAATACAAAGTAACGCCGAGTCACAAAGGAAATTTTCTGTATTGTGTGATTTCGATAATTACTCCAGTGGAGGTAAGAATATCATAGATCTGGTTCAAGAATGGCTGGATGGTCAGGATGAGGACAAATTCCCGTCTGATATAGATTCTTCCGCCTTGGTCTTGTGTCAGGATATGTCTAATGTCCGGCAGTTATATGATGAGGGTATATGTACTAATGGGTGTTCGGTAGGTGATCCTTACGTGAATCCTACTATTAATGATGTTCAACTACCCACGTTCCAAGGAGGTAGGTCATTGGGTAAATGTACGTTCTTATTCCAAGGCGATGGGTGGGAAGGCAAGAAGCATACCGAGACTATGCTTGATATATTGATGGATTCAATGAAAAAGTACTTCCCTCAATATGAGAGTCAGTTTGGTATTGAGAACGCCATGTGTCTTTTTGGTGATGGTGATAACTCTAAGTTCAATACCGGCATATCTACTGATTGGGAAGATCGTGTGTCTGTGCAGAATGATATTGACGCCAAGACCAATTGGTTCGGTAGAAGCAACTTGACTTATTTCAAGTTCTATCCACATGTATCCTCATACGCCAGATGGGTGGAGTTGGATTACGAAAAATACGTAAGCGGTTTATCCGATCCTGATAACGGTATTATGTATATAGAGATGATGGGTAACTATAATTATCCGATCGGTGACTCATCATCATACAACAAGGTTCGTATAACATTTTTCTCGGATAAGGAAGGTACCGTGGCTCCTAATCCTTTGGCTAATGATGCCAAGAAAGGTGTTATAGTGAATTACGTGGATCATAAGATATTTATGATGCCAAAGTACTTGTTCTGGAATGATGACAAGACTACTTTCCATAAGATATATGTTTGTATTGAGCCAGCGGTATGTGTGTTCTTCACCGGTTTCGCCATGAGGCAGGACATGAAGGAACTTGCAGGATTCTATACGGCCGGCACCGCCATTTTCCCTGCCCCGTTCTGTTTTGGCATTCGGCCACTGGAGGTGAAATACGTATTCTTCTTTACGAAAGAACTGAAATTAAGGAGATTTGTCACATATGAGGCGAAATGCATCTCATGTGGAGATAAACCCGCTGATTGTGCTCCTAGACCTTATCAGTATGGTGATTTTGGTTATTGGGAATCTATCAATAAGTATCCGGCTAATTTTGAGTTGTATGATTCAAGTAAGATCGGGATATCGTCGGGAGGATCGAAGAGGAAGGATATAATAGATTCTTTGACGAAATACTATGGGTCTCCTAAATCCGTTGAGGGTAAGTCTTACTTCACTGGTAATGGGGATAACGCTGAGTACCCCAATACGTCAACCACATTTTGTCAGAAACCTATACGTCATTACAAGTTCCCGGATAACTCTGTCGCTCCTTTTATGGGTAATCCGTCTCAACTGACCGGTCAATATGGAGTTGACTCCTATATTTATCCTATGGGGGTGATGCTTGATGACGATATCGTTAATGAGTTTCTGGATATAGCGGTAGAGAATGGTCTTATAGATAAGGCTAGACGTGACTCTATAATCGGATACGAGCTATATCGTGGAGATAGGGCCTTGGATAAGAGTGTTATTGGTACAGGTCTGGCTTATGATATGTTTAAGTACGATGATCCCGACGGATCGGCTAACCTTTATCCTAATTATCCTTACAACGATTTGTCTGATGATATGTATATCTATAAGGATATTAATCGTGAGAATTTTATAACGCATCCGTTTAATAGGAAGGGTAATATCTGGTATTCATTCTTAAGCCCTGATATTGCCTTCAACAAGCCTGACGCTCCCACTGAGTGCCTTGTTGATGGTTATCAATTAGGTAAATCCTCTGGTATATTCAGGGAGGTGGAGGATCACCCTAAATGGACGATATTAGGAAGTAAGGCTTATAGTATGGCAACGTCATTGGCTACGGTGGAGGCTATGGCTAATTTAATATCCGCTATAGCTGAGTATACATATCAGTCAGCTTCACAGCAATATGTCGGTGGAGGCGTGATGTTTTTGGCCAACCCTGTCGGCATAGCGCTGACGGCTATCCGTCTGGCTACAGGTATCGCCAAGGCCACAGCCCAGTCCGTGGTGGATATAGGCAAGTACAGGTATCAGTGGTTAACGGCATTGATAGATAGGGGACCTAGACGGAACTATGCTTATTACTATACTTCTGTCGCTCATTATAATTTATTTTACCAAAAAATAGGGGAGTCAGAGTTACGTGGATTGTCAACGGCTAAATATATCAAGAGCGGGTTATATCCGGTAACAGACATCTCGTCGCAGGGGGAAACCGTAGGTGGTAAGCCTATTGTCATAAACAACCTCGATCGTGAGCATTCGTTGTTCATGTCATTTGGTATGGATAAGTATATGCTTGAATATCCGGAGTTGGTTTCAAGTTATGATACCAGCCGTATTCAGGATGAGTGTAATATTCGTAACGATGAGGTGGCTGGTATGACGCCTCATTTTATGACACGTGAATCTTTCGTATCCTGCCCCTATATGAGGATAAAGAAATATTCTCCAGCTCAATACGGACAGATAGAGGATATCAGGTGGGTGTCGTTAGGCGGGTGCGGGTTGATGGATGAGGGTAAGCGTAAACCTGTTTTTGGAGGTGATGTGTTTATATCCAGATTCTCGCTTAAAAGGAAAATGCCTATGTTTTACTTGACCCAGTTTGGTCAGGGAGATATGATACCATTCCCTTACTACGACTATAGGAATATCGGGTATCCACGTTATTTTGTTAATTATGATACCGGGGAGGATTATCTTAATAAGACTGATACGGATACTGGATCGCTATATTCGTTCCCTAGCCGTAAGAGTGCTTATGAGATGGCTTGCAAGACCGGGGATATGTATCTTAGTGGTCGTTTCTTCCTATACTTCTATGGCATACCTCAGTTTTTAGTGGAGTCTGAGATTAATTGTAATTTCCGTATAGCTGGACCTGAGCCTTATGAGGGATTCTATCCAGAAGTAGGGGATTATATATCATGGACCCAAGAGCGTAATGTCCCTATATCAAGGGATAATGTGTTTAAGATGAGTCCTGTGTACAAGAATCGTTTTACGCTAGGCGGGAGGTCATTACCAGAGACGTATGATAGCAATTTTTGGGACTGCGCTTACCAAAGGCCCAACGGTGTCATATGGAGCACCGCCGACGTTTCAGAGAACGGCATGACCGATCCTTGGCTGTCGTACAAGCCTATGGATTATCATGAGTTCAAGACCTCGTTCGGGAAACTTGTAAGCATGAAGGGGATAGAGTCGGATCAGATATTAGCCCGCTTCGAGAATCAGGTAGGGTTGTACAACGCCATAGACGTGTTGGCGGAGAGAATATCCCCGGAGAATAGCGAACTAGGGACAGGTGGTCTTTTCGCCTCTCGTGGTATCGAGTATAATAATACGACGTTAGGATATTCCGGGACCCAGAGCCGGGATATGATCAGTTGTGAATTTGGGCATTTTTGGGTCGATTTAAGGCGTGGTCAGGTATTCAAGGTAGATTCTAATGGCAGGAATCTTACGGAGGTCACACCGGGGCTTAGAAACTGGTTTAAGGAGCATCTTCAGATGAAGATCATCCGTAGCCGGATATATAACGCCGATACGGATGCTGAGCTGTCTTATTATGATATCGATAACAAGTTCTTTGGTATAGGTCTGTCCATGGGTTGGGATAATCGTTTCAAGAGGGTATTGATAACCAAGAGGGATTACATACCGGTAGGGAATCCAAGCGAGTACCAATTCAGGGGAGGCCGGTTCTACAGGAACGGGCAGGCGGTGGAGCTTTCGGACACCAGCCATTTCACGGATGTCTCCTTTACCGTTGGATATAATTGTTTGAAGGGTGAGTGGAAATCATATCTATCATACACCCCTGACTATTATATCGAGCACCAGCATTATTTCCAGTCTGGTAAGAACTATTCTAGTGATAGTCGGGAAGTGGGATTGTGGTCTCATGGCTTAACCAATCAATCGTATCAGGTATTTTATGGTAAGCTATATCCGTTTGTTGTAGAAGTCCCGGTACGTGAGCAGTATGTGAATAAGATCCTCACGAACTACCAATATAGGATGGATGCCAGAAGGTATCAGGATGAGGTTAATTATCAGGTTAGAAGAACAACTGGATTTAATAAGGCATGGTTCTATAACGATACCAACAACAGTGGAGAGCTTAGGATGACCATCGCCGATAAGAACGACATGAGCCAGCGCCTAAGATATCCTATAACTAACGACGATAGCCGTGATATACTGGTGACGGAAGTAGACCAGAAGATCAATATCAACGACTACTTCAACGAGGTTAAGGACGATACTAATAACCTACCGGTATGGGTTAAGGACGTGAACGATATTGGCCGGGAGATCGACCCCAGGGCTGTCGATTATCACCGGAGGTGGCGTGATCGTCTCCGTGGCGATTGGTTCTTGGCAAGGTTCGTGAATGATATTGAGAGCCGGTTCAAGATGATAGTAAGATGGTTTAGTAATGACGAGAAAATTTATTGATTTAGGTGATTATAGCATAACTGTTAATACGCAATGATATGGTGAAAAAGAGATCTGCTGTTAGTAAATCAGGTAAGTGCCCTAAATCGGGGTGCATCAAGAAAGTAGGAAGTGATTGGAGAGTAGTTAGTAACAAGACCGGAAAGTTATGGCCAGTCAAGTACAAGTCGAGGGATTCGGCTAAGAAAGCTCTAGCGGCTTATCACATGCATTGAAAAGCGTAGGCGGGTAGGTGATTAAGATCATGTACTCGCCTATTGTTTTATCCTGCATCCGATTATGTATATCTTTGTAGAAAACGTGATTTATGGCTAAGAAAGACAAGAAAGAGGAAATCCCTTCATGGATAAAGGATTTGTATAAGGAGGATCTTGATCGTGTTGTAAGAGGTGAGCGTCCTATGTATTTCAGGGGTATGGATGATAGTCCTTTAAGGAACGTATCCCCGGAGTTTGATATCCTTAGCGGAGGAGCTGCTGTTAAGGGTATGAATGGGATAAGAGGTGCGTTGTCTCCGTTGAATAATGGCATGGGTAATTATAATTTCAGCATTAGGGGTATAAATAAGAAGATAGGCGAGCTGGTTGATGAGGCGGGATTGTATTTGCCTGAGAAATTAAGACCTATATATCAGACTGTGGTGGACGCTATGTCGAGATCCAAAGATAAGGGATTGGGTTATATCACGCAGCCGTTGGCCAACGCCCTGTACCCTGCGGACGAGCGACGGAGCCGACGTCTGGACGGGGAGCATCCCGTTGGTTATGTGGATGCCATAGATGGCATATGGCCTAGGGAGAAATATGGGCTATGGGGAGAAAAAATTGAGAGGAAGCAAGATGGAGGAGAAACAAGAGAATCTGTTCTCGATAAGCCTAGATTTGGGAGCAGGGTATTGGATAATTACGTAGCTTCTGCTCACCCGGTTTTGTCAATGATATATGATATCGCTAACTCAAGGTATACTGATGGCCCTACTCGTATAAATAAAGCTGCGTATTCATCAATAGACCCTATGGGGAAGAATCCGGAATGGTATGAGTATCCTGTTCATTTTATGAAGATGTTCGGGAAATATATATCTGGTGATTTTAATAATAAGTTATATGGCGATAGTGATAATGATGATTTGGGCACAAGAACTAGTGATGAGGCTTGGGCTAAATACAATAAACTCCCTTACGATGAGTCTGTATTGATAGATAACGGTGATGGTACGTATAGTATACGAAAGGAATTATCTAATAGGATGATACCTGATTCGTCTATCGTAAGGAATAGGATTGATGTGAATAGGAGTCTGTTTGATAAGGAAACTAAGGAATACAATGAAGGACTTATAAAAGCTTTAAGCGATGCCGATCCAGAGGAGTATGAGAGGATCCAGAGGGAATATAAGGATCTGAAAAGGGTAAGAGAGGGTGCCATATCAGCGGACGAAATGAATATAAAAGGGTTGAGATCTCTTTATGATAAGGGGTATGGCGTCGTGAATGAATTTAATTATAAGGATCGTAGGCTTGATAAGAATGAGGCTGGTCCCCATAGTGTACTTGGAGATTATACGATATATCGTGACAAGAACAAGGGAGGGTACAGGTATAAGGATATTTATGACTTTAATCCCGCCGTCCAGTTTCTTTTGAATGGGGATATATTTAAGATAGATGGTAGTGTTGATAAAAAGGATAATGGAGGCCTGGTAAACACAGGACTAGATTACGGGGCTGGTAAATATGTTATTGACCCAAACAGATCAGAGGGTAGCAAGATGGCTATATATGATGAGATATGGGATTATTTGACCGATAAGAAAGGAATACCACAAACACAAGCTATCGGTATTCTATCGAACATCGCCGCCGAGTCCGGAGGGGACACCGAAGCCCTAGGAGCCGCCGGTGACTTTGGTATCCAGCAATGGCTTGGTCCGAGGAAGAAAGAGCTACAGCGTAGGTATGGTAAGAAACCGACTTTGACACAGCAGTTGGATTATCTTGTGGATGAGTATCAAGGTCGTGTACCGGGGCTAGGCTGGAACTACATGAACCAAGGCAAGTTCTTTGATAAGGACGCTCAAGGCAATGTTTATAATTACTATATGTATTCGAAGGCTGATTTTGATAACGCCACGAATTATAAGGACGCTACCGTGGCATGGAATCAAGGATACGGAAGACCCCTTGGATCGACATTAAGAAACGAGAAGCGGTTTGAGTTCGCCGATATGTTCTCCAACAGATACGGTGTCCCGGAGAACGAGCCAATGAGATACGAGTTCGGGCAGCGGGATTCGGGCACGGGGGACGGAGGTCAGCAGCCTATCCCTGAGACGGTAGCCCCTGCCGATCTTTCTTTGGCTTCCCGTTCTTCCATGGATAGCTGGTGGGAGAAGGAGGGTCAAGACCTATTATATAAGATGCTAGCTCAATCAGGCGCTAACAAGAAAGCTATAGAGGACATCGCTAATAATATCAAGAATGATCCTCAGTCAGAGGCGCAGATAGCGGAGGCCGAGCGTATGCGTAAGGAACAGGCGAAAAGGCAGTTGGTGCTTAACATGATACCGGGGTTGATGCTGAATATAAAGGGTATGAGCAGAACCCAGAATTAATGCTATATTTGTGAAGTAATTAAACGTTTTAGATATGAAAAGATTGTTGTTTTTATTTGCTATGTTATTGACGCCATTCGCTTTGATGGCACAAGAGGTAATCCCATCAGAAGGGCCTATTACTATTGATCTGACTACCTTTACAGGCATCATGGCTTTCGTCACGATGTCAGCCACTCAGCTAGCTAAGGTGGTGCCGTATATCGACACCCACAAGTGGGCTAAGATCCTATCGGCTGTAGTTATCGGCATGCTGGTATGTATCCTGGCTTGGTTTCTTCAGGTATCCCCGTTGTTAGTAGGGAGTGAATGGTGGGAAGCTCTGTTGTATGGGGTGGCTGTCGGGCTCAGTGCTGCTGGCTTCTATGACTTGGTGAAAGCAATAGGTTCGTTATTTGTGAAAAGGATTTAGCATCTTGTAATTATTTGAGATATGTAAAATTTCAAGATTTTATTATCTATAATATAAGCTATTATATTTTGTAATAATATTAGTATTGCTTATATTTGTGCGCCTACCTACTCATCACGAGCGGATAGGCGCATTTATTAATTTAGGTAATTATATACAACCTTACACTACAAACATACTGAATTATTTTTATATATAAATAATAATCCATATATTTGTGCCATGAGGTTGGTCGAACAATATATAATCAAGCAAAGTTCGGTGTATTATAATGAGCTTCAAGATCTGTTGCATAAGTGTAAAAACTTATACAACAAAGGATTGTATGTTGTTAGGCAACACTATTTCCAATACAAGGATGATAATACCGTTAAGTATAAATACCTCAACTACTACTCTCTTGAAAAGAAGTTAAGAACAGAAGATGACGTTGACTATCGTGCCTTACCATCACCAGTAGCCCAACAGGTATTGATGATGGTCGATCAGAATTTCAAGTCCTTCTTCAATCTTCTTAACAAGAAAAGCAGAGGTGAGTATTCTGAGAAAGTAAGAATACCTAAGTATCTTGATAAAGACGGGATGTTTATGGCCGTTTTCCCAACAACAGCCTTTTCTCAGAAATGGATAAAACAAGGTATTATTAAGTTGCCAAAGCAATTCTCTTTCACCACGAGAACCAACAAGCAAAATATCCAACAACTCAGGTTCGTCCCTAAGAATGGATATATTATACTTGAAATCGTATATAACAAGAAAGAGAAAGATCTTATGTATGATAACGGTAATTACCTTGGTATTGATCTTGGACTTAACAATTTAGCATCTTGTGTATCAAATACCGGTTCCTGCTTTATCATCAACGGTAAGCCTCTAAAATCTATCAACCAGTATTATAATAAAAGACTAGCATATTTAAAATCAAGATTAAAAGACAATAAACAAGTATCAAGACAAATAAGATCGTTAACCAACAAAAGGAATAACAAGATCAAGGATTATCTGCATAAAGCCAGTAGGGTATTGGTTAATCACGTAGTTTCTAATGGCATTAATACGATCATAATTGGTCATAACAGATGCTGGAAACAAGAGATCAATATCGGAAAGCGGAATAATCAGAACTTTGTTTCTATTCCTTTTAATATGTTTATCTCAATGATATCATATAAGGCTACACTTGAGGGAATCAATGTTAAGATCGTTGAGGAATCCTATACCTCAAAATGTAGTTTCTTGGATAACGAGCAGATTTGCAAGCATGAGGAATATGCTGGAAGACGTATCAAACGAGGATTGTTCAAGACATCTTCCGGCAATATTATTAACGCCGATATCAACGCTGCATTTAATATCATCAGAAAATCGGCAAAAGAAGCCTTCGATGTAAGTAACTTACCAGAAGGTAGAGGGTTTTGGTGGAACCCGGTACGGATTCCCGTATAGATATATATCATTTTACGATTTTAGTGTAAAATGGTATATAATCACCTAGATACTTATGATAAACTTATAGATTATCTTGGTCATGAGTGGAAAAAGAAATGGGGTAACCCTGTTATGTCTTTAAAGGATTAGTATTAAAGAGACTCATCATTGTCAAATGGTGAGTCTGTATTTTTTTTAAATTATCTTTGTATCAGAACGAAATAATTTGATATATGGGAAAATATGTAATTAAAAGGAAGATACCTAAATATCAAGATGCTGGGGAGGTTGATCCTATCATGCCTGGTGATGTTGTTGGTCTTCAGGGTCTTGGAGTGGAACCTCTGGTTTCGTCTACCCGGATAGGATTTGATATTCAGCAGCCTGATATTAATACCATTGATACAAGTGATTTGAACGCTATCGTTGACAGCAATAAGAAGGTTGACGAGTCTGGCAGTACGGATGTCTTTGACTTTACCACCATACCTTATTATGGCGCTGATGATATAGGATCTAGGTTTACCCAGATGGGTCGTGGTATAGGGCGTATGAGAAGCGAGGGATACGGTGATTTATCCACCGGGGCTAAGACAGCTAATGTCGTGGGTACTGTAATGTCAGGCATCGGCGGTGTCTTAGGGTTGGCAAGGAACGTATTCTCAGGGATGGCGTCAGAGCAAGGCACTCGTACTAATATCAGGTTAGCTCAAGAGCGAGAGGCTAGGCAGAGACGGCAATCCCAGATGCGGTATAAGGATGGAGGTGGTGTTTATCTAGGGCCTAATAATAGATTCGATAGCGGAAGCCTTACCGGAGAGTATTTATATCCGTTACCTAAGTCGATGGAAGATCAAGCCAATGTAGAGGTCGAGAAGGGCGAGTACGTGACGCAGCCTGGGGAGGCACCGATGGAGGCTATGGGGCAGAAGCACGCCGATGGGGGAACCCCCGTTTCCTTGGAGCAGGGGACGAAGGTCATTACCGATGATACTACCATAGAACCGGATTTCGCCAAATACATCAGGGATACGTATGGGATCAAGGCTACGCCTAAGGATACGTACGCTACGTTAATGGACAGGTATAAGGCTAAGATCGGTCTTAAATCAGCTTACGATGATCAGAAGAAGGCACTGGAGAAGCTGAAGAAAAACGATAAGATAGATGATGAGAATACAAGGCGTTTGAACGCCTCCGTATTGTCCAAGGCTATAAATGATAGTAACGAGACGGTTAATGGCCTAGAGGGAAGATTTACGGACTTCGCTAACGTCATATACAAGGAGCAGGAAGACCGGAAGATGAAGAAGGATGAGGATACGTATTTCGCTAAGGGTGGTGAGATAGATAACATCATATCCAGATCCATGAAAGAATACGGTCTTATGGAGGAGGATATAGCCGATGCTAAGAAAGAATTGCTTAAGAAAGTGGCTGGTATTCGTCAGAAGATGGAGAAAGGTGGTAGTTCTTTATTCGATTACCTACTTACTTTCCGTCCTGTAGAGAACAAGTACAATAATAAGGATAACACGTTCGGGTATCAACGTCAGGGTCAGGATGGTTCCTATGGCGGTATTAATACCGATGAGAGGCTGGAGTATTATAAGACGTTCATGCCTTTGGCTTATGATGCTTATATGAGCGCTCCGAAGGCTACTGCCGCCAAGGCTCTTCAGGATGCTATATACAGCACTACTGGTGGGTGGATGGGCTTGGCCACGGCGGAGAACCCGATCATCGCCAACGCGGAGGCGCTTCGGGATTATACGACACTCGTTTCCTTTGGAGGCGAGGATAGCCAAGGTAATTACCCGGAAGATAAGAAAGCCTCATATCATGATAGGATGAGAGACAATAAGTTTGGTCAATATTCCTCATCTCGTCCTATGATCGGTCTGGATGTTGTTACAGAGGAACAGCATAAAGCTCTTAACGACGCTGGTATCACTCATTTCAGTCAACTGTTTTCTGACAAGAATAAAGATATTGTTAATAAGATCCTTGGGGAGGATATGCTTAAGATGCAGGCGTTAAGATCCATGAAAGGCATGGAAGGTCTTGATTTTATACTTGACCCGCATAAGGTGGCTCCCGGTCCTATGGATATAGGTGATGTGGAGGATTCTGATGTTAAGCTGGATATGCCTGAGCTGATTGATCCTAATACACTTCCTAAAACCAACACAAATGCCGGTAAGTCGAACGGCGGCAATGGAGGCAGGAATATAGTAGGTGGTGGTCTTGACTTTCCTGAGGTGTTCAGGATGACTCCGGGAGCCGTGACAACGGAAGGTCTGGAAAGACATTACGCTCCTACCGTGGACCCGGTGTTGAGATCGGCTGATCAGTATATGGTTGAGGCTAATCGTGCTTTCCAATCACAATTGGATCAGATGGGTAATGTCCCGGATTCCCAGAGAGGGGCTTTATCTTCCAATTTACAGGCTATCATGAGTTCCAATATAGGTAAGTATATAAATGAGGTAGAACAAGGGAATGTGGCTCAAAGGACTTGGGCTGATAATGTCAATTCTCAATCATGGGCGAATACTTACGACAAGAACATAGCCCAACGTCAAGCTTATCAACAACGGATATTGCAGGGATTGGCTATAAATGACGAGAACTGGGCTAGGTATTTCGATAGCGTCAATGATGAGATTCAGCAGAAGTGGAACACGACTACGACCATGAATACATTAAGATCTATATTTGGGGATGTTAAGATTGGTCCCAATGGCCAGTTGATCGCAGACCCTCAAGGAGATATATTAAGTTACAGGAGATTATATCCTGCTCAGGAAGTAACTAAAGGCAAAAAGGGATAAATAATGGCTTCACAATACAGTATATTAAGGAATTACGGTAAGTACGTATCACCCTACAACATGGATGTCATGATGCAGGGTATGGGATACATGCAGCAGAAGATAGATACCAATCGGCAGGCTATAAATGAGTATGCTGATTATATTATCAATTCTGACATTATAAAACCTCAGGATAGGGAATATCTTCAGAATAGGTTAAATGGATTGATACAGGATGTGAATAACGTGTATCGTAAATCCAATCTAGCTTCTGATGGTATAGCTAGAAGCATACAAGCCCGTCTTGGAGAGGCTTTAGATACCCGTGTATTGAACGCTATCGCCGGTACTAGGGAGTATAGGTCTTTCTCTCAGAAGATCGAAGATATGAAGCTTAATAATCCTAAGCAATATAGTGCCATAAATGAGGCTGTGGCCTTAATGCCGTTTTATGAATGGGTTAATGATGGTCAGGTTGGTACAAGGATGAATCCTATTCATTACACTCCTTATACGGATTACAATGAGGAGATGAATAAGATGATGAAGGATTTCGTCAGTCTTAATAAGGGAAAGAAGTTTTCTGTTCCTGAGGTAGTGGATGGCAAGCCTACTGGTAGGATGAGAGATATTACTGTTGATGAGATGAGTCGATCTCAGATTAGAGCGATAGCCGCTAGATCTATATCCCAGAACGCTAAGGCTCAGATGCAGATAGAGGGTCAGTATTTGGCTGCCACTAATCCCGGTATGTTTAGTGGCATGACTACTGATCAGTTCGTTAATAAATATGTTTCCGGTTTTGACGCTGAGGAGAGCGCACTCTTAGCCAAACTCAAAGGGGCCGAGGCCAGCCCTTCCGCTAAGGCGGCTATTGAGGCGTCACTACAGGAGGTCCGGGAACAGCGCCGTGCGTTAGTGGAGGAGGCTACTTCCTTTATTGGCAATAATATGAACCCGGCTAGAGCGGGGGAGTTTATTGTACGTAATGAATTTCTTGATGGTGTATCCGCTAGATGGTCGTATAACAACTCATCTGAGAACTACATCGCTGATGATTATTACTTTAAGATGAGAGATCTTGATTTCAAGGAGAGAGAGTTCTCGTGGAGGCAGAAATCAAAGGAGATAGATCAGAATCTTAAGCTTAGGGAAGTAATGTCCAAGGAAGCTGGTAATAGCTCTAATATCCCTACAGGTGTTATGATTGAGCTGGAAAAGGTTCAGCCTAATGTTACTCCTGAGAATATATTTGACAATCAATATATTCAGAATGAGAATAATATATCGACAGGTGAGAAGGATTTAATATCATCCATAAATCCTGTTGATCTACGAGGCATAGAGAACGATATACAAAACAATCCTTCTATATATCATGGTGGTGTTAATAGCGAGAATATTATGGCATGGATCACTAATAATGGCGGTGCGTCAAGTTCTGTATTATCATCAACCCCAAATATGGTGAATGAATACGAGGCTCTTATGGCAGCGAATGATAATAGGAATAGGTATGGTAAGATCATGGATGAGGAAGTTGATTATCTTACAAATGCCTTTGATGTCGCTACGGAAAATATCCTTAATGATGCTGTAAGGGATCAGGACTATGTTACTGGAGGTATTGATACATATACTGACAATGGTATGGTTAATGCGAGGGATGTTGGTAAGAATGGAGCTATTATTGGAGGGAAAGAGTATTCACCAGAAGATGCTTTAAAGGTTTCCGCTATAGCTGGATTGATAAGCGAGAACATCAACTATGCGGATAGATCTATAGCTAATACGGAGCTGATGAGATCTTATATAAATTTGTTAAATAGATATTCAGGAGAAAATTTCACTCTGGAGGATATAAATGATATAGCTAAAACTTATAGTCGTGTAGACAATCCGGTAATGAATAGCGATAATGTCGATATGACTAGTAGGGATAAAATGATCAAGATCTTAGGTAAGAATATGTCTAGAGCTGACGGTCCTACGCTTAGAAGAGAATGGTCTTCATCTAATATAGGTCGTAATATAGCTAAGGCTATTCAGGATTCTAAAATGGTCTATGAAAGAAGATATGACGAGTTTGCTCCAAGATCATGGTCGTTCTCTAATTCTACCAATGCCTCTAAAGAAGATAGGCGTATGCATGCTAAATTAGAGAGTCTGCTTTTGTCAAGAGCTGGTTTCTTGAATAAGGATAAAGATAGCAGACTTAATAATTACATATTGTATGCTCGTCCTACGGATAATCCCAATACATTTGATTTGGTAGCTATGGCTGGCGGAAAAAATATCGCTACGGTTCAAGTTACTAAAGAGGAATTGGATAGTATGGGGTATAGTTTGTACGAAAGGGAAAGGAATGTAAGATCTGAAGATTACGAATCTAAGATCATCCCTGTATCTTTTTCTGCCACGACCAATAGGCCTTATCAGAAATGGGCGCAAGCTAATTCACTTGGCGCTTTCGCTACTATCGAGAATGCGGCTGAGGAGGCTTCTAGGATGGTTGATAAGTACAATATTCAGAACAATGAACTAGCTACATCAGAGCTTAATAAAAGAGCTATTAGGATTATTAATACGGTTTTAAGAAATTACAAATCGTATGATATTAAAGCCAAGGGCTTTCCTGGAGGTGTTGAGGTTGGCGTTTATTTTCACGGGCAGGCTAGGACCGGGACACCTCTAAAGGTGTTGGAATATAATACTGATTATGCTGATAATATCATGAAGATTATAAATATGTGTCCTCAGATGTATCTTACCCAAGCCGTGGTTGAGGCTATCAATAAAGACGTTATTGTTAAGGGTAGAGATATTAATGAGCAGCACTCTGATCTTAGCAATATTCTTTCGGTGTTGGATAAAGAGACTATGGATAAAATAGATGGAAAAAATGAGCAATAATAATAACGATATAGGGAATGTGATGAAGAGTCAGGGATATTATGTCCCTACTCCATCAATTCCATCTCCCATGCCTTCTAAGGATAATATTTCTTCTATCCCTATACCTGTTGGCATGCGCGGTTCATCGGATATGGATAATGATGTTTTGTCTAGAGAGGGAAGCAGGAGTATTCCATCATTAGTAGAGGGTATAAAAAATTCCGTAGAGACATCTTATCATGATGATGTAAAAGCAAGGAATCCGCTTTTTCAGATGATAAACGAGACGGGTATTCCTAAGGGTAATTATGATATAACTGGAAGTAGGATCAACCTTCGTGATTCAAGGTATAGGCTGTCAACAGGTGAATGGATTCCAAAATACGAGAGTTATATCAATAATGTGGATAATGATGATCGTCTATCGAGAAGTCAAAGTGGTTGGGAGAAAACTTATAGAGGATTAGGTAAGTTTATTTATAAGTCTGCTTTGTATGGAATAGGTGGAGTAGGTCAGTCTGTTTATGGATTAAAGGAGCTTGTTACAAAAGGGACGTTATCAGCTATGTATGATAACAGTTTTGCCAGATGGTTGGATGATATGGATAAGCGTGGTGATTATACGCTTAATCATTATTACAGTAAGGAGGAGCGAGATGCTGGATTTCTTAAAAGTATGTTTACAACCAATTTTTGGACAAATGATCTTTTGTCAGGAGCTGCATTTACGGCTGGAGCCGTTTTGTCATCTTACGCCTTCGCCGGAGCTGGTCTTATGAATGCCGCTCGTATGGGGGCTAGAATAGGTGCTACGATTGCCGGTATGGGGAAGGCTGTTTCTGCTACAAAGACCGGGTTTAATGCTATGCTAAGAGCTGCCCGCATAGGACGAGGCATAGGTAAGGGGCTGGACAACCTGACCTTTATCGGTACGTCAACGCTTTGGGAGGCTTCGGTAGAGTCAAGGAGTGGGTTGATGGAATCTGAGGAAAACTTCAAGCAGGCTTACAGGAATGCCTATGGTAGAGAAGCCTCATATGAGGAACTCATGAAGTTCAGAGCTGATAATGCTGATGCCGCTAACGCTATATTCGCTGCCAATATCGGTATCCTTACGTTATCCAATATAGCTATGTTCGGTGATATGTTTGGCATGGATCTGGGCGTTGATAAGTTCATAAAACGAAATATATTTGGTGTAGGAGCCGAGAGGATGGATAATGGAACATTGAGGATCATAACGCCTAAGAAATGGCAGAAAATAGCCGGGAATACGTTCAATATTATCAAACGTCCGGTATCTGAGGGTCTGTATGAGGAAGGTCTTCAGGGAGTGGCTAGTAAATCCGCCGAGGATTGGGTAGAATCAAGATACAATCCTATGGCTATTCGTCAGAATATAGGCTATATGGAGGCTATAAAGAACGGGTTCAAGGAGACTTACGGATCTAATCAGGGATGGAAGGAAATCGGCATCGGTATGATTATTGGATCGGTTATGGGAGTAAAAACTATTGGTGGTATAAAGGAATGGAGCCAAGACATGTCCCGGAACAAGGGGATGGTGGAGGCTTACAACACCAATGCCGGCGCCTTGACTACCGCCGCTATCCGTGCTATTCGTGGCAGCATGGCCCTGAACGCTCAATTATCAGGCTTGAGTACGGATAATAACGCTGACGATATACCTAATTCTAGAATCGTAGATAAGACTTTTAGTGACGCCGTATTCAACCGTCTTCGTTATGATCAGGAAATGGGGATGTTAGATGATACCAAGGAGAATTTCAAGACAGTCATCGAGTCTATACCTAATAGCGATATAGCCTCTGATATGAATATGACAGATGAGCAGGTAAATGAGTATAAGTCCAATCTTGTTGGCGAGTTCAATAAGAAGGTTGATAATTTTACTATGGCTAGTAGATTTGCCGACTCCCTTACCGATGGTATATCCAATAGATCATTTAACACCTACATCTCTAACATGGCTTATAACGGTCTTGAGGCTAAGGATAATTTGGATGATATCGCTAATCAGTTAGGAAGGATATACAATACGGATATAGGCCCCGCTTTAGATATATATTCTCGTCTTAATCCTGATTCGAGTAGGGATCTTAAGAAACTCAGGAAGCTTACAGATGATATACAGAAGATGGAGAAGAATGTTTTGAAGCTTCAGCAGAGTATCACGTCTAAAGAAGCTCTTGAGTCTGATAAGGTCAAGTTAGCCAAGGAGAATGATAGACTTCTTAAATTGACGGAGGATAGAATTGCTTTGGAGAGGAGATTAGCTACGTTAGTTAACTCAGAGACAGATATATCTAAGCTGTTATTAAACAGGAATGAATCAAGGATCAGTGCCGCCGATCTTATGTCGGCTTATGAGACTATAGTTGGTTTTGAGAATGCTGTATCTATCCGTGGGGTTGATAATTATAAAGAGGCTATGGCGTTACTTAGCGAGTATCGTCATAATCTTGTGGCTTATAAGAATATAAATGAGTCCCTTCGCCGTATGCGTGATAGGAGATTCATACGGTCGCAGGAACGTGGGTTCATGAAGGTTTTGTCAAACATATGGGGAAAGACTTATGAGGAGGATGATAGTAAATATGATTTCAGGAATACCGATGATCCTGATGCCAACTCCCTTTATGCCAATGATCAGGCCATAGATAAGGCTTATCAAGATGGTCTTATAGGAGAGGACGAGGCATTTATGTTCAAGACCTATAATCATATGATCGCCAGATCTATGGAGAATGATATCAAGGCTGATGAGGGCGGTATCGTTGAGAATGTACCTGATAATGAGGATATCATAAATCCTTCTGATGATAGAATCAATAATATAGCTATAAAGATATGGAACGGTAATGAGGATATCTTATCTCCTAGGGAGAGGCAGATATATGATAATAACAAGGATCGTATCAATGATCTTGTAAATGGGTTTGGCGATAATCCTATAGCTAGGCTTAATAAGATTAGGTCAATGATAGATAGGTTAAATACCAACGATAACGTCTTAAATAACATCAGGGATACTATTGATGATATCATAGATATGAACATTAATGGTCTTGATCAGGATCAGGTTAAGGAGGCTATACAGACTTATAATGATCTTATGAATGATATTGACAACGGGAATGAAGTTGATCAGGATAAACTTAATGAGGCTATTGATATTATCAATAACTATTCTGATGAACCTCTTCTCCAGTTCGTGGAATGGATGAGGCTGTATGATAATGGAAGTATGGTTGTCAAGGATTACGATAAGTCTATACCTATGGGTGATGTTCTCACGGAGAGCGAACCCGGAACATCCACCGGCAGGACGGAGGCCAATGCCGCCCAGAATCCGGTAGTGTTGATGGCCCAGAAGAGAGAGATTGGCGGAGTCATGTATTATGAGGTAGGAGGGATGAGACTTGACAGGTTTATGGACGGTCTTGGGCTTAAAAGATCTGATGCCACTGATACTGATAATGGAAGGGTGATGGATTTCACCAACGGAACCGACATATTTACTGTTATAGAGTCGAATAACCACTCAAGATGGATGATAAGCGAGGATGACGCTCAGGCTTTCGAGAACGCTACCGGTGTCATACTGGGGCGGCAGACCGCCTTATCGACCTCCAACTGGTTCATGGTGTATCGCAAGGGGCAGGATGGATCTGTTGTTCCTTATTATACAGGAGATGCATTTGGCTCTAATAATGAGTCGATAAATCAAGAAGCTGCGGCTAGTCTTCGCAAGAACGATATCGTGAGGTTCAAGGTAGATATGTTAGATCCTTATACCAAGGAATTGTATGATAAATACAATAGCCTTTATGCCGTTGATCCTAATTCTGACGAGACCAAGTCTGCCCGTAGTGATTTGGTTAATAATATGGTTATTAAGATCGTGGATGGTGACGGTAATTTTGTCTCGGTGCTAAAAGCCAATGATCCAGACTCAAAAGGGAGTAACGCTGATTTAAGGAGTATGGCCTTTGAGTTGTATAGGGATAATGTAGGATCTGTCGCTGGCGAGATTGATATACCGTTCGTAGGCACAGTCACCAGTGTTTTGCCGGGAAGACCTAATTTTAGCGTAAGTGATGATAATGGGACGTTGATGGTATCCGAGAATGACTTTACCAACGAGACGGTTGGTAAGGTCGAGAGTGTAGGATATATAGAGAACGGGGAGGTTACGATGAGGGATGATATTAAGTATAATATATTCCCGTTCTGTACGGCTATCGTCAGGGATAAGTATGGTGATTATAAAAATTCACGTATCCTGGTAGTAGCTATAAAGACAGGAAATGGAAGAAATTACCTGTACCCCGTAAGATTGAAAAATCAGGATACATCATCATTCTCATCTATGATCGGATCGATGGCTGACAGAATTATAGAGGGTCTAGGTGGCGGAGTAAGTATTGATGATATAATGGATCTTAACAACGCTATAGCCAGATCCGGGCTGGATAACAAGACATATATGATTCCGTTGGCGGGAGACGTGGATGTTATCAAGAAACGGCTAAAGGATGTCAAGGAAGCCGCTAGTAAGATGCCTATGACCGCTGACGTAAGAGGATGGATAGGCGATTCTAGGACCAAGGAGGATATTTTGATGAATGACGTTACGATCAATATCGATCTTAATAACGATCCTTTCATAGCCCCTAAGTTCAGGATGAGTATTAGGAGGGATGAGACGTTCTTCGAGGATACGGAGACCCCGTTCGTCAACCCGTCCGGTTCCGAATCGGAGTTCGCCTCGCCTACGAAGGCGGCCGAGGACAAGTCTTTGGTTTCCGACGGCAACGTAGTATCCGGAGAAAATGAGGCGGAAAATCCTTGCTAAATAAATTATCTTGATTTATCTTCGCGGTGTCAGTCCGTCACCTGACGAGTAAGATATTTAAAAGTTGGTCCCTGTCGGGTGTGTGATGGCCCCGGTGGGGACTCTTTATATTATGCAGTTAGATAGTTTTTTACACCGTAAAATTATGCAAGACCTACGCATCCAGCGAGTGAAGGTCTTGATGATGTTATACACCAGTCATTATTTTGTCAATAACAGACAAAGGCAGTTGCTCGACCATACATACGCTTTAAGTAGAAGTCAGGCTTTCGATTATATGACGGAGTTCAATGAAAGACTTAGTGATAAGATAGGTATAGAATGTACGATGGATATTCTTCTGCCTACCGATGATGATAATGCTAATATCATAATCGAGTACAATGGCATCATTAAGAAGTTGATGAGGGAAGCCGAGAAGCTGGAACTTGACACTGACGCTATTAAGAATATGATGCGCGATCTACTTAATGAGTTGAAAGATGATGTTGATCTTAATATCTTGATATTTGACGTAACCCAGTTACTTATAAAATACAATCTATTTAGGTTGGATGCCATAACCGAGCAGGAGTTCAAGGACTCTTTCGTCAGGATGGATAGTAGGAATATGGAGATAAAGAAATTAACTTTATCTGATATTAAGAAGGTGGTGATGATGATGGAGGATAGATATAGTTATATTTCGTCTATATGATAGACAAATATAATTGATTGCGTTTTTTGTAAAAATATCTCCTATTTGTTTGTTGTTTTAAAATAAGTGTCTATATTTGCGGTGTCCATCCGTTATTGGACCATAAGAAGATATTAACTCGCCTAGGCGTAGGCGATAGATGAGGGCTATTGGTGGAATAACGGACGCCAACGGCCCTTGTTGTTTTTTATATCATGGATAAAGATTATATCTTGAGATCGTATGATGATTTAAGTCATTTTTGTCATACAGGGAAATTTAAATATGCTGATTGTTCAGCATGTTCTAAAGAGCTGGATGTTATTGTTAAAAGATTTTTGAAAGATTGCGATCGTTCAAAAAAGGATGATTTGTTTATTGTTGATGATTGTAGGATAACATCAAATGATAACGATTATAGTAATTTCCTTTATATGTCACTAATAACATTATTTGGTAGAAGTGATTTTAATCTTGATTATACTTTGAAGCTGTATGATTATTTTATATTGGCAGCTATTAAACGACAAGATGAGCTATATGACGCAGGTTATGGTGAGTATATAATTGATAGAATGTGTTTAGATCATGTCTTCAATGGTGTTGTTTATAATATTACCATATCAAATACAAATAAGGATATAGATGATATCAAATTTACTATATCTAATAAATTAAAAGTAAATGACGCTATACCTAGGTTGATGTCTAAGATAAGACCATGGTCAACGAAGTATGATTTTGAAGGTTTGTACGATTCTATAATAGGATATACTTATTTTTTAAAAAGAGAAAAGAGTTACGGTTTAAAAAACAGTGAATTATTGCGTACTTATATAGGGGTAGATACTAGCAACGGTCTTATAAAAATTGGTAGATCTAAGGATTTATACACCAGAGAGAATAATTTGAAGGTGAGTAATATTTATTTTCATATGATTGCATATGTTGATATGGATGTAGAACGTGAGTTGCATAATAAATACAGTGTTTATAATGTTGATAGAGAGTGGTTTCATTTAAATAGAAAACAAATTAATGAAATTATAAAAAAATATAATTTTAGTATTATAAAATCAAATGCCAAATATTTTGATAATATAGATGATATTTTCGCTAAACGATAAATTCCATTTTTTTATTATTTAGGATTGAGTTTTTTGCCTGTCCGTGAGGATCGGCAAAACGATTTGTACTTTTTCAGTAGAAACATAGGTTTGTTATTATTGTTATTTGGCTCCCGTCCGCTCGTGAGAGTAGGCGGGATTTTATTTATCTTTGTAACAAAACGTTTTAGCAATGGGAAGATCTTGTTATGTTATAAAAAATAAGGAGGGTGGGGTAGATAATGTCCTTGCCCCTAACAACCAACCATCCGGATTATACCAAAGGGCGATGGAGGTGCTTGGCGACCAGAAGCAGGCCTTATCGGTCTGGGGTACGGCCTACTCCCCCGACTTCGTGTCTTTCTTTGGCGATTGGATGTCCATGCCATCAGAATACGACTTAGATAGCAATGGGGAGCCTAGGTATGATGATGTCATGTCCTTTATCAAACAAAAGAATTATGCTGTGGGTAATTTCATGGCTGACGAGGTTAAGGATATCAATAATACCATTACTTCCCTGGGCGTTGATAATATCAATGATCTTAATGATATGATCGTATCTAACTTCCTTTCCGGCGGTGATATATTCATCAACAGATATAATCTTGAACGATCCGGGATGTATGACGCTGATGAGATTGATAATATTATGACTAACCGATCGGAGTATGAGCGGGTAAGGGATATGATGAGGAGGATTGTCGATTTTATGTCTGAGGGGGATCTCAATGAGAAGGATACATATTTCTTGTTCTCCGAATCAGGTCTTGGTGATGATTATATGATATATGAGGATGCGTATGATTCATTGGGAAAGAGAAGAGTCTTGAATCCAATGGAGGTAAGGGATACGATCATGAGGGCGGTAGGCGGTATCAGCGACCGCCGGGAGTTCGATCAGGCTTTCGCCTCAGTCCCATACCCTTCCTTGGCGCTCCGGTATCAGGAGGATCAGGATTACGCCGATCGGATGTATGACACATATCGTAATATGACCCGTATGGAGGTCAGGGATCAGGATGGGAATACGATTACCGACTCATATTCCAATAGCACCATACCGTATATCAGTATGCCTAAGGACATGAAAGGTCTAAGGGATAAGGTTGGGGAAATGATCAATATGGACGATTTTAAGGACATCAAGGATGTTGCCGGACGTCTATATGACATAGCCATGGATCTTTCCGATATGGGCGTTGATATAAGCGAGGCGATTAGCGATGAGATGGTTATATCTAGGCCGGAGGATATCCGTGACCTTATGGCATCGTTGGATGTCATGTTATCTTCTATACAGAATGGTGATCCGGTATATGATGACTTTATTTCCGATCTTGATAGGATAACAGGGAAAGGGAATCCGATATATGAGGTTCAGGATACTTACTTTACCGGGGATAGGATGGTGTATGTAAGGTCCGGGAAAACATCTCCTTCCGATATGTATGACAGGAACATGTTGTATGTAGGTAGAAATATATACCATAACACGACCCCGATAACCGACACCGATCAGGCCTATGAGGTGCTGGCTGATATCGGGATAGCCCAGCCCTCGTACTTACCTACAGGCGTGGTTCCCCATGGGGCTTCTCGATCTGATATTGGCGTGGTCAAGGATAATATCAAGAAGTTGGTTATGGATAACATCTCATCCTCCAATACGGAGAGTATGATCCTTGCCAGATTGATATATCAACATCCCGTTACCTCTAAGGTGGATGATGTCGATATTGATCGGGAGTTCAGGAGATACGAGGCTAGACAGGGGAAGGATCGGGATTTTATCAAATCCTGTATCTCGTTGAGGAAAATCCAGATCAAGGAAAGGTTAAAAAAATCGGATTTATATAATAATGTCTTGCGTTTCCTTGATTTTAATGGATTTTATAACGTATCTTTGAACCACCATGACAGAGGTACGTTAAAAAACATAGAGATGTCGTTGCCGAATGGTCAGGTAAGAGATCTCTTGTTTGACGTGGCTATCGAGTCTAGTGACAGCAGCATGAGGGATCTTTTCTATCTGGATAGACAGGACAGGATGATGGATGTCGGTTTTTATCGATATCTATACCAAAGGAATCCGGGTCTGCTCCGGGAGGTCAACGGCGGTGTCGAGGCGAGACCGGACGGCTTGTTTTTGGCTCGTGGGAGGTACGATGATTTCGTGTCTTTTCAATCTGGTCTATATGAGAAGGTGGGTGAGACGGTTAATGGCGGGATATATAGCTTCGTGGATAATTTTATATATTCGGACCCATCATCATATCAGGATAGTATGGTACGAAAGATAGGTGACGTTACGGTAAGAAGTGACGATAACCGTCTATCAAGGGTAGAGGATAATCCCTCATCCAGTAAGATAATTAATGAATACACTGCTAATACAAATAAGTTGATGCGAGATTTTTCGTGTAATTAATCTCTCTTTGACGTCGTGAGACGTTTTCTTTCGAGCATTGAAACATTGAATTCATAGATTTGCATGAATCCGGGCCGTAGTGATACGTTCCGGATTTTTTTGTCTTGTACCGGTTCTTATTAATACCAATTGCATGACATGACGTGCCTTGATGGTGACATATATCACGATCCCAGGATTATTAATTTTTGAACTTTGTAACGCCCGCCATCAGGTGGGTTTATTATTAATTCAAAAATAAATAGACATGGGTACAAGTGGAGACAAAATCGTGCTGTTAGACGGCATGGGTTCCGGGAGCGGTAGCGCCGCTAACGGTTTATTATCTATGATTCCGGGTATGTTTACCAGCCTTTTGGGTGGAAATAAGATGGATCCGAATCTAGTCGCGGCGTTGATGAACGGCCGTAACAACCAAGACCAGTTCGGAGGAGCCAACGGCTGGTGGTTATGGATCATCGTCCTGTTCTGGTTGTGGGGCGGACGTGGCTTCGGAAATGGCTTTGGCAATGGCAATGAATGTTGCGCTAACGGTCTTCCGGCTCAATTGAACAACGACTATGGTCGTGAGTTACTGATGCAGGCTATCCAAGGTAACAGAAGCGCTATCGACCAGATCTCTAACGCCCTTAACTGTTCTACCTCTCAATTACAAAACGCTATCTGTAACGTACAAGGCGCTATTGATAAGGTGGCCGGTCAGGTAGGTATGACTTCTCAGGCCGTTATCAACGCCGTACAGCAACAAGGATGTGAGATCGGTAACCAGATTAGCGCATGTTGCTGCAACTTACAAAGCGCTATGGCTAGTGGATTTAACAACATCCAACATTCGTTAGACACCGTAGGATGTAATATCCAGAACGCTATCACCCGTCAGGGATATGAGAATCAGTTGGCTATTACCGGTCAGACGAACGTATTGCAGAACAACTTGACTAACGGCTTCAATAACGTTATTCAATCCAACCAAGCCCAGACTCAGGCGTTGGCTGCTAAGATAGATCTTCAAACTCAAATCATCAATGACAAGTTCTGTCAACTTGAGATGCGTGAGATGCAGAATACTATCCAACAGCTTCGTGAGGAGAAACAGGCTTTGGCTACTTCCGCCATCACCCAACAACAGACACAGAACATCGTTAGCCAGTTAGCTCCAAAGGCTCCGGTTCCAGCCTACGTTGTACAGAACCCGGGTTGCTGCTATACTCCTACCGTAAGGGTGGCTAACGAATGTGGATGCGCTTGCGGCACTACTAACGCCGTATTATAAGAAAGGGGGACAATATGGCTGATTTCAGAGGATATATGATCGGTTCATTCGCCTCCTCTCGTCTTGACAGGGGAGGCATCCCGGTAGTAGCCACTACTGGAAAGGTATCTGACGCTTCTGCGGCCGAACCTACGGTTGATTTTGGCATCAATCCGTGTCAGTGGAACTCACTACCTCCGGAAGGAATATTGTTATGGAAAGTCCGTCATCCGGTGACGGAGACAGAGGCTAGTTATCCCGCCACGATCGTTCTTCCGTCTGGCTTATCCACTACCACTCCTGTTACGGTATCCAACGCCGGGGTTATCGTCAACAAGACACCTATAGTGGATAAGGTTGGGGCACATATGACAGGGCAGGATATTACGACTCCCGTGGCTTCTAGTGATCCTATAGTAGGGGCCTACACCGAGCATCTTGTGTATTATAACAAATGCACCGGCGTGTTCAGGATGTTGGGTCATACGGCTACGGCGGCTACCGCCCCTAGCGCATGAATTTACTAAGAAAGAACAGGGAGGGTAACCTCCCTCCCATTTAAAAAGATCGTTATTATGTTTAAGGATTTAAAGAAAGGATATCAGGTTTATACGTTGGATACCTCAGGGGTTCCTAAATTCTTTATGGGTACGGTGGTTAACGTCTCGGAGCCTAGGTTCGCCCAGTCCCAGTTAGGTCAGTATCAGCAGTTGCAAGATCGGGTTATGGATCTTACTATAGAGGTGGACGGGAAGTCCATGACATACGTAGTTCCAGAGAACCAGAACGTGGCTATGGCCAACGGCATTACGCTAGCCTGCTCCGTGGATCCGATAATGAACCACCTGAACGCCATGAAACGAACCAGTACGGATATCGTGAATAGCGTGGATAAGAATAAGGAGATCATAGAGGCATGCGACAGTATCTTGGAGGATATCAATCCTACTTTTAAGCAGACTAAGGATCAAGACCGAAAGATTAAGAATCTTGAGGAGAAGGTCGATAGGATGGGGTCTTCTTTCGATGAGTTAAAAGAGTTGTTAATTAAAAAATTAGGTTAAGATGAGAGTTATAGATTTAGGCAACGGCCAAGAGGAATATGATGATGAGATCTACGACCGCAGAGGCGGTAGGGGACGCTCACGCCGCTCCGACGGCACTTATATGGGTTACGATGGTGGCGTATATGATCATTACGGTAAGGAACGTGACGGGATGATGGAGGAGCTTGAGCGCCGTGAGCGTGATCTCGAAAGACGCGAGAGGGAACTGGAGCGTAACGAGCGGGAGCTTGAGAAACGTCAAAGACATCATGAGCGGGAGGATGAGATGTACCGTAAGGGATGGTTTGGCGAGCGTGACATCCGTGACGAGTACGATGGTACGGAACCTTATATGCGTAGAGGTAGGAGAAGTCGTTACTACTGAGGAGCAGACGCTGATGACCCGGATTATAAGCGGTATATAGACACCCATGGATATCACTTTTCCAAGGAGTTGGCTAGGGAGGCCGCCGATAAGATGCTTAACGCCGACGGATCCAAGAGAAGATGGACGATGGAGGATGCTAAGCAGATGTTCGATAAATGCGGGGCCAAGAAACCTGATAACGCCACTTGGGGAGATGTCCAATATCTGTTCGCTATGTTCTATAGCGACTACTTTCCTAAGGTATTGGACTGCGACCAGAAAATAGTCAAGGCTGTCTTGGCTTATCTGGAAGACCCTGACGCCCCTGAAGGGGCGGCGTTTGTAAGGTATCTGGCGGTGCGGTGCTTCGTCGGTGACACAATCAAATGGAGTGAGATGATATGATTTGATACAACGTTGGAGAACCCTGTCGGCGATAGAATACCGATGGGGTTTCTTTTTTGTCAAGTATCTTATTATCGTTACATTTGTCAGGAGTAGGTCTTTTTGTTCATAGGTAGGGCGGGCGGGAATGAAAAAAAGGATATCCTCACGGACACCCTTCCCCTTGGTTGAAAATCACTTAAAACATTATGAGTTACTACTACACCGCAAATATAGATAAATAAACGTGAATAGCAATGGGTAAGGGGTATTATTGGATAGAACCTGTGGATCGGACGTTAAATGATTTTCAGTTTTATAAGGCTCGTATCGTGGGTGATCCTGAATATGACGAGAAGCATCATCGTGTTATATTAAGGACGGATAAGTATTTCCCGGTAGGAAGTATCTTCCATGTCCTTAATGATCCGGAGATGTTCGTTATAGAGAGGAAATTTAAGACATGGGGGAATAAGTATGTCATTAAGCCTTGTGAAGGTGAATGGGAATGGGAGTCTGTCCAGAAACTTAAAGACAAGGCTATTATATTCCGTAGCGGATTCCTGCACGGGGATGGTGGTTTTTAATGCCTGTCCGCATCTACTCCCCCCCCTCGATTTCTTGGTGTTTATGTATATAGCTATATTTGAGCAAAAATAATTATGATATGGAAGATTTTCAAGGTAAATACAATGGCAAGCAGATAGAGCAGCTTTTGGATAAGGCTAATGATATTGATCTTTCCAAATACGCTCTTAAGACGGATAACGCTCCTACCGCCACAAAATTACAGGCAGCTAGGACTATAGTGCTGTCCGGGGCTGTTAGCGGTAGTGTCTCATCGGACTTTGGAAGTAATGTTACTATCTCCACGACATTGTCGAACTTCGACGCCTCTAAGATCACGTCCGGTACCATTGATATAGACAGGTTGCCTAAAGCAGCCTTAGAGAGAATGGTCGTGGTTGCTGATGATACGGCAAGGTTTAAACTTACTACAGCCACGGCTCAGGTCGGGGACACGGTTAAGGTAACGGCCACGAATAAGATGTATCTGGTCAAGGATGATAGTAAGTTGAATACCGAGGATGGTTACGAGCCTTATACGGCAAGTTCGGCGTCATCTGTGCCATGGTCTGGAGTGACCGGCAAACCTAGCACCTTCGCTCCACCTACGGCGGCGGCCTCCACCTTAGGTGGCGTAAAGGTAGGATACACGACTTCTGGCAAGAACTATAAGTTACAGGTTGACGCTTCTGGTAACGCTTTTGTTAATGTTCCATGGACAGATAATAATACGACCTATAATCAGGCCACGGCTGACACTTTAGGATTGGTTAAGATCGGTTATACCTCTAGTGGGAAGAACTATGCCGTATCCTTGGATGCTAATGGTAAGATGTATGTGAATGTCCCTTGGACTGACAATAACACGACTTACACCCAAGCCACGAGCGATAATCTGGGTCTTGTTAAGATCGGATACTCTGCCAATGGCAAGAACTATCCCGTTGTTCTTGACGGTAGCGGCAAGATGTACGTGAACGTTCCGTGGACGGACACCAACACCACATATTCCAATATGGGGGCGGCGACCTCCTCGGCTGCGGGAAAGGCCGGTTTGGTTCCCGCTCCAGCTGCGGGTAAACAAGCCTCTTTTTTACGTGGCGATGGAACATGGGTCGTGCCTACCAATACCACGTACGGGTTGGCCTCCACTTCCGCCAACGGCTTATTGAGACAGCTTAATGGTAGCACCTCTAATTTTATGCGTGGAGATGGTACATGGGCTACCCCTCCTAACACGACATATGCCGTGGCCAACGAATCCACTAATGGATTGATGGCGGCCGCCGATAAGAAGACCGTGAACAGGCTTATAGGAGTTAATACGGTCACGACATTAGCCAACCTGCCTATCACCAAGAGAAGTATCACGGCCACGCTATCAGCGGCTACCACCCTATCCGTGGCGTCAGGTATGCAGATAGGAGAGGAGCTGATGATCAGGTGTGTCCCGTCTGCGGCCTTTACTCAAGCCATACCAAATTCAGGAGCTTATGTAAGCATGAGTGGTACTTCTATAACCACTACAGCTAACAAGCCTTTCGAGATAAATATCTGGTGTTACGCTTCAGGCAAGTATAGCATCGCCGTTAAAGAACAAGATTAAAGAATAGATTATGGCATATACATATATAAACAGGGAAATATATCCCAATATGTTGGTTTTAGACGAACCTCTTGATGATAATTACGCTAAGGGTAATAGCTATGATGATTATATTAATGGCAATCCGATTCCATGGATAGAGCTGGGAGAGGAGCAATTGGCGTTCAAGGAAGCTAATCCTAAAGCCACGGTTAAGGAGATCATTGAAGCTAGGCTAGATGAGTCGAGGATTCTTAACGAGGAGAAATCGGCTAAATATGAGGAGCTGAGATCTTATGAGACTGAAAATCTCCATGAGTTTTTCTTGGATGATCAAGATATTTATATTCCTGAATATGACAGACGTAGCGCTTTGGCTGATGGGGCTATAGTCGGTAAGATAACGATTATGGGTCTGGAGTTCGATATGACGGAAGGCAAGATCTTGATCGGGATGATGGATAAGTACGATAACGATCTGACAACGGCGTTAGGGGACAAGCAAAAGCAGATCAGTATAGCCACTACCGTAGAACAGGTGAGAGCTGTCGATGTTCAGTCCGGCTATCCTGATAAGGTAAGTGTTACCACGGCGTACATCCAGCAACAGGCGAAGGAGAAGGATGCTCTCGATCCTCAAAAAGTAGCTGTCGAGTTTTCTAGGATGTTGGTTAATGACAAATCTTTATCCTTATCATCCAACGAGAAATTGGATGTTAAGGTCCTATTTCCTATATGGGGACAAGAAGGAGCGGAGTTCGGGCTATCCGTGGATACCGGATTTTGTCTTAGGGTAGTTAAGGAGGATACGGATATCCTTTACGAGGTTATCCAGCCTCATACGTTATCGTCAGAATGGGAGCCTGGACTCAGTACGGCCTCCTTATATAAGGTTGTTGACAAGGAGCATGCCGGGACTATAGGTGATCCTATCCCTTATTTCCCTCCTATGGAGATATTTAAGGATAAATATTACATTCAGAACGCTGACGTGTATAAATGCACAAGGGATAGTGGAACTCCTCTTAGTCATAATTTAAAGGACTTAGTAGGGTTGTATGTTGAGGTTGTACAGGGCTAGTCGTATCTACCCCCCCCTATATTTGGCTTGTGATATGATACAAGTTATTTATGGCATAATAAAATGACATTTATAAATAAATAGATTATGGCTTCACAAAAATTTGGTTTCGTAACCGTCGACCCGGTATCAGGATCAGGAGATCAGGCGGTTAATTTCTCCGGTGAGAAACACACCGGTCGTCTTCAACGCACTATCAACCTTACAGTCACCACGAACGGCGGGGCTAAGAAGGCGTTGGTAGTTAATCAGGCAGCGGCTGCTGAGGCGGTAAGATCAGACAGCCCTAACGCTTCCGTACAAAAGACAGGTGGTAATGTTACCATCACCGGTAAGTCTAACAGTACTAAGCTTACGTTCGCGGTCACGTCGGCTGAGGAGAACGGGCTTACGTTACAGCTCCCGGCTAACTACACGGCGGCTGGAAAGACTACGGCTAACGGAGCGGTTATCGCCGACGACCCCGGAGCCGCTGGCGAGTTCGTTTGGAGCATCACGATCTCGGACGTACCGGCCAACGTCACGATCGATGAACTGACGGCTACATTGAAAGTAACCGCCGCTGGTGGTCAGACAGCCAACGTGACGGTAACTCAAGCCGCTGGAGACTCTACTATCGAGCTTGACAATGAGATTATTAACTTGGATGTAAATGGTACTCAACAGACGGTTAACGTAACATCTAACGACAGCTGGACTTGGGCGCAAGCAGCCGCCAGAACCGTATTGAGAATGATGGGACGATAATCAGTTTCTTTTCGTTTACTCAGACCCCGATCGACTTAAGCCGGTTGGGGTTTATTTATTTTACTATCTTTGCAATAGAACGAAAAAACGATATATATATGGCTAATGATTTGAATATTAATTGGAAAGACGGGGTAGGTGAGGTAACGGACCAGCCTCTGACCATCAGCCCGGGGTCCGGGACCGGCAACGCCGCTGTTTCTTTTGACTCGGTGATGAACAAAGGTCTTGACCGTACCCTTGAGTTGGAGATAACAACCCCCAAAGGCGTTAAGAAGACGCTTACGGTGAATCAGGAGGGATGTAGGCAGGCTTATATCACAAGCGACGGTAAACGGTGGCTGACTAGCGACAATCGGGTGTATGGGGTGTTGAAGAGTGACGCTCCGTGTCAGTGCAACGGTACTTGCCTTATTTCTTATGTTCGCCCTGATGGAAGTATAACGTACACACCTTCCGATGATTGTATAGGCGTTGTCCTTAACGCTCAAGGTAAGAGATTTATGATTGAGAAATATGAGGATCTTAATGAAAGCTATGTAACAGCCGGAGCCGGGAAGGACAGCACTTCCATTTTTTATTGGGGTGGATATGGTACGGATCAGACCGGCATTACAAATTATGACAAAGTAGATGGAAGTGATATTAGAGGTTACCTAAAACCGGAGCAGGGTTCATACAATGGTACCCCTAACCTTTCGGCAAATATTACTGCATGGACAAACGGGGCTTTATCTGATTGGAATGGGAAAGCCAATTCCAATGTATTAAAAGGGGTGACTACCGGTGATGGGCCTTATACTTCCTATGCGACAATTGGCCATGTGCTTAATACGTTTTTAGCTAGTGCTGACGCTAAAGGATATGATGATTGGTATATCCCATCATGCGCTCAACTGGCGTTGATATTCATGAACTTGACGAGTGTCAATAACGCATTATCGGCTATTGGTGGACAACAACTCAGTCCATCCAAAGCCTATTGGGTTAGCTCAGAGTTTGACTCCAACAGCGGGCATCGCGTGTACTTCAAAGATGGCAGCGTGAACGGCAGCAGTAAGGGCAGCCGTTATAGTGTGCGGTTCATCAGAGACATTTAACCATGGAACTGCTTTGTTTTTACAAAATTTGTAATTACATTTGTGGCGCATGTCCATCACCATGCTTTTCATCGCTAATTTATTATAAAGGGATACAGGTCTGTGATGGGATCGGTATCCCTCTATTTTTTAATATGGAGAAGATAAATGTTTTAGATGTTCAGATTCCTGATGGAAGACAAATCCGTTGTATGTCGTATAATAAGGTTACTTATTTTGATCTTGACGATATATGTAAGTTATGTTTCAGTTCATACGATTTACACGATGTGGCTGATACCAAGGTTATGAGTGAGTTCCTGCACCGTGATGGTGATCGTTATTGGGTTACGGTAGATGGCGTAAGGCAGTTGTATCGTAGAGTTGAGTGTAAGATGTGTTTTGAGGTTATAGAAAAATTAAGGGGATTATGAGAGAAAAGAAATTTGATTTCGTGATATATCCGTTGGATTTGATTATCACGGTTGGATTAGATTATAAGACGTTGTGTGATCGTTTCGAGAATATGGAACCTGAGCATAATGGGGAATGGGGAAATAAGGAGGATATGGACAAGGAAGCGTCTTTTGTGAATTTGGTAAAGGATAGGGATGATGATGGTCGATTCGCTATACTTTGGAACTTTTCGAGCGATGATGATATAACGATAAAAAATACCTGCCATGAGTCATTTCATGTAGCCATGAGTGTATGTCAGTTTTGTAATATGTCGCTTGGATTTAAGGTTGGAGAGGATGAGCACGCAGCGTATATAGCTGGTTTCGCTGGTGGTTGTGCTTATGATTTTCTCTATAGTAATAGTACAGAATAGATATAGATTCATTTGTGAAATATAAGAATATCAGCCTCCGCTTATTTGTGGGGGCTTTTTGTTTATCTTTGTCAAAAACATGAAGTTATGTCAAGTTGCGTAATTAAAAGAAATAGTAAGGGTAAGATAACCCGTGTCTTGACCCCTTCCGGAGAGGTATCTACCTTATTCGATAAGATAGCGGGCATAGCCGCCGTAAGTGACCTTAATAAGGCCGCTGAAGCTTATATGACTATTTATAACGATAAGTTCAGGTCTAAGTTCGGAGACTGGACGAGATCCGTGCCAAGGAATAAGGAGGCGGCCAGATCCATAAGCGCCAGACTTAGCGCCAGCGAGTGGGGGCAACTTATGTCAGCCAAGGTCTTGTCCGCCATAAGCGATATGGATGCCCCGGCGTTGGCCAGAAGCCTTGGGAATAGCGACAATGTCGTGGCTTATCTTACCTCCGGAGAGGTAGGTGATGTCAATGATATGGCTGTGGTAGATACGTCCACGGTACAGGAGGTGGATCTGGATTCCATAAACGAGGATAATATTGGCGATACGATACTGAAAGAGGCGTCATGGGATGATATAAGGGCTATCAGGGAGAATATAGATATTAAGGAGACAGCCCGTATGTTATGGAAGGCCGTGGAAAGCGCTTTTACCGGGCAACGACCTAATATCAGGGTGAAGGGTGGAAATATAGATGGTGAGATCATATTTTCTGGTAATGTCTTGCCTTTAAATGATATCGAGAATTATACGCCTCCATCTTCAAGATTGGTATATGATTCCGGTGAGCCTCGCCTGTTCTTTAGATCGGATGATGGCAAGGTATATGATACTTACGCCAACGCCATAAAAGGCTCGTCCGGCGGGCGGGTCGAGGCCGGGTTCTTGGCCGGCAGTGTCGAGGAGAGCGACATCCCTACCGGAGCGACGGACATCTCCTTTGGCTCTTCTTCCATAACTCTCAATAACAAGGAGTCATTCATCCCTGTCCTTAGCATCAGCTCCGATTCTGATATAAGCACCCGTGGAGGCTTTGTTAATTACCTTATCAAGAAAGGTATGTTAAGCGGTGAGCGTATAAGGCTGGGGGATATGTATTATCTTACCGGGGCCGGCAACTCCGATGGTCTTAAGATTTATAACGCTATGGATGCCTTATCCAGCATCAGGAATAGATTTGGAAGTCAGTCCTCCGAAATGAACGTATTGGGTTCTATAGGTTTTGATACGGAGGTAAGTAATGATCTTGATCTTATCACGACATCGGGGGAGAAGGTTACGGTAAGCAGATCGGAGATCAAGGGCATGTTAAGGCAAGGTAAGTTTGAGGAGCTTAATAACAAGTATGATGGATTCATGGAGCTAGCCTTGTCGTTGATGATGGAGGATAACGCCTTATACGGAAGCAATGTCCGTGGCGTTATTGAGAACGAGAAGGCGGAGGATCTTCAGAACAGGACTGATATCACCAACATCTTATCCACGTTAGGTATCCGTGTGATGGGTATGTCCGAATATATGGATAAGTATAAGATGCGTAATGGTGTCGAGCCTTCGGCTAGGGCCTTATCCGATATGGCTAATGGGGTTATTGCCTTGGCTGAGGGGGCTACGGTAGAGGATCTTAATGAGGAGGTGGCTCACTTCTTGATCGATACTTATCGTAACCAGCAGGAGATCGATGAGATTCTAGACTCGGTTGTCGGCACGCCGCTATGGAATCAATTCGCTGGTCGTTATTATGAGGTATATGGGAAGGAGTACCAAGGAGAGGAGCTAGACCGGATGGTGAAGCGGGAGATCCTAGGCAAGACGTTGGCCCAGCGGTTCGTTCCGGGCATGGAACAGGCGGTGGAGGATCTGACCTCGTCCGAGGACGCCCAGCTCTCCTTGTTTGGCAGGATAATCCGGGCTATACGGAATTTCTTCTCTACTCAAAGATCAGACTTGAATAAGGTTCTTGATAGGATAAAGGAGTCGGCGTTAGCTGATGATCCAAGCGCATTTGACGTGCTTCTGTTAAAGGATAGCGACCATCTCATGTACTCATTATCGGATGTTGACGTGGCTAATAAGTTGATCAAGAACGGTAGGTCATTGGAAAGGCTATACACTAGATTGCAGAGGATGAGGTCAAGCCAAAGCCAGAGGATCGGTGAGAGTATCTCCCTTCTTCGTGATATAGGCGAGAAGGTGAGACAAGTCGGTGGTGAGCTTAATAAAAACAACAACCTGCTATCCACCAAGAGTGTCATAGCGACCGCCAAGGCTGAGGTGGAGTATTTGGTCACTGTTGCCAGTAGCTTGCGTAAGAGCGACAAGGGACTTGATTATGAGACGATACAGGTTATCGATAACGTGTACGGGGAGATAGTGCCTTTGATCAGGAATCTTCGTGGATTCGTCAATAATCAGGCGGCGGATTATTATGGCGTCAATAAGGTTGGTATGGTAGAGGATATGGATGATATATTACGTATGGCTGAGACATCCATGTCCGATATAAACGCCCTTCGAAGTGATCGTAATGAGGACTGGCTGGATGGACAGCTTCGGATGTTTAATATCCCGGAAAGATATTGGAATGGGATAAAGAAGTTGATAAATAACATCCATAAGGATATCAATGTCATGTCCCGATTCTTTGGCACACTGGAGCATAGTGGTAACGCTATCTTAGGCATGTTAGGGCAACGTCTTGCCAAGGCTTATAACGACGCTCATGTTGAGGGTGTGGCTAATATCAATAAGATGACTAAGATGATGAAAGAGCGTGGATGGGGGATAAAGGATAATGAGGATCTTATACAGAAGATAAACGGTAAGAACTCTGATTACCTTGACTCGTCCCGTGATTTCGCCAAATACGATTTACTGTATCGGACAGAGCAGGCGAAAGCTATTATTGATATATATGATCTTAAAAAGGTTACGGGTAAGACCGAGAAGCAACTTATCGACATGCTTTTATCTGATAAGGGGCTTAAGGTCAAGACTCGTGATGATATCGTAGGATATGATGGGGATAAGCCTATTACGAAGGCCGTGTATCATGTATTCAAACCTACCATCCAGAATTTTGATATCTCGGACATGACGTTCGAGGATCAGCAACGGTATCTGGATACGATAAATAGGTGGTTGGATGAGAACCAAGAGAAACCTATGGTGCAGGCTTATTACGATAAGATCGAGAAAGTTAATAAGAAGGTCGAGGAAAGACTGGGTCGTAGGGTATCGCAAGCCACGTCCGATTTCATGACCCGTATCCGTAGAAGCCGGTATGTGGCTATGGATAAGTTTATTAAGAACAAGAAGGTCGATTGGGACGCTTTCCAATCTGACCCTATAGCTTGGAGATCTTATCTGGATATCCTTCGTGATAGGGCTATAGCCAAGAGCGAGTGGTATTCCGACGGGACACCAAAGGAAGCGGGGTCCGAGGCGTTGATGATGTCCGAGGAGATCAAGGCATGGGACGAGGCGTGGGCCGAGGAGTTCGGGAATACCAACGAGGGTCGTAAGGCTTCAGCCGAGTTTAAGGAGATACTGCGTGGGATAGAGCGGTCCGAGGGCGGTAAGGCAGCATTCGAGTTCCTGCTAGCCGGTGGTCATCTTGGCTTCTCCAAGGATATGTGGGGATCCGAGGAGGGTGATTATTACGAGAATCTGGTTGATAAGATCACGGAGCAATCTGTATCATCATCAAGGATAGAGAAGGTAGAGGAGGCGATGGCAACAATAAATGAGATTAACGATCAGTTAAGACCTTTGCTTATTCAGTACCGGGACAGTACCAGATATGGCGAGTATGATTTCGATCGTCTTCGTGGATCATCGTCATTAAGGAAGATAAACGAGCTATACGACCGTCTGGCCGAGGCCAAGAGTGTTATTAACGCCGCCGCTTCCGCTGAGGATATTGAGATGAATATGCCCGATACGGTGGAGAGTGGCGTTACAGATTCCTACCGTAATGCGTTAAGGGATGCCGTGACATACGACAAGGGAATGGATGAGATTAAATTCGCCAAGGAACATATGTCTGCCCGCTCCCGGAGTCAGGTAGATAGGATGGCCGCCAAGCTGTCACAGAAGAATCCATCATGGACATCCATGGAGACAACGTTCCTTAGAAAAAAATACGGTCCTGATTTCAGTGATAAGCTGGCTAATGATATAGCTATGGGTAAGGCTAATAGTATACTTATTGAGTATGCCAGAACCCGGCTATATCCTTATATGAGAAAATACTCTCCCAAAGGGTATTCTGATTTTGTCAGGAAGATAAATAACGGTACGTATAAGGTGTCGGATTTTTTTGATGCCATGGAAAGCGGTATATCAAAGGAAGAAAGCGTGTCCCGTTTCGGCTTCGATATTAATATGATTGATTTGTCGATCAACAACCAATGGTTAGATGAGGCTGATTTCGAGAGTTCCTTCCGGAATCCTAATTATAATCCCGATCTAGGTTATGGATATCATACGCCTAGATTTGATAAGTACAAGAATGAGGCTTTCTTCAAAAAATACGGTATTACCAAGGAAGGAGAGGAGGCCACGATCAACAAGGATAAGTGGGAGATGAGGAAGGAATTGCTTAACATAAGCCGTAAGGCTATGGAGGATTATGATGAGCGTTTCAGGAATATCTACCAGATACCACAGATATCCAAGGGCGGAGTGGAGAGGATGGTGCAGGCCGGGGTTGACCCGAAGGCGGCCATCGGAAACGCCGTACGTGACATCGTTGGCGAGAGGGTTGATGATCCCATACATGGTCAAGGACAAGACCTAGGAGGGCTTGATGAGAACGATAACAAATATCGCATGATCCCCAAGTACTATCTGAGCAAGCTAGAGAATGCCGATGACGTATCCCATGACTTCGCGTACTCCTATTCTATGCTATCCCTTCAGGCGGCATCTTATAAGTATAAGAGAGCTGCTTTGGATGATGTTATGGGATATAGGAATATGATGCTTGAGACTCAATATGATGGGGGAAAGAATCCAGAAGCCACTCATGCCTACAGGATGTTTCAGGACTGGGTTAACGCCAGTATCTATGACGTTAGGATAAACAATAAGCGGACTGAATGGAATATAGGCAATTATAAGGTCGATCTTAATAAGCTGGCCCTTATGTTTACCAAATTTGTGTCCAAATCCAACCTAGGCTTCTCCCCGTTCGTGGCGGCTACCGGTGCCCTTACCGGGCAGGCCAACTTCCTTTTGGAAGGTATGGTAGGACAGTACATAAGCAAGGACTCCATGAAATACGCTTATGGAGAAGCCCAGAAGCAGTTAAGCACGTACGTGTCTGAGATCGGGGACATAAATCGTACCAATAAGTTATATGTTGTCGGTGAGGCCCTAGGTGTGTTTAATGTCCGCAACCGTGTACGATCGGCGGCATATAACAAGATCTGGAGAACCTTATTCCGGGATCTGCCATTTAAGATGATGGAGGTTTTGAACTCTCCTTTGGACCCGCAGGTTATTATCTCGGTAATGGATGACACTCGCCTGTATGAGGGTCAGTTCTGGTCATATTCTAATTTCAAGGAGATGATGATGAAGGACAGGAATATGTCCGCTAATGAGGCTAAACGTAATTGGGAGCGTTTAAGGGATTATTCCATATGGAACTTAGTAAATGTCAAGGACGGGAAGATCGTGGCTAAAAACGAGGCTAATAAGGATATTATAGACCGATACATACCTACATTGTCCAGCAGGGTCAGGAGTATGGTGCAGATATGCGACGGCGCCCTTAACGAACAGAACCGGGTGGGGGCTAGCCGGAACGCTATCCTTAACATGGTGCTCCCTCATCGTGGATGGTTTATACTTGCCATTCAACGGGCATACAAAAAAGCCGGGTTTAACTTCCAGACCAACCAGTTCGAGGAGGGATATATGAGAACGTTATGGAGATTCGCCGGAGATATCTATAATATGATGTCAGAAGGCAGGATGAAGGAAATACATGACGTGCTGAAAGAATATCATAGTCTTAATCCTTATGAGCAGACCAATATCAAGCGATCGCTTATCAATATGGCAGTATTCGCTACGATGATAGCCATAGGAAGGGCTTTGATGGGATATAGGGAGGATAATGAGGATAGCTGGTTCGGGCAGTTCATTACCTATATCGGGTTCAGGACGATCAATGAGATCGCTTCCCAGACATCCCCGTTCATGGAGCTTAACGCCATAGATATGCTGCAAGATCCGCTGGTTACGGCCCGGAAGTTAGGCGATCTCACCGATCCCCGGAACTGGGACCCGTTCGCTACTGTCCAGACCGGTGTGTACAAGGGCGAGAGTAAGTTGTGGAGACAGCTCATGAAGTTCTCGTTTGGTAAGCAATGGTATAATATCAAGACGGCTAGGGATATTAAGCAGACATCCGACTACTGGTTGATGACCAACGGCATGACGATGGGATTCTTCTTAGGAGGCAGGGATAAGGATGAGTCCGGGGAGGACGCTAATTGGTATTTTGACAGGGGAAGATAACTGATATGGTATGACAAAAAAAATAGCCGGTCAATTGTTTAAAACAATTTGATTGGCTATTTTTGTATTCCCATCTATCCATCCCGGACGGATGGGAATAGGTAATTATTTTATGAATACAAATGTAGATCTTTTTCATGATTCCACGAACAATAGTAATGGAATTTTGACGTCCGAATCCAACGAAATGGATTTAAATACATTAATACCGGTAGTAGATAATAATAATCATAAGGTTGTAGACGCCAGGCTTCTTCATGCGTTTCTTCAAATAAGAAGAGATTTTACATCATGGATAAAAGATCGTATATCAAAATACGGTTTTATTGAAAATCAGGACTTTGTATTGATAAAATATGATTATTTAGGTAACTTACTGAATGACAGACTCCCCCATTTTGGTGAGTCTGATACTCAGGTAGTTGCAAAGACTGATTACCTGCTATTGATGGATATGGCCAAAGAGCTATGTATGGTAGAGAATAATGATAAAGGGAAGAAAGCTAGAAGGTATTTTATCGAGAAAGAAAAAGAATTAAAGAAGTTGGAAAAGTCGAATAATGATCAAGTAAGTCATTTGCGTATTCCCGACTTTTCCAATCCAGCGGAAGCTGCAAGGGCATGGGCTGATGAGTATGAGGCCAAGGTGAAGGCCGAGAAGGAAGCTATGTTGGCACTAGAAGCCAAGAACAAGGTCGAGGAGGAAAAGAAGATTGTCCAAGCCGAATTAAATACGGCTATAGATACGATAAAGGAGAATGAACCGGTAATTGATATGTTTAAAAGGTCTATTCCAAGAGAAGGTGTCCTTATCCGTGAATCATCAAAATATTTTGAGCAATTTGGCTATTATATCGGGATTAAGAACATGTATCCGTTATTACAGGAATTAAAATATGTTTTTAGGAATGAGAGAGGTAGGATAGAGGCATATCAGTCCGCTCGTAATTCTGGATTAGTTACATATGGATCTGATCCTGGTGATGAATATTGGGAGGCTAAGGCCGTGACTGTTATGATAACATTAAAGGGATTTGTTAAACTGGAAGAATTGTCAAGAAAAAAAAGGAGCGTTTTTGAGAAATATGGTCGGTTCACGATATGATGCCCCTCACTGCGATTATTCTGATAAAGGCAAGGCTATTAGAGCGCTTACTGGCGATAATAGGTTCACTAAAGATATTGATTATAAAGTTTTTACCCAAAATGGTAAAAACCCTACTGAGGGAAGATCAACAATTGTATATACGATAACTGCATTTTGCGTGGAATGTTTGATAACAAGGAAAGAAAGATGAGTATAAATAAATAGTTATACCATTGATAATTAATGTAATCCAAAAATGGATTTACATAATAATAGAAGGATAGGCGATTATCATCCTATCCTTCTTATTTTCGTTATCGGTTATTATATTTATACACAAAATCATCCACATCCATATACTCACACCCGAAGTTTCCCGCCGTCTTCTTATCGGAGTCGGAGAACTGCCCTTCTTTCCCGGAAGCGTCCCCGATCATCATGATAGTATCGTATATGATCTTATTTTCCTCATCTACATTATCATTTATGAATTTGATATAATCCATATACTGGTCTATCATCCCCGTATTTGGTTTCCTATTGATGTTATCTTTATCATTGTTGTCGCAATAAAAGTTGTATACGGATATATTGGTATAATCCTCCAATGCGCTTGATATATAATCGAATTTATATTCAAACATCTCTTTGTCTACGAAGCCTTTTTCTATACCTCCCTGATTTGATATGATTAGTATATCATCAGGAGCGTAATTTTTGATAGCCTCAAATACGTAGAGCTTGATTTTCATATCCCATATACCTTTAGGGAATGTATCCCCTGACACTGTCTCAATCAGTGTCCCATCTAAATCTGTTATTAACAATTTACACTTTTTCATGATTCAAAATTTAAATGATATATAATTACCTTAGTTTATTTATATACTACTCGTCCCATCAGTCCTGATAGCTCTTTATCATCCTGCTCCTTTACCTCTACATAATAATATCCCTTGAAACAAAATTTCTTTTGATCGGGATCTGACAAGAACTTTTTATATTCCTCGAATCCTTCATCTGAAAGATGATAAGCCTTTCTTTTTTGCTGAAGTAATTCATCTGATTCTAATATCTGTTTTTTAGTAGCCATAATATCTGTTTTTTGGATGTGGTATAAATGATTAATCTTTAGGAATAAACCCAACAGCCTTTTCGGTAGAAGCTCTTTGTTTTATAAAACATTCAGCTTCTTCCCATGAGGTTGCCCATATTTCACCGGCATACTTTTTGCCATTGATTTGATACTCTGTTACAAATTTCTTTTCTTCTTTTTTCATGTTTGTAATTTTTAAAAGTTAATAAAACTAAGGTTTTAGACAATGAGGCATTATATCCATTTTACGAAGTTTATTATCTTCTGTTTATAAAATTCAATGTCCACATGAGGAAGTCCCTCGATGACGGATTTAAGAGATATAGGATATTACTTCCATTTTATACTTCTCTGGATACTCTAGGCATGTGCATACTATTAAAATAGAATCATTCAACATGGTTACTTTATTACCCCTATCATCTACATAAACAGTTTTAGGATAATAATCAACATCTTCTTCTTTTTTATCTTTACATCCTATCATGATAAGAGATAGGATGATGATAATACCTATTTTAATCTTCATCATATTCTATGCTATTTATAATCTCTTTTATAACGTCCTTAATGCTAACATCATCATTAGATGATAATGATCTATGTATGCTTATCGCAGCTCCTTTAACTCCTAGTCTTATACCTAGACTCAAAAATTTTTTATTAATATCCAGCATGCTTAATGAGCTGAATAAAGTTCGTGATGCTGTATCTGCCATATCATTAGTCTCATCACCGGTAATTGACGATAGTCTACTTAAGGCTGATAAAAGATCCTTACCTGTTTTGCTTGTCACTGTTTTAGATGAATGATCCATCATCTTACTATCCTGTACCTTATTATTTTCAAATGGTATCATAATAAGATCTTTATTGATGCTCTTATCCCAGCATTCTATATAACGATTTGATTGACATTCATGCCCGTCATAAAAGAAGCACTCTTTGCATGGTTCTTCTTTATTGAAACTAGCTGATGCTATCAATACGGTATCATTATCATATATTACATCACCTATTCTCATATTTCATGTTATTAATTTTCTCGATAAAACTACTCATGTAATCACAATCCATATCACAATCCTTTAGATGCTTACACATCTTATCTCCGTCCCTTGACAAGAACGGGCATGTATCCCTATGGGAGATTATGACCAAGTCAATTATCTTATCAACGCGCATATCAATATCACTAAGCTATAGATCATCCATGCTATCAACACCCACATCGTTATACTCAAATATGTTTGTATGTTCCTTGGGATTTGATATATTTCCCTGAACGTCAGCATCATAAATATGAAAGTCTTTAGGTTCATAACTTGCTATATTTTTCTATATAGTTAACTATCAAATCTTTAACTCCTTTTGGTACATCTACCAGTTTGAGATTACCTTGGAATATGTCCTTGCCGTACTCATCCATAATCTCTCCGAATGAAGGATTCATGACTCTTGTTGACATAGATATCGGTTGATCAGTGTCAAATTTGATAACGATCTTCTTTCCGCCATTTATCGCCTTTTTAAAAGCCACGTAAAGCTTTCGACCTTTTATTATATCACAATTCCCTTTCAGGATATTAGACATATGTATGACATATTCTTTCTTCGCATCTCCGGGGTTGTCCATAAGCTTAAGATCTCCTCCGGTATCTCTCCATTTCCTGAAGCACGGGAAACATAGACCGTAATTTGCCTTGGCGTGTCTAGATATCATCCTGCTGCTGCCGGCTGGGATCGTATCGCCACAGCAGATACACGTCCTATCCTTGTTGGTGCGCATCGGCACATAGCTCTTTATCGGGTATTCTTTTCTTTTATACATCTTCTTCTGTTTTCAAAATTATCATCACCATACTCATAATTAGGACAAGCTTTGTTGCTTGGTCGTCTAACATAAGTCTTTTGCTTCCTGTTATATTTACTGTTAGGGTTTATATAATGGTCACACACTTGCCAAATAGAGCAACATACTTTCCCGTATCTTTTCGCCCAATCATTATCATGCAGATGTACGCATGTAGAGCAAGTCGGATTCTTAAGCTTATCCTTGTTATCATCTATGATCTTATTGACCCGATCAAGAATAACATGCATTTTTTCAATATTTATGACGTTAAACGCGTCTGGTTTCGGAAGATATGTCATCGAGCTTATATCTATGTCCATTTCCTTGGATTTGTTGTAAGCCGATTTGTATTTCCTTACCATCAAATCTTTTAACTGATTTACCTTCTTCTCATATGTTCCCATGTCTCATTCGGTTTTCCATCCCTGTTTCCTTAATAAATCCACCATCATCCCTTTTATCTTAGGGCTAATGGCTTCGGTAAGTATATCAGCGGCCAAATTGATAGAGAAGCTGGTCATCCTAGACTCCCCTATATATTTCTCGCTGGTAACTTCTTTCACATAGTCGTGAATATCCTTAATCATCTCATTTTGAGATCTTAGGAGATCCAGTATCTCATCGAGTTTATCATCCATCTTTTTTCTCAAATACACCTGACAATAACCAGACAATCACTATCAAAAAGAAAAATAACCCAAGAGCCTCATCCGGGTAATCATGTATGGCCTCTAGAACATCTCTCATAGCTTGACATCCATTTTGTTGATTATCTTATAAAATATATCCCTAGTCAGCTCAATATCATAAGTAGCGTCATGGAGTTTATTCTCATCAATCTCAATACCCATAGTCTTAGCCACGGTCATCAACTTAAAGTTCTCCATATCGTTTCTTACGCCCATAAGGAATGGTGTCACCATAACATATACATCCATACAGTTAGGATAGAACCATGATCCGAAATACTTATCCCCACATTGCTGGAATAAAGCCCGTAGGAAGCTGTTATCGAATCCAGCGTTGTTATACCCCACTAAATACATTTTATCCCTCTTATCGAACTTATTCACGTATTTGGATAATATACCAACTAACTGCCTGTATCCGTCTTCCATAGGCTGATAAGACTGCACTTGCTCCAAGGTAACGCCGGCCACGTCCAGCGCCTCTTGCTCTATCGTGGCGGCAGGATTCGGGGCTAGACGGATGTCAAACCTCTCGACCTCCTGCCCGTCGATATCCACGATCCCTCCTATTTGGTGTATCCCGTTTCTCCAGAACTTAACCCCGGTTGTCTCTAAATCGAAAAATAGTAATTTCATATCTATTGATTTTTAAAATGTTCCTTAATCTTCTCCAATGCCTAAACAATTAAACGCCAACCATCCACTTACAACTCCCATCGCAAAAATAAACAAAACCATAAGCGAGAACAGCGCCCAATCTTTTGTATTTAGTTTATTGCTCTCCTTCTTTGCTTTTATTTTTTCAAGAATATTCTTGTCAACATTGAAATCGAAATCAAATGTCGTATTATTAGCTATCTTCACATCAATGCCTTTGTTATTAATAAATATCTGTCTCTTAACACTCATATCCCTAATATTTCTGCTACATAAACAAATCCATAACATATATAATTATCAGCATCATGCTCCCCATAATCAACATGCCAAATAACAGCGCATGGGAAATAGAGTGGCATATCCTCAGCCATAGGATCCTCTTTGAGGTCATCAATGTTTATCTTCTCCCTCCACCTCCACAGGTCTTGGATGTCGTTCAAAATTAATTTCTCCATAATTATGACGGATATTAGATGTTATTAATTCAATAGCCAAGCTGATCATAGCTCCCGCTTCAGTAAGTTGATTCATTTGGGCGTACATTCTATGCTCTGCACTACGATAAGTCTCTCTACTACTTATGGTGTCTAGTAAATCATCTATAGCCTTTCTAAGAAGATTGGTTGTCCCTCCTTCTCCCATACCCTTGAAATAATAAATATCACGACCAGCGTAAAACATGTCCTGATATCTTTTAGCTACGTACTCTATTCCGGATAGATGATATTTCTCGTTGTCTATCTCCACCTCTCCTTTTTCTATAGCCCTCAACAACTTCCAATCTATCGTTACATAAGTTTCACGATTTTTCACCTTACATAGGTATATCCGCCATAATGAGAACCCAATGTCCTCATCGTAAGTTCATTGACTTTTTGTTTGTTTTCATCCATAATAATCTGGTTTTTAATGTTGATACAAAGATAGTTGTAAATTTCATAGAAAATCATAGAAATAATTAAGATATTCTACTCCATTTTAGACGCTTCAACACAACTGGCAACCCGGCTGCTCTGCGTCCGTATAGCCGCATCAACTCCTACGGCTTGTATGTTAATCGCTGCGTTGAGATCCCTGTCGATCTCCATGCCGCAATCTTTGCAGACAAATGTTCGATCCGATAATTTCAGATCTTTATTCTTCCAGCCACATCTTGAACAGGTTTTCGAGGATGGGTAAAAACGATCTATAACAATCAGTTCTTTACCATACCACCTACACTTGTATTCAAGTTGGTTACGGAACATCGAGAAAGAAGCATCATATACAGAACCGGCAAGTTTGTGATTCTGTAGCATACCGGAAGCATTTAGATTCTCAATACAGATAACATCGTAATTATTTACCAGCATCGTGGTCAAATTATGCATGTACCATGAACGCTTGTTGGCTATATCACGATGAAGTCTTGATACTTTTAGCCTGCATTTGTTTCTTCGATTACTTCCTAATTTCTTTCTTGATAAATGCCGTTGCATCCTTTTTAACTTCGCTTGGTTCTCACAAAGAAAATGGGGATTCTCAACAGCAATCCCATCAGATAATGTAGCTAATGTCTTAATCCCTAAATCAACTCCGACTGTTTTGCTAGTTTTCTGTTTGTAACACTGTTCTGTTTCTACAAGAACTGATACGAAATATTGACCAGCACGGTTCTTTGAAACGGTACAGGAGATAAAACGAGCGTTGTCTGGAACTCCACGATCGATAACAATCTTAACCCATCCGATCTTTTCGATCCGGATCTTATTGTTAGTGATTTTAAACTTCGGGAACGGCAATCTAAACGACTGGTTGTCGTGTTTATTTTTGTAATTCGGTTTACCGAGTTTTTCTTTCCTGTTCTTGTTGAAGTATTGTCTGGAGAACTCAATAAAATCACGTTGCTTCTGCTGCAAGGTGGCTGCCGATACTTCATTTAACCAAGGTTTTTCAATAACAAGATCCGACTTTGTCGGGAATTTCGGATTAGGGTTTGTTTCTTTATCGTATGAGTTAAATGAGTCAACACAAGCATTCCATACAACACATACGCATCCGAATGTTTTTGCAAGAAGTTCTTCTTGTGTTTTGTTCGGATACATACGATATTTATATGAACGCTTTATTAGACTCATCATCAATTCATTTTAATATATTAAATATACAAATAATTCTATGATTTTACAATGGATTACTATCGATTTTGTAATTATTTAATCATACTTGTCTCCTCTTCTGTATACTAACGCTACCCAACAGTCGTATTTTTTGCTGTATCCTATAAGAGGGACATTAGCCATAGGCGGATTATCCTCCGTTTTGTACCTTATTCTTGCTGTTTGTTTTATACTCATATAATCCATTTTTTAATAATGTTGTTATCAGTGAAAATAATGTATCTATAAGATGTTTCTCCTTTCCCCAATATATAGGAATATCATTTATATCCCTATATAATGCAAACCATGCGTTTTCTAGCTTATAACATTCGAATGTAGAACCCTCTATCTCATATGGGAGTAAATTCAGTAACGTCCCTACATCCCAAACAGGGTTGGATATATCCGGGGTAACGGCCTCGATCAACCCTATACGACCAGCGTCATCCTCCATAGAATGCAATGAGTCAAGGTACTTGTCTCTGAATCCGATGGCGGTGGAGATAGGGAGGCCGGCCTCAACCAGCACTCTCCCCTGTTCTTTTGTAGTGAATATCCTTTCTTTCATCTAACCCTTGATCTTTTTCTCTACAGTAACAATCGTATCATTATGCCATCCCCCATGAGCCACTAGAAGAATCTCCTGCTGCTCGAAACCAAGCCCTGCCCCTATACCGCCGGAGTTCCACGCGCAGGTAATGACCACCCCGCCCTTCTTGGTGATCCTAGCTATCTCCTTCTTCTGCCTAGCCCAGTAGCTGGATTGCGTTGTTTGCATATTAACAGCACCTCCAAGCCTTTTATATGACTCGGACACCTGTCTCGCGGAATATGGTGGATCATATAATACCATATCAGCTATATTATCATCAAGATGACACAAGAAGTCCGTGGCGTCTTTATGATACATAGCCTTAGTCTCAGGATCAAGATCGTTGGTGATCGTCCCTATATCGCTGTTTCTGGCGAATGGATCCACTATAACCATCCCCTCTTCTCGATATTTGTCTATAAGTTCCCTTATCGGTCTTATGCTGAATGTCTCTTTATTCGGCATTGACCATTTTTTAGTAATTATCATGATCTATGAAGTTTATCCCATTCTTCTTTATCTACTCTTTTACCTTGTATATAAAACAACTGTATTGACCCATCATGAGTGTAAATTGCTTTAGACTTATCATTTTTTAATCTATCGAAAACATTACCAAACCTCTGTGATAATTTCATAGATTGATATTTTTCAAGAAAGTTATATTCTTGATCTGATAAATTTAATTCCTGTTTAATCATTTCCCTGCTTTTGCTCATACCAAATTTGATTGTTTATTTCCTTTTTGAAATTTAATTTCATAATACTTCTAGATATAGGATCACATATATCCTCCCACCAATTCTTGTGTCCTTTTGGTGGATGTATATCCTTTTTCCATGAAGACCCCTTAACTGTTTTGACTCTTCCGTATGGCTTCATTTTGCTCATGTTTATCACATGTCACATTAGTACCCGTTTCTGATGATCCGAACATAAGCTCATCAGTGATCTTGCGAAACTCCTTTACAATATCATTCATCTGCTTACGCTCTATGCTTCTTAGCAAATGGGCTATCACATCCACTGTCCATCCGTTTCCAGCTAAAGACATGGCCGTATTCGGGGCTATCCCATCAAGGTAATCATCCGGCAATGTCTGTAGCCTACATATCTCCACAGGAGTCAGGTATCTGAACTTATCTTTCAGGTCAAAGGCGTTCAGATATCTTCCGGGCGGTAATGATGATATCACGTTATCTTTCATGACTGTTGTAAGGCAATTACTTTTCTTAATAGAGGTAGTATTCTTGTCTTTTCTTACTTCCAGACATTGCGTTATTTTCACGTTCTTGTCATAATCCTTTCGATGTCCGTCCTCTCCTATCCTTCTACCGACAATGACTCCTATATATATTCCTCTTATGGCTCCCGGATTCCAGCCCTTGTCATGCTCTAAAATATCATCCAACGATATATGTTTGTCTTTCGGCATTTCTACCGGCCAATTACACCAATAAAGACGATGCCGGGTCTGTGCCGAGACCAAGGCGCTATCGATCTCCACCGGCTCTACGCCCAGCTCCTCCGTTATCACTCGGCGATGCTCATCCCGCATCCGGACGTTCTCGCCCAAGAACAGGACCTTACCTTTGGTCTCCTTCCTTAAATGCTTTACGATGTCCGAGAAGCAAAAGAAAAGCCTTCCACGAGCGTCCATGAATCCTTTACCCTTACCTGAGCTAGAGAAGCTCTGGCAACAGAACCCTCCCATGACCAGATCTATGTCTTTCCAAGGGATATCCCATGTTCTCCAGTTATTGACATCCCCTAACTGGATGATATTCGGAAAATGTTTTTGACTTACCTTTATGCATGTCTTGTCTATCTCCGAGGCGTAATAAGTATCTATAGGTATGCCGGCCCTCCGTAACGCTAGATACCCACATGATATCCCGTCAAATAATGATAATACTTTCATATTATTTATCGTTTAGGTATATAATCACTTTAATTGTGATATTACTCTAATAGCATAGAAGGAAACGCCCTTTCTCTCATCATTTGGATAAAACTCATTCCCGTTATAAGTCACTAACCATGCTTTCTCATAATTATATTGAGTGCTAGTCCAATAACTTGTAGTGCCTTCGTCTATATCTAATCCATCGATAAGAGACATGCATCTGTTAATCTCATCTAAATTATTTATGATCTCCATCCATTCTCCCACTGATGCCAGATATCCCATTTGCCCGTTCTTGAATTGAGTAACAGTACATTCATAAGCGGCACTAGCATGCGTATATTCCGCGATACTTTGTGTGTTTTGAAATCCATTAAAATCTTTTTTTGCTTCATTACTTGATGTTATTGTAGTTACTCCTTGGATCAATCCAGTCGTATTAGACCAGCTTCGATTCTTAAGCTCAATACCTGAAATAACGAAGCTGCTGTTGTCGCTTATCAACGCCACTCCTACGGCGTCGTTTCTCCACGAATAATTCCATTTATCACTAGTATATAACTTGCCATTGGTGTGTAAGATATATATACCGTTTGAAACGGTTTGACCGCCTATCATCCTTCTTCTCATATTCTTCTACCTTGCTAATGTATGTTTATAATTCTAAGTTTATCATATTCTTCAGTAAGAATCCCATGATCAAACAATTTGCTAGCGTCTATTTCAAAGTCCCTATATTTGTCAGTTATATTGATATCAGCCCACATGTTCAATCTCCCCTTATCATCCAACTGCATATGGATAAAGCCTTTTGTCACCTTCTTCCCGGCTTTAAGAGCCTCTACGTCTTTATCGGTAATCTTTTTCATGCTTTCAATATTTTATCGATACAATTAAATTCATCTTTCATCCTGATCTTTATGCCCCCATATGATAATTCCTTATGAGCTGTGACAAAATAATCAACCGCATCTTCATCTAATAAACTATGCGGACACCTTTCCCATACAGGACTTTGATCTAGATGATCCCATGTAGCTACAAGTAACCTATTCTTGTCATTATCAATAGCTATTTTATATGTCCCTATAGTAGCCTTACGTTTAATGATCGCTCCATTTAACATCTGCTTCTTAGCCCAGCTCCATGAACCTCTCAACCCAAATGTCCTTATAACCCAGTCATTTATCTTCTTCATTTCAAGTTATTTGTTAAAAGCGTAATATAAATATAAATACATAAATTGGATAGGGCTATTCACCATACCCTTATCAGTAGGCTCGTCATACTTGTCAAGCCAAAGACGAAGCGCTTCCCAATCGATATCCCGCCGGTCACAGACCATGCAGGCTAGGTTAGCCCCGAACAGATCCCCTCCGCCACGTAAAGACTCGTTAAATCTCTTGGCTAGCCTTTTCTTGAATCCTTTATTGTACCAAATACCGGAGGTAGCGGCATAACAGTAATAAGCGTTGTATTTCATTTTCACACCCATCTTCTCAAATAAAGGCGTATGCCATATCCGGTCAAGGAAGAATACTATTCCACGATAGATAAAGGTTCGCAGGTTCTTTCTGTATCTTTTCCCCATGAAGTTATCCACACAAGATATAGTTCCGCCTGAATAATACCAATTATTGGCGCCTCTCTTAACCTTATCCGTCATCTTGAATTTATTCTTTCTGTCTTCCACCCTATCCCAAGGTTTCAGCTTATCCTCATTAAATGTCGGGCAATAATGATAGTAATGATTGATCCATGAAAGGTATGGGTTGTATATCGTATATCCATTATCACTTACATATGAGTTTATCTCATACCCAAGCTTCTTAGCTAATGGCGATCCCTCATCAGCTAATACCTTCAATATCGGGTTCAAGTTCCATATCTGGTCTTGGCTGACGAACATCGAATAACAAGGATCCTCATCCTCGCCATACCATCCTCCCATGCCGCTTACGATCTTATCCAGATCAAGAGCATAATCTTTACCCCTAGAGAAATCATCCCTTATGAAGAAACCTTTGTAAGTAGGCATATCCTGCACTCCTGGTTGATCCTTAAATATCTCTTTAGCTCCTTCTACTAGTCTTTCCAGTGTCTGTAAGACAAAGAATATCTCTAGAGGATTATAGTCATGCCCATACACCTTATTGTGTATCCGAAGATATTGAAGAAGCTCGGCTATATTAATAGTCCCGTCCTCCACATATCCCGTATTGTTATCGAAGTTTATTTTGGCCAGAGGGATGTTACTCCCCGGCGGTTGATCTATGTCGTCATAACAATGAACAAACCGGTCGAAGAACAGATCCTTCCAGCCAAGATATTTATCCTCAATCGTCATGAGCTTATTTTTTATCGTACATAGACATGACGTTGATAAGATCAGCCTTTCTGGTCATCCCTTCAAGCTTCTCGAAACCATCCATATTATCACCGCTGACGATGATAGTAGGGTATACCTCAATACCGTATCTGGATATCTCCTCCTCCGTAGCCTTGTTCTCCGGGATCTGGTTCAACGTAACCTCACCCTCATACTCCTGTAACGTGTTGGCGATAATATATCGCATGTAATCGCTGTACTCAGCGTCTTTCTTCGTGAAAAAATCGATTCTTACCATTTTAAACAGTTTTTAATCTATTAATAATTAAATCCGCTGTAAATATAGCGTTATCTATCTCATCCATACCTATTTTCCTTCCATCAAAATCGTTAGATAATAAATCTTTCACGATTTGATATCTGCGCTGCTCCCAATTTATGTCTATATCAAAATTCAGATACCTTACATAATCATAATTCAATTCATCATAACTATAATTGAGATACTTAACTATCGGAAATGGAGTATCATCATAAATAGTGCGCTTGATTAAATCAACGTATTTACCGGTTTTTTTATTGATAGCTCTTAATCTCTCATCTACTACTCTTTCTCCTGACTCTTCCATTCTATAAGCCCTTTGTTATGTTTATCGTAATATAATAATGCTATAGCGTTCCAGCATACGGCGGATAGATGCATGAATCCCTCCTTATCATATCTCTCCCCTTTCGTATAAGCGACCAAGTGTCTCATGAGTGCACCTAGATAACGATTGAACCCATCAGGTATATCTTGCCATGAGTTATCAGCATACTTCTTGGCACCTTCTGTATATACCCTCACGATGTCTTCTATCTCAGCCAAAGGAAGGAGGTCCCACCGGAGTTTGCCGTCGGCCCGGTCGTTCTTCCCGCTGCCGTCCTTCCCGACGAACGGTGCGTCTGTCGCTTCCCACTCATTGGTATTACATAGACCCTCGCCGATAGAGCTATAATCCGTAAGCTTATCGACCGTTTCCTCATCAATAATCCTTAATTTAATAGCCCTGTTTAATGATACAACCATTTCCTCTTCAGCCCAAGCATATTCATATGATGCTTTAAATAATGGGCCTAATTTCATCATTCCTGTACGATCGGCGGTTTCAAGTACCTCAAATACCTCACCGTCATAAACAACCTTTTCGTATTTACCAAATTCCTCTTTCATTTTAAATTTCTTTTTGTTTTATTATTATTACTGGATCATCATTAAAAGGAGACAGTATTCCAATATGCAGCAATATGCTTCGCTCATCCCCATCATTCTTTTCTGCTTTAAAGCCATTGATAACACATTTGTCACTAGATATAATAAAACCGCTTGTATCAGGATTATTTTCAATTGTAACCCATCCCTTTTTAACTGATTCATGATTCCTTAGTTTATCAGCATCATCTTTCGTTAACCAATATTCCTCAAAAACAGTATCCGGATATTTGGTCTTTATTTCCTCGTAAGTATCATACCATGTCATATTTTCATGTTTTAGATTAATAAAATTCGCTAAGATCCCTACATTCCGGTGTCTCACCTGTTATGGAATAAAGCTCACCAGATGATAGATATACGCAATGCGATGTCTTCCCGTCCCTCCACTCGCTTTGCTTCGTAATCCCGCAAATAGCGCAGCGTTGGATCCCCGGCCCTGCCTTTACCCACGAGTGTCGTACGTTTTTCTTTCTCGTCCTGTTGGTGTTGTCAAGTTTCCTCATATTAATCCTCCAAAGTCATTATAATCTTATCTTTCCCGATAATAACCTCATTCCCGCTCCTTACATCAAAGCATTTCCCTTCATCTGCCTCCTTGAAATAAAGAGCACCATTGTACTCGAACAAACCGAAGCCGTAATCGTCTAGCTTCATTTCGTTAAGTCTCTTGAATTTGTATATTTCCCCCATATTTTCTGTATTTTTTATATTTTGTATTACTAAACACATCAAAAAGATAGATAAGATCATTGCTATTATCCCTTCATAAAATTTAGTCGAATCATTCTTTTCATTTCCTTCTACTATCAAATAGATAGAACACGCCATTATTATAAAGGTAGATCCTAATCCAATCATAACATTTTCCTTGTTTTCAAAAACTCCATCATATCCTCTGCGCTAAGCTGGAAGCCTGCCGCCGCCTTATGACCTCCTCCCCCGGGATAGGCTTTATGTGCCAGCGCCGAGACATCCACCTCCTCTTTGGTGGTATAGAATGAACATCTAAAGAATCTTCCGTTCCAGCAAAATGGCATCATCAGATCATGTCTCTTAGGGTTATACATAGATTCAAATGTAGTAGAGTTAAACTCCGTGGTATTCATACATATAGCCTTGTACCCAAATACATCAGCCTCGAATGAGAACATATTCATCTCCCCTCTGTTTTTCTCTACTATATACTCTATTATAGCCTCCCCGTTATTTATCATATCATTCACTAAGTTGCTATCGGCTTTATCTAGTACATCCTTAACAATGTTTACATCAAGACCGCAATATCCCCTCATCCCGTACTGGAACGCCATGACATCACTCCACTCGAACCGGTCGTGATCCCATACATCATAAGCACTCAATAATTCTACCACATTAGGAGTTTTGATGTCATCGAAAAGATATTCCCACGTAAGCTCACAGGCCGCCGCCCCTATACGCCTCTTGCCCTTTACCTCGTAATCCCTCATATCGTCTATGGCTGTCTTATGATGGTCTATCCATACGACATCTATACCTTTCTCTTTCCACTCATCGAAAAGGAATCTCGTTCTGCTCCCAAATGACACGTCAACTACAAATACCTTATCATATTTATTCACGTCAGGTATTTCCTTGCCGTAATTGTAAGGAAGAAGATCAATGTCCCCTTTGAAATACTTTTTCACTATAGCCGCTGACATTACTCCGTCAAGATCAGCCTCATGATATATACACCCAATCATAATAATTTTTTTATTTGTTTCAATTCATATTCTATCACACTGATACGACCCATGATAATATTTTTATCATCGTCATTATCATGATCACCATCTTCCTTCTTAGATAAGATATTATCTATTTGGGCTGACGCTAATACCATCATCATGCAATGATTTGATTTAATTTTTTTTTAATATATCTACGCCATTTATCGTAATTAGAACACCAATATTTTTTATCCCATCTATACCCATATTTATAATCTATTGTTTTTAATTAAAAAATCTATGTACTCTTTTATCTCCTTGTTTCGACCGTTATCCCAATCAAATGTCTCGTTTATGAATTTGAAGTACGATACCGGAATTGAATGCAACATCCATCCACAATACTTGCCGAATGCCATTAACGTAGAGCCAAGGGGATGATCCGGTCTCCCGGGAACAGGGGCGGCGGTTACGCCCTGCGCCAGCCCCCTCCTACGATCTTTCTTGGCGGCTTTGATATCCAGATCTGTTTTCGTTACCTTATCCCCCATCGGGATATTGGTAATTAGTTTATCGCCGATAAACATCCCCCATCCATATCCTTTGTAGTTCTCTATACTAAGTTCTCTTATATCACCGAACCTTGACGAGTTATTGCAACAATCAACGACCAATGCGCTATCCTTACCGTCCTTTATCCTGACAGCTCTCCCAAGCCACTGATAAAACGACGAGAATGAGAATGTTGGTCTTCCTACTATCACACAATCCAGACCCGGATGATCGAATCCCGTACCGAGGGCGGAATAGTTGAACACTACCTTCGTCTTACCCGACTTGAACCTCTCAACTATAGCCTCCCGCTGCTTCTTTGGCGTGCCTCCGTGAACCACCTCCGCAATGCCGGTACATATCTTGGCGTTCATCCATTCGGCGGCAGTATTGCAGCTCTCAACAGAATCCATAAACACCAGTATAGATCTACAGATGTCTTTTAATACCATCAACCGACGTAAAATAAGGTTGTTTAAGCCATTTTTTCTCACCGCCTCACTAATTGACTCAGCCGTATATTCGGAGCCGTTAGAATTGAGTTTAAGGGCATCTCCATTGAAATCCCATGTCTCATATTTAAGAGGTGTCCAAAATCCTTGCCTTATCATCTCCTCTACCTGTATCACGTGAATCAGGTTCTTGAAATATACCGGTCTCATACGAGTGATGAAATTAAGTTGGGAATATGATGTCTGTCCTATCGACATGTTTTTAAGTCTACATGGCGTGGCTGTAAACCCTATCACCTTTCTCGGCTTCAGCTCATTCATGAATGTCATGAACTCACTGCCATCCTCAGGACTGTATCCGGCGTGAGCCTCATCTATCAATACGTTTCTGATTCCCATCTCCTTAAGCTGACCAACAACCTTCTTGATAGACCCTAACGTGGCGTATATCATGTTAGACAGCTCTTTCTTGCCACAGGAGGCGGAGTAGATGGTCGCCGGTATCCCGTAAGATGTGATCTTATCGTGGTTCTGTTGCAGCAATTCTTTTGATGGTTGTAAAATCAGCGTCTTATCTCCCATCAATCTAGCCGCTTCTGCTATGAGGATCGATTTACCGCAACCTACAGGCCCTACGATCAATACCGGATCATGTCTATCAGAGTTTATGTAATCAGAGATGCTTTTAACGCAATCCTCTTGATATGGTCTTAGTTTATATATCATTTGGATTTATAGTTATCAAAAACAGCCTTTACGTATTTTAATTTCACTGGGCATTCACGATCGTCAAACATTTTTACCATCAATGTATCCATCGTCTTACTTATAGCTATCACCTCTCCCGTGCCCACCTGGGTATGGACTATATCACCTACCTTTATATCGCATTTAATCATGATCTAGTTTCTTATTAAATTCCTCTATCTTGCTCCTATCTGTCTCATTCACCATCTCAGCCTCTTCCTTGAATATGTCATACCCTTCCCGGATATTGTCTCCAACCATATTCTCTATCATCTCCCTTAGCTCATCGCTTCTTACGGCGAAAGATATTTGGAACGATTTACTTGTGCCTTTCATCAGGTAATCAATCTTCTTTTTACATTCTGTCATTAACCGATCCAGATTATCGAACTTAACGAACTTGGAGTTGCCGTTGGCTTTCCTTACCCCATCCTTGAAATCCTCCAATATCCCGTTAAATACATCCGCCATACACATCATGGAATGTAGCCATACCAGCATATTGAATTTATATTCATTATCAGCGTTATTCATCAAACTCACCAAAGACTCGCTTTTTGTCAACATGATCTTCGATTCCCGGTCTACGATATCCTTTATCTCCTGCCGGTATTTCATGGCGCCAACGAAATCCATCTTAGAATAACATTCATTTGATTTCTCTACCAATTTCCTGATATCCTTTCTAGACATCAGAAGATCCAATACCTGTTTTTCTCTTTCGTTTCTATCCATAACCAATTATTTATTGACACAAATATAATTAAAGCCTAGATATTTACCTAGGCTTTTTAATAAAGTTAATCTTTTTTATTCTTTCTTTTTGACTCATCCCAGTCCGATGAATACCTGCATGTCCCTTGTTTATGGATTGAGAAATCGCACCAAAAACACAAAGGATTGGGGCGGGGTTCAAGGCAGGCCGGCTGGCGTCCCATGAGGTAGCGCTTCTCGTACTTATACCCTTGTTTGGCATCGTCCCAAACGTGAGCTTGATAGCTATCTATTTTATTTGTCTCGAAATCATACATATCAAGAAGGATATCATTAAGTTCCTTGACCGATCTCTCCACTTTCTCCTTATCTACCTTCACGTTTTGGTTATCCAACATACGGGTAAAAAAATAGCTACACATATCTGGTAATACCTTATACTTCCTGTATATGTAAAAGGCGTATATCGGATGCTGGAGATTGTGAAGCAATTTATCCTTATCGAATAATTTTCTCCCAGACTTCCAGTCTATCGTATACATAGCTGTTCTGTCTTTTGTCTTATACTCACCTCTCCAGTCTACTGATCCTATGATATGTACCTTATCGTACGTCACGCCATCCAATGTAAGGGGCTTGGGTAGCTTATAAGGCAGGACGAAGTCCTCCTCCACGCCGGCCGGTCTCGACCCCCGGATCACTTTCTCCATTGGCGTAAGGTTCGACCACATTTTCTTATAGTTGCCAGCAGCATCCTTCTCAAACAACCCCACAATCCATCTTATTAACCTAGCCGCATGTTGCATGGACTCGATCTGAGATTTTACGCTATCAAAAGGTATCTTCTCTATATCGGCGTAATAGTTAAATGCCTTACTCATGTCCTCATAAGAAGGTCTGCATCCGTTCTTGAAGAAATACTCCATCGTCTGGTGGATAACCGTACCATATGACGTAGCCTCATGCTTCTCCGTGGATCTGTGACCCTCCACGTAAGTCTTATACCACTTATACGGACACTGGACAAACGTGTCTATCTGCGAGTAAGAAGCGGCGAGAACCTTCTCTCCATTTATTATCTTACACAAGAGATGTGTCTCCGGGATAGTCATCATCGAATATATTTAAATCAAGTGATGTTTCGTATAAATCATATGCTATATTTTGAAGGTGATGGAATCCTTTGATATCAATTTTAACAACTGTGTTACCCCATAAACGTGTGATACTTAAAACGTAATCTTTTGTTATTGTCATATCCCCTTTATTGCGGTAATCATGATTATCATAATCGTTAAATCCAATCCAATCCAATATCCTCTCATTCAAGCTTATTGGATAAACATCACATTCGGAAGTATACCACTTTATTGTGCCATTATCAATTCTGCGTTCGAGAATCAAACTCCCTTTGTCCTTATGCATACCGGTAATACATCCTATCCTCCATATATTACCATCCTTATCTTTCACAATATTGCCTATTCTTAACTCCTTAACTGAAATCATATTCTTCCTCCTCTTTATAATCGTCATCGCAATCATCAACAAGAGGGGTCTCTAACCCCTCTTCCCAATCATCATATCCGAAATCCATTATTTACCCTTAACCCAATCATACAACATATCCACAAAAATCCCTACAGTTAGTTCATCGACAGATTTATCGCCAAAGACATCATCCGGTATCCTTATATCCATCTTTTCTTCAATCCCCATCAATACCTCTAATAAATCAAATGGATCCATAGCTAGATCAGATGACAAATTACTTTCTTCTCTTACATCGTCAATTACCTCTATATTATTAATGTAATTGAACTCATGCATTTTCTCGAATATCTCTTTCCTCGCTATCTTCAATATTTCATCTCTTTTCATAATCCTCTAAATAATCATCCAACATATTTATAAGCTCTCCTACCGTCAATTCGTGATAAGGCTTGACGCCAAGTGCCTCATCGGGTATACATTTACCCGTTTTCTTTTCCACTTCCATTATGACTTCTACAAAATCAAGGGAATCCATAGCCATATCCGTATCCAGCTTATCCTCGTTCATTATCTGAGCGGCATGATCAAGACCATTAAATTCACCCATCTTCTCGAATATCGCCTCCTTGACTACTTTTTCAACTTCTTTTCTTTCCATACTAAATCGACATTTTCAATCTTCTACCTAATTCTTTTTTTATATCCGATATCCTTTCGATATCCATCTTAACATCGCCCGTGATGGCGTATTCCTTATCCATTCTCTTGGGGGGATCCGGAAGCCGGCTTATGGCGAACAACCATGCCAGCTCCTTATTCTTATTCTCCCTAAGATACAGATCGGATGTCATGCCATACATCTTTATGATCGTATCGAATAACGTTGATTCCGATAAGCTCATATGTACGCTATAGACATTTGACGGTTTCCATATCAAGTTATCCAACCTCATCGTATATTCACGTTTAAGGTCTATATGGGATATTACAGCCCTTACTATAGGTTCTTCCTTGAAGTTGGTGTTAGCCACAAACCAGATAAGCCTTTTCTCCACCTCCTTGATAGCTCCTGTATCCTTACCCATATCGTTATATACCCCAACGATACGGTCCCGGATTCCCTCGACCTCCGGTGTCAGACCGGGTGTCTCTATCAGCATCAGCAGCGATCCTCCCCTTGGCGTTATCTTCCACTTCCCATTCTTCTGAAGCTCAATATAACCAGATGCTTTATAACTATCTATTTTCTCCTTTGGAATGGTGTTAGCCATCTCTTCTTTTTGCCGGATCATCAAAAGATATCCAACATCAGACATCGTTAATCCTGATGTCATCATCTGTTCAAAATTAATATACATAAGTTAATGAGTTAAAATATTGACCTAATCTTTCTAGCTATTTTCTCTACTATACCAGGATGATCGGTATCGTTGTATATGTTAATCAACGTGCGTAATATATATAGCCTTGTATACTTATCGGAAAGATTGAACCAAGCTTCCTCTATACGACTATTTATCGGCTTAAACATCCTCAACTCAGGTATAAGTTCATATGCTAAAACTTTTTTTCTATCCACTAATCCAAGCATATTAGCCGTTTCGGTTATAGCTGCACACATAGTTAACTCACGTCTACATTCTATAGCATTGTAAGCTCCTATCAATACCCTAAGGCCGTCTGCTTTCGATAATCTCTTTCCCTTTCTCATATTGTTTTACCGTATAAGATTCATTAGCCATACCAACCCTGCCAACTGATATGGATTGATTTATTGATTGATTAAGATATCCTATAACCGACATCTTAGCCCTAACCGTATTGGCGCATCTTAGAAGGATGCGATAATCCTCTAACGCCCTCTCGTATCTTACGTCCACCCTAGCCCTTTTATCGGCGTCAGTCATGCTCTTACATGTCCCGTCCTCTCTAAGGCTTATAGCGATCTTGTCCCGTATGATCCTGATATCATCCTCGGCTATCACCAGCTCGGCATCAAGAACCCCCTTGTAAGAGCTAAGAAGATCCTCTACCGCCACTACCTCCCGCTTCAAGTTCTCCAATTCCAATACCATTGAGTTATCGTTCATTCTTTTATACTCCTGTACTTTATTGGATACCTCATCACAGATGCTCATGATCTCCTTCTCCCTGTCCCGGTTTATGATATACCTGATACTGTATTCGGCCATTTCCTTTAATGAGGATATAATCTCTCGTATGCCCATCTTGTTTTCGGTGGAGAAATTGGCTTTTAATAACATCTCCATCCCTTTTATGATGACAAGCAAAAAATTTTTTCTCAATCTCATGCTTAATAAGGTGTTTCGTCATGTACTACATTGAAATCATCACTAGGCGGTATATATTGTTGCTCCAACGGGATACTGGGAGGCGGGGGCGGTAGCGTCACCACAGTCGTGTCCGGCTTGCCGCTACCCACGGGGGCATCCGAGCCTCCCGGTCTTTCTTGGCGTACCACACCTCCATCAGGATAATATCGCTCATATCCTTTCATGATATCCACATGTATAGCCTCAATCTCTTCTAACGATCTCTGACGGACTTTTACTATATGATGGAATATAAGTCCATCTACACGGAAAGAGCGCCTTGATTCACTCTTAAAACGTTCCAGATTAGGATACCAGCCTTGCGGGAATTGCATGTATGATGAATAGCCGTATCTCTTTGGGATATTCAACGCTACCATAGCCGTACATAATTGCCCCAATGTATCTGATTGATAGAAATCAGATTGTTTTGGCATATGATCCTTAGGATCCCGTCTTCCCTCAATATCACGGTTAAGTTGTGATATTATAAGAAAGAATATATTGGGAAAAGTTCTTTTAGCTATATTACACATGGTTATCAGACTATCTATATTCCTCTTAGCGTCACCCGTGCCTTGTATAAGAGCTGTATGATCTATGGATACAAATACCATTTTCTTATCCTTGTTCGCTGGCATATAACTATTCCATAAGAAGTTCTGAAGCTCGTCTACTGTCGATGGTTTAGGGATGTATGTTATTCTGCTGGAGTTTTCCTCCTTAAGACATTTCTGCATTTCCTTTATCTCTTCATCAGACATCTCGTTAAGGAGAATATCTTGTATATCCTTTCCCATTTTTTTTGATAGTGAACGTAACATCAAATCCTCTGGATTCATTTCAAATTCACATCTGAGCCATACATAATCATCAGCTTGGGGATTGATATTAACATTCATTACATTGCTCATAATCTTCTGAGCCAAATAAGACTTGCCCACTCCGGGCCTAGCGCCGATAGCCACCGCATGTTGTGGGTAGAACCCGCCCAGCAACGCCTTGTCAAGATAAGCGTATCCAGTACGAGCCGGGAGAAGCTCTCCCGACTGATACTTTCTTATCCTCTCATAGGCATCCATGATAATCTCCTTGGATGACCTCCATATCCTATCCTCACTCATCCTCTTGCGTTTCTATCGCCAGCCGTATCGGATTTAGACCCTCTGTTAGCTGATCTTGATTTATATCTAAGTCCTTTAGCCGTATGGCATAAATCCTTTCCCTTCCGATAGGCTTTACCTTTCAACTTATCGGTCTTGTAGTTCTTGCGACCTAACTCCCGTCTCTTGGCTTTCTGCTCAGGGCGGGCGTTGATCTTCTTATCCGTCTCGGCTTTCTTTCTTCTGGCCTCCGGATGTGTCCTATAATATTCAGTCGACCTCCCCATCCTCGTCCTCCTCGTCATAATCATAATCCTCTACGATAATATCCTCTCCATCTAAATATGAGGCTTTATCTCCGAGTCTGCTTCTCATGCTCTCGTAAGGATCATCCCCATCTTTTATTTCCCACACACATAAGTACGGACCTATTATATCAATAAGCATGTTGGCCTTATCCTCGCTTATGCCTTTTTCTATCATCTTATCTCTGCATTTGTAAAAACCACATGTCTTGTTAAACACTGATCCTCCTACATAAAATCCTGTTGGCTTATGAATAAAAATTACTTTCATCTTTTATATAATTAATATTGTCTATCAAATTTATTTATTTCTCTTTTTTATACAGTCGCCATAGCTCATATCCATATCACACACCACCGTATCGGTCGTGTTGTTTGTCACATGGAACAGGAACTCTGGACACCCGTGGCAGGCGTTGCTCCCGATCACCACCGCTCCGTGCCTAGGGCAAGCCTTCTTTACCATGGTTCTATCATATATCCGTATATGATTATCGCTATACTTTTCAATATATCTCATGGTATTAAGTAGTGATGGCAAAGACATCTTATATGGAGATATATGTTCTATTGGTATATCCAATTCACCAGATAGGCTTTTGTAAATATCCTGTACATCCCGTTTTGTTCTATACGCAAATATATTAATCTCAGTCATTACCATATCCATACTCCTAAGAAGATCCGGCCTAGCCAGCCTCCCCATAGGCTTCCCAAAAGGATCGGGTCTCATCCAAGCCCCACACTTCTCGCACCCAACTTGCTTCCCCTCCACCGTATTTATCATAGTGGATGGAACCTTGCAATACGGGCATACGGATCCGTTTAACATAGCTTTCTGGGCTAAAGACAACTCTCTCATACCGTTTCTTCTATCTTAACATTAAATAGATTGCAGAATCTATTAAAATTCCTGTTTTCTATTTTCATATCCTCCTCATACCTGTCAATTGACTTGATGAAATCATTGTAACAGTCCTTGCACATCCATTGATTGATCACCGCCACGTAATAACCTACGGATGTAGGTCTGTTACACATATCGCAAATACCTAAGCACCCGTATCTGGTAAGCTTATCCATCATCTCCTGTCTTGTTATTTCAAGCACCTTGAATCCCTTGTAATTATCAACTACCTTTGCCATTATTGTAAATTTGTTTAATTATAAAATAATCCGCTATATCCATCCCCTCATCTATATTGGGTTTTGATTCTAGAAAATCACTTATCTCTATATTCATCCCCCTCATATCCTTGTCTACCTTCTTTCTCCATTCGTTGAAAGCGTCGCCCTTATCCGGGTACAGGACTATCCGCCTCCTACCCAATGTCTCTACCATCTCCCTCTTCAACATATGGATACCGCCACAGGCCATGAACAACCTACTAGGGTACAAGATGTTGCAGATAACAGCCGTCTTCTCTGACTCTACTATATACACCGGAGCGTCATTGGGATAGAAGTTGATAAGGAACTCCCCGAACAGGCATTGCCTAAGCAGGTAATCCTGACCGTCCAGTATATGCACCCAACATACATGATCCATGGGAACCTTTACCCTCTTCCCGTCAGGCCCGTAGTCCATTATCTTCCCGGTCCGCACCACCCAATTCTTATCCAGTTGCCAGAACACACAGCACTTACCCCAGTCCCCGAATCTCATCATCCCCACCTTATACAAGCTAAATGCCCTATTGGTATGATACGATCCGAAGATATTGGATAGATAATCTTGAAGATCGGATGTCTCGAAAGGATTAAGGGTCTCAAACATCTTGTTTACTGGGATACAGTTGGCTATATCTGGGTTCACAGGAGGCCTGTATCTTCTTAGCACTTTGTTAGAATCGGTAAAAAGATCATTGCTCCCAAGCTCATTGCCTGTTGGATATTTAAAATAACCACATTTATTTTTGTGATCACATACCCCAAACTGCTCCCCTACTATCTGTCCGGTGGTTACATCTACGTACGGCGTAAAACATCTATCCCTGCCGCATTGCGGGCACGTCAGCTTTCTTCTTGGCTTACTATGATCCAATTCATATCTGTGAACGCTCTTGTCAAATTCCCTAAACTCCATTATCCTATCCTCTCACTCATGATTCGATAAATATAATCTCTCAGTGATTCTTTTCTTATCAAGTTATTCAATTCAAAATCACTTTCTATATCCAAAGATCCTATTCTTGATGTAACCGTATAATTGGTTTTCTCGAACTTATACTTACCTTGGAGATATACGACTGTAGCCATGTTAAGTATAGGATTATCAGTTTGTCTCTTCAGTTTATATTGGCTTGTCTTGGCGGTAGGATCACCCGGAGCGAAGTTATATATCTCCTCTATCTCCAATATCTTTCCGTAGTTCTCCATTATCATTCTTCTATATAACTCAAGCTGGAAAGCGTACTCGTCATAGAAATTGCCTTTCCTGTTTGATTTGAAGTCCAATATAGCGAATATCCTCCTGCATCTCTTTATCTTCTTTTTCTCTGTCTTAGGTTGGCCTTTCTTGGCTCCAGTCTTATAGAGCTCTCCTGTCTCGACCTCTATCTCCACCATTTCCGGCTCGCTATCCATCTCCACCACAGCATCCACAGAGGAAGCCACTTTCAATCTCCTTGACCTCAACATCTTCTCAATCAACACAGGTTTTACATGTCTTTCTTTACAGAATATAGCGAATGATATTAGGTCTTCTATCAACTCATCCATATTATCCACTAATATCCGCTCCATCCTATACTTGTCTATTCTCAACTTAGCTTCCTTGACAGCTTTTCTTATCCATGTTGGAATCAGTTTTATCTTAACTCCCGTCAGATACAATCCAAATAAGTAATGCATGATCGTACCCAAGTCAGCCCGGTAGTTGGCGTACTCGTCCGGGTCCTTACCCTTGAGTCTCATCTCATTTTTCCATTTTTCTAATGCCCCGGAAGTATCACAATACCCATTCGCAATATTATTGGTAGCCCCATCATATATGATAGGGTATCCATCAGTTCCCATTTCATAATAAACACGCTTGCCAGCCACGGTCATTCTGTATAAGACTGGTGTCGGGATATCCTTGATCCATTCAGCGGCATAATACTGTTGCTCAGTCTCCAGATCATACTCAATTTCTATCTCCTCCTTAGGTTCTTTCTTAGGCTCGTCAACAGGCTTTTCTTCCTCATAGATATCTTCCTTCGGAACCGTTGATAAAACGTCTAATATGCCAAAGAATGCGGTAAATTTAGGATCTGTATGATATGCTCTTAATATTGGAAGTGATGATCGCCAGTAATATGATGGCGCATGCTCATTCATTTCTTTATCAAAACTCGCCTTTATTACCACTCCATCATCCGTGATGACCATATGATGTCTTTTAGATAAACGGATTCTCATGTCATCAAACGATTCCTGATCGCTTATAACTTCCATAATCGTTCCGTTATTATATATCATGTCACTTATAGCCTCGTATCCGAGAGCTAGAAGTAATCTTTGTTTTCTTCTATCCATAATAATAATCTGGTTTTTAATTTACCATCCTCCTCGACTTTAGGTGCGAGATCCCTCATCTTTTTGGCCACTAAAAGCCATGTGTCACCGAACTCCTCTAAAAGCCGGTCAAAATCCATCGTGTCTAGCAGATAGTCAAACCTCGTGTGTTCGTCTATCGTCAAATAAATAACATTATCATTATCCTCAGCGACAGACTTATATCTTCGTTTAGGGTATAAGTGGCATATGTTGCTTACCCCCGGGCATGGTATGTATGCGCCGGTAGCAGATCTCCTTGTCATACTCAACCTAGCCACATGGGCGCCAAAGAAAACGGCTAGGCTCTTCCCCTTCGGCTTGGCCTTCACCCGTATCGCCGTCCTTTCCTTTGGCGGTAGTTCCTTGGCTCTGCATGCGGGACACAGCCCCTTACTCCTTATAGTTACCATCCTCCCACATCTCTCACACGGCAACATCCTACCTCTCATGCATTTTTCTTTTTATAACTTTTATTGAACTCCATAAGGCTCATAGCCCTATACCTCTTAAGCCTATCGATCTTACCCTCCGTCCAATCTTGATCCTTGAAGTTGATGATCGTATCGAATATCTGAGCCAGCTCCCGGATATTAAAATTCCTGTTCTGTATTTTTTTATAGAACCCGGACCTACTATACCCTAACTTAGAAGCCAGATAAGTCTTATTAGATAATGTGAGGATACGATAAATCGTACCCTCCATCTTACTTATCTCCATCAACTTCTCGGCTATGGATGATGTGGTCTCATAGCTAGCTTTATTGCTTACTATTCTCATGTTTCTCCGGATTCCTGATCTTACCATCAAACTCGTAGAAGTCCATCAGTTTCTTCTCTTCCTTGATACAAGTGACAACGAAATCTGATATGGTTCCTTTCATGCCTTCCTCGAAATTCTTTTTGGCATGATCAAGGTCATTGGCCCGAACGATGTAGTTAAACGCCTTGCGTTTCTCATTGCCCGATTTCTCGTCTATCGTAATATAATCAGCCGTGACCTTATAGAACCGGTCTCCATCCATGGCAAATAATTCCGCTATCCGGAATCGTTTGATATCAACGCTAAACTCACCAGAGATAAACGGTCTCATCTCCTCTATAATTCTAGCCTCACACTCTGTATAAGAAAGGGCATCCACTAAATACTCTTCCTTTACCTTCTTCTTCATGCCGTTCTCGGCATCGGTCTCATAAGAAACCGTACATTTAAACCAATTGTGCATCTTATTAATCTATGTTGTTGTTAAACAATGGGTAATCCTTTATCCCTTCACGAATATATCTTTCCGTATCATCATCCACGTCATAAGCTTTCTTAAAAAACGTCATAGCCGTATTCGTATCATGATCCACCAACGGAAGATATTCCTTTACAAAAAGGAATCTAAGATGATTCATATGATCAATCTTATTTCTTACATCGATTACCTTCGACCAGATCTCGGCATGGATTTCACTCATTCTTTTTATATCCTTCTTGTATTTATCTACCTGATCTTTATACTCCTCCTCAATCTTATTATTCTTGTCCTTTATAGATTTGTAGGACTCCTCATCTTTTGTATCAAACATTGGAATATGTTTGATATTGATTATATCCAACTTATTATATATCTTCTCATTGGATATAGTGAAATCGTATGTAGTCTTGTATAAATCAAACTTACTTAAGAACTTAGCTATTTTAATAGCATCATCCTGATTAAAAACAGCTATGCTCAATCCTTCTAAAAGGTAGAAGAAATTAGATGGAGAAATAGGTTTATAGTCGTATGCCTTCATAACTGGAGGTTCGTCCACAAACCTAACACCCTCCTTAGCGCATCTTGTTATGATCAATCTATCTATCTGCTCGTCAGTAAGATCATATATCTCCTGATCGGTCATCTTACCAATTGTCTTCATCATCCTCATCCTCCGACATCGTTATAGCCTTTGTAAACTTTTGTTTATAGACCTCACTCATAAGGCAGGCGAAAGTCCTATCATTCATACTAGCCATAATGTTGGCCTCTACCGTCAGATCCATCTCAATGTTCTTTACCGAGATTTCATAGTTATCATCATCTTCTTTATAGAAGATGACTTTACCACCATACTCGAAACCATCATCTTCGGTCTTAACCATATCGATGATCTTCTCCAATGCCTTTACAAACTCACTCTTTTTCATATATGTAATTTTATGTGTCTACAAAAGTAGACATTTTGTTTTTGAATTAAATTAAATAAACATTATTAATAGTTAATACTACCCTTTCTCCTATCATTCATATTTATTCTTTGGTAATTATACCCTAACATCTGCTCCATCTTCTTTAACCCAATTAACCGTATCGCAATGCCAGCAATACCCTGTCTCGGAATCCTTTTTATGAGAATGGGAACCACATGTAGCGCACCAATAATTATCATCTATATTGTATGTGTAACTTTTATCCTCATGCATCTTATCTATTCTAGCTACCCTATCTTCCAATAGATCCTTTAGATAATGGCATTCATAAGGCCTATCTTCTTCCCTTAATATATAAACATCTATGTCCATCATATTCCCCATCCTGTCCGTGCACATCAGCTCGGCGGCATGACGTACATTCCCTTCCGGCATCCCCGGGACTATCTCCCGGATCACTGCCTCCATCTTCTCTTGGTATTCGGTGTCTACCTTAGCCACCAAGTCTTCTAGTTTATCTATTAAGCTCATAATTTTTATTGTATATAATTACTATTTGATATTTATACATATTTATTCTGTATCATCTTCACATTCACCTATCATATCCGTATGACCAAATATCATATCAATAAATTCAAGCATCTCATCATTAAACGATCCGCTTTCTTCTTGCAGCTTCCTACATTCATCCTCGGTCAATCCACAAGAAGACACCAGTTCCTCTGCGGCCTGCGTCCATCGCCCGTCGTGGGCTAGCTCCTGAACCGCCAGCCATATCCCTTGGTTCATGCCCTTCATTCTTGTCTTATCTGAAATATTCTTATCCTCCATATTCTCAATCATTTTTAATTCTTGTTTCCAAAAAGCTATATATCCATCCTCTATATTGCTATGATATACAACATCATTGGTGCCATTATCCAATATCTCATATACGTCACCCGACTCATCCATTACCCCACGAAAAATGTTCTCTCTATCCAAAAAATAACATGGTTTCTGTACTTCCGGTAGAGAATTATCTAATGATATCCACTCCGATCCAATTACGGTTATTGTAGCTCCCATATGATTCTTCGTTTAATATTACTATTTTAACCTTAAATCCCAACACATGATCTATTATATCATCATCCACCATATTATCCTCATTGATAATACCTTCGCTCGCAAGATTTATGTAATCCGGTTCAGCCAAATCACATATTACCTTCCCATCCTTATCCATGATCCCATATATATAACCATCTAATTTCTCTACCATATCATTATACGTATTACAGATATAAACAATATGATAATCATCGTATTTTTTCTCGACATACTCATGCACATCCATTTCCAGAACCTCATCATCAGCACTGCCCGCATAATACTCAAGCGTATCCATCACCACTACCGGCCATCCTATCTCCTTGGTCATAGTAGATATCTCGTCAATGACTTCCTTCGTGCGAGTTTCGTCATACTTCCCATTGTTAAACTCATGCATCGCATAAGTCAATTCATGAATATTGCAACAAATCAACCCTATATGTTGATTTTGCTCCCGTTTGATTCTATCTTTTGTATCCATATTTATCTCCCCTATTCACTCATTCTTTTAATAAAATTCTCCCATGATAGATCAACATCGTTGTAATGCTTGCAACAAGCATTCTGGATTCTCTCTATCAACGGAATGAACCATAACTGAGTTATTCCGTAACGAGTCTGGATTATTCTACATAGATTTATTTTTATTATCTCCATGTCATTAATACTAGGAGATGCATTGTCATTCTCACATCTATCTAATATCGTTTGAATTGTAGCCAAATAATGATCCATATCTTAAATTGTTAATTAATTACCATTTCCCATTCCCCGGTATAAATAATACCTCTCCTGTACTTACCCAATGATTCCAGTTATTTTTAAGCTCATTAATGTCATAAGCCTCAGCCGAATGACCATTGTAAGACCTTTTTATAACTGACATAATGCTTTCCGCCTGCACGCTCCAATGACGATAACAGTCTGTCCCGCACCCGCACGCCGTGGATCTCCCGTTATCGAACTCCCAGACCAGAGGCCGGAGGCCGCATCGTGGACACGGCAACCATTCCATTGGATTCTCCGGCTTCTTGTAAACATCAATACACTTATACTCTACTGTCATAATTAGTTCTATTAAATTGATCTGATCTTTTGATCTCTCATCTCATTCTTATCCTTGAACATCATTATCCTATTTACAATCCCCTCCGATTCCATGTACGTCGAGAATCCATGTATTCTTAGATATTGGATGGCTGATAATGATTTTTCTAGCACATCTTTATATCCTACATCTATCTTAACTTCTTTACCCATAGTCCTCCTCCATTTCTCATATCCAACTTCTACTCATAACACTATTATAATCTATTCCATTATTCATAACCACTTTATTAAAGGCCTCCTCGGTATACGCCAAAGACTCGCCCCTATTAGCTCTCTCGATATTTTCGCTCATCATCCCCATAGCCTCGATCAAGGCCGCTGATGAGTTGGCTATTAACTTAGCCGCTTCCATTATCTTATTATCATCCATAATCATATTACTTTAACTTCCTCGTTCCACAAATGTCTTTCATATACCATGGTTGTTCCTATTAGGATTCCGGTATCTTCTCCCCAATATTCAAGTATTTGATTCCTGAATTTGTGACGCAATTTTTGTATTCCTCCCTTGTTTTTATCATAAGAAGAGTAATCTGATAATCTTACTGTCTCCATCGTTTACCTCCTTCATTTGTTCGTATGCCAATCTTTCAAGTTCCGGCATGGTGTTTGTTTCTTCTTATTTTCCCCCATACTTATTTCTCATTTCATTAATATAGCTCATATACCAATCTTTTATATCCTCTTCACTATCCATGCTATACTCTTTATTGAATGGATCGTATCTGATAAACTCCTCTGTTCGGCAGAATGGGCATGGAATTTCTTCCAATGGCTTGATTAGAACACCATCATCACCTACATTATCCAGATCATATAATATGCCATCTATGCAAGTTGCGTCTGGATAATTCGCACCGAAAAGCGGAAATTCTGGACATGTGTTTCTCATGCTTGTACTATTCAAATTCGTTCTCATATTCCTTTCTCCTATCCACTTCCTTTAAATTCAAACTATCAGGTGTCAATATCTTCTTTTCCAACAAATCAAAGAGAAGCATCGCCCTTGACTCCGCCTCTGTTTCCCCAAATCCGCTATACACTTCTGTTGGCGAATCGTAGGCATTGTAACGAACATAGGCAGCTTCGTAGTATTCGCTATCCTTATTCGGGAAATATTGTGTCAATTGCAACCAGTCATCCCATATTTTTGATTTACTGATATTTATCATACTTGGTAGTATCTTCCCAAGCTCATGACTCATATAAGCCGGTATGAGGTCGCCTTCTTTTCTATATGAATACCTCATTGTATTTTGTGTAACTGATTCTGTTTGGGATCCCCCTCCTTTCATCTCTTTCACAAAATAAAATTCCGACTCTGAATTTACACCCAACTCATGCAACTTTAATGCAAGCTCATAAGGGCACATAAAATTTTGATATTTCATGTTATTCTATATTTTCGTTTCTGTAATCTCCTGCATAGTCCAACCATACCCTGTAATCATTTCTGTACTTGGTCGCCTTTATTTTCATATTCCGGGATATATTCTTAGGTAATTATATACAACCTTGCACCACAAAGCATGAGCGGACGCCCCGCTTCCCCGACCGCCTTACCCATACACGCCGGCTCCACCGGTAACGCCGCCCATGACATCTTGGATGTCTCTCCCGTAAATCTGATAGTGATCGCCACAGCTCTCAAATGTTACTTGATAGCTGTTTAATCCCATCCTAATTGTCTCGCAATACCTTTCATCTCGCTATACGCGATCCTGTGACATCCAGCAACCAATATATCATTCTTATAGCTATTGATCTTCCATTTGTGACCGGTTGTATCCAATACCATATCGTGTTGGAATTTACTGCCATTATGGAAGAGCTTTATCAATTTCCAAAGTCTCTCAGCTTCAGCTCGTCCTATCTTGATATTCTTGCTAGTCTCAATTATGCCATTCTTAATGCGAAGCCATACGTTAGGCTGGTCATCCTTCAAATAATAATGTGGATATAATTCCAGAATCTTGCTAGACTTCCACATCTCGATCTGTTCTTCAAATTTTTTCTTGCGATCTTCTTCTTCTTTTCTTCTTTTTTCAAAAATTAAAGCCTCTTTTTTCGCCTTACTGTCTTCCCATCTCTGACATCTGGCCGCATACTCAGCCCACGTTCCTTCACCACAAATCTCATCTACTATCACATTGGTCGTTCCTAAAGTTTCTAACGCTTGGTGATTTAGCAACACCTCAAACACACGCTTTAACTCATGGACATATTCACTTTTAATCTTATCCGATTCATAAGATAACTCATGTTTAGTTCCGATCCAGGTGTTTGCACTTTTTTAAGAAGGCTCTTGGGAGTACCCATATTAAAGAACTCAATATAATCCATTAGACTTCTAAATACTCCCCAAACATCCCTATAAGACAGGCTTGTTCTAACCTTCTTGTATTTCTCGATAACCTCTTTGATAAGCTCCAATCGACTGGTGATAAAAGCCATGCTGCCATCATCAGACATATTATATCCAACAGAAAATACCTTTGAACCAGTTGGTATTGCACTACGAACACAACGTTGATGTTTACAGGTAGAAGAAGAATAATACTTATCGTTAAGCAAATACGCCTTTTCACCACACTTATTTCTTACGATTCTTCCAATCTCAAAATGATAACCATAAGAATAAATACTTCTACCTTCAAAGAAAAGATTACTACCTCTTACGGATTCTTTCTTTTCGTTTGCCCACAAATGAGCGACCATAGAGTTGTTCATATCTATTAAGTTTTGAGTGTTAATTATTGATTATACTTGCTAAAAATAACATCGACACAAGTTCCGCCAATAGCGTTTGCGTCATTATACGAATAAAAACCTTCTGTTCCCCAATCCACACCAACTGGACAACCATCTGCATGTTTTACAAAGTCATCAACTTCTTGCGCTTCCTCGTTAGATATTCCAGTGTAGTCACCATTAATCAAAGCCCCAATCCAATAAATCGGAAGCCTATATCTTATTATCTCTATATTCATAACTTTATCAATTTACAATTACTACCTTTCCATTCTATTTTATTCAATGGACCGGCATGCGCTTCCCCATTCTCATAATAAAGCTGACCCTCATACTGGTTATGATGAAGCTCCTCACGTATCGCATCTTCATCGTCAACCCAATGTTCATATTCCTCATGCCATGACTTGAAGAAGTTATCATAACATTGTCCCATCAGATCCTCTAAAGAAAAACCCTCCGGATAAGTACACCATGCATTGTAATAATCAATTATAGGTTTCAGGAGATATAAATCATAACACATCCCTGTCAATGGGAAATTATCTCCATAGTCAAACATCACCCTACTATATTTGTGCTTGTACTCGTATTTCCCATCAACATATTTACATGGCGTGGAGAAATACCTGCCCTTGATAATACGTGGCATAATGTTGTTGTTGATATACCTGAACAGTAATTTGCCACATAAGTTATTAGGATATATATCCTTATCATAATCAGTTGGATGACAGTATATAGGATCATTGTACTTGAATTTGAATCTAAAATCATACCTCGTATATCCAACTTCCCAGCCATAAGCCTCAGTATTTGTCAGATCCCCAAAAGACTTCATGGTGCTTATATAATCAGCACCATAAGCTTCCATGCAACAATCCATTATATTCCAGCGCTCACGCTCTATGATCCTTTCTTGTGAATCTTTTGACAGCTCATCAAACTCATACAGTTTTAATACAATCTCTTTCATAATCCCTCCTCTTTTAATATAACTAGATCCCTAACGTCAATCGAATGACATACGTACCTCCTTATGTTCACGTTTAGAGATATGATTGTGGCTATTCTCACGAACCACCACAATCCAGATTCAGATATCACTCATCCTTTATCTTCACAAAAGGATTTTCTACATAAAACTCCACTACACCCTTAGATTTTATAGATGTCACTATACCGGTGGTATCCACAAATCCATCTGTCTCATCCATTGTCAAATCTTCTATTTTATCTCCCGGCAGAAAACAAAGATTATAGTCTTGATCAATATACATAATCATCTTTAACCTAACCATGTCATCAATGACGCCTTTCATTCTCTCCACAACATCTAATTGATCATCAGTAAGCATTAATTTACTTTTTGAAGATTTTACTAATCTCATGTCTCCATTCTTGTCAACTACAGTCAAGTCATTGAATTTATACACATCTTCACATGTTCTGTAATATGTTTCCTTACAATAAATTTTTCCTTTATTATCTATTTCAACATCAAAATATTCCAACTCACCCTTGACAGCTCTTCCGTTTTTGTATTTCCACACATCACCTATTGGAACGAACCCATATAATGACTCAAAAACATCATATATTGATAGTTTTGTCTTGGGGATGCTCTTGCCCTTTTTAAAACATTCTTCGGACGAATAAAATAATTTCCCATCTAATGTCTTCTCAGTCCTACATCCTCCCCATGTTCCTACATATCTAACTACTCCATATGTAAAACTGATCAAGATCTTATCAATCTCAAACCACTTTAATTTTCCTGACATATCGTCAAAAAGATATCCACTCTCTAGATAAACCGATAAATGCTCTCTTATTTCCATAACAATTTATTTTTTTAATTAAACAACATCATTTGCCTTGATCGCTATCAGTCTCAATACTCCTCTAAGTATCATGGTTTTCATGATACAACTCATAATATTACATTGAACTTCTCATTTAAACTATCTAAAGCTCTTTGATACTCCTCTTCCTTGTCGAACTTAATTTGAGTACTGTTCTCCAAACCAAAGGACAGGGTGAAGGATATAACCCAGCCCGATCCGTCCACGGCCTGCCCCTTGGGCCCCCACGACATCACCTGCTTCTTGGATATATACCAATTTCCTATCTGCACGAAGTCAGGACAGTTGTTAGTCAAATACCTTATCTGGATATTCAAACAATCGAAATTATCAAAATAAATTATGTGATATTTGCTCCTTATCCGTATCTTCAGAAACGGATTGTTCCCGTAATATGCGGCGAATGCCGACACCACGGACATAGGATACCTTACGCCTTTTATTATCACCCATTTCATATACAATACCTCCTTATATTAAACTATTTAATATAAATTCATCTTCCTCCGTTCTCTCATTCATAGGCTTATTTTGTACCGTTTTGACAAGATCAAGCACCTCATCCCAAGTCCTTTCTGATAGCGTCCCATTATTTATGCCACAACACCTACATCCACTAGAAAATACCGGTATCATACTTCCATCACACATCCTAACGAATTTATATCCTACATATTCATTGCATAAGAAACATCTTCTTACTGGGATAAACCTTATTCTACCTCTATTAATGATACTTATTAATACCTCACGATTCATATTATTCCCTTAATTTACGTTTAACCTCCTTAATATATTTAGGGGAATGTAATCCCCTATGCAATCTTATAGCCCGATCTATATCCTTTTTAGGATTATGATGAGATTGATATATCTCGAACATTTCCCTAGCCTTGACAGGATTCGTTCGATCATCGTATCTATACCGCTTTTTCTGCCGTTTGAGGCGTAATATCCTATTAACCTCATCAACGTATACCCTTTTCATTTGCCATCTTCCTAAAGCCCCGGATGAGGCGTTATACGCTCGATCGTCATTCCTTGACTCCACGAAAGACAGGGCGGCCGCCAGCTTATCCCATACCCGTGCCTCGATCACGGCCGGCTTCGGGGCGAGGGGCATGCCACCGCTCCCTTTTGGCGGTGTCAGTATCACCATAGCCATCATAAGCAAGTATCTTGTCATATCTTATCCATATCAAAATTATTATTCACGATCTTATCACCTATGTTAATTTCCCCCATATCCAAGATATTTATATTATTTATTATACTCCTTACCCAAAAAGAGGATATAATAGCAGAATATTATGATATTAAGACATAAACCTGTCTATTACCATACTGCCATATTTATCCTCCGTCCAATATCATTCGTATCAGTACACAACTTTTATTATTATGGTCATAAATACACTCAATCATTCCTTTTTCAAGCCGCCATCGCCATTAAGATTATCAGCTATACCCAATATCTTCGAAATAAGAGCCTTTTTAGGCTTATATTCGTCATTTATGCTTATAACCGAGTAGTTATATACCACTCCTTCTTTCGAGACCTCCACGCCCACGTATTTAGGCGCAACGGCATCCCTATGCAACACGATAAACGGGTTTTTACCGTCCAGATCATTTATCAACTGGTTAAACTGCCGTCTCGTCATCTGATAGTGATATTATTTCCATGTTATAAATGCGATCTCTCTTTACCCTTATCTTCTCGCATAGCTCATCGAAGCACCCATCTTCTTCTAGCTTATCAACATAATATGATACACTTGATTTAGAGCTTCCTTGAAGATATATATTTCCTCTTATATTCCTTGAGAAAAAATTAGGTAAGACCATCTTTTGTCTCTTATCCTTATTATCCATATAAGATATGACAACAACCCATAATTCTGGTTCCCGTTCTTTTACCGATAACATAAGATCGAGACCCGATTGACCATTGATATTCCTCCTGCCAGTTTCGTTATAACGAAGAATAATATAATCATCCGCTTTATCATCCTCAATCATCACGACCATAGGACTATTACCCTTCCCATTATCACATAATACTCTTGCCTCTTTTCCGTTACGTAGATATACCTTATCGTAATCTCCGTTTTTGTATATCTCGAAATCAAACTCTATTACCATTTTATTTCCTCCTATTGATATATTGTTGCGTACGTCCTTCCTCTATCTTTTCGAAATAGAACTTATTCCCGTATAACCTTGTAAAACAGATGTTATACCCGAAATGCTCCGCACGTCTGATTTGCGCATAACCTCTACTGATGTCCTTATCATCAATCAGCGTAACAAAACAATGTGATCCTACTTCTGTATTCAAAACCAAATTTTCCCAATCTTTTACCTCCATATCAAATCTCCTTAAATAATTTTTTGTTATGATTATCGCTATTATACCATTTGTCAATATTATCGTACTGCTTTGGATAAACCCCATAAGACCTACACCACCTAGGTAACGGCCCGTTCATTACGTCTAATGCCGTCGCAAGGTCGAACGTAGCTTCCTCCTTGATACCACATCCCGATCCACTTCCACGGCTCGGTATATAGGCTCTACTATATGCTACACTCATTCCATATTCTCCATGACTCAGATACCCGATGTTGGGTGAATCAGGGAAGGCGTAATACAACATTATATAATCACCCTTACTCCAACCTCTATTATAAGTATCATCCTGCCATGCGAAAACCCTGCAACCGGCTTCTTTTAATTCCGCTGCCGCTCTTTTTAAAATATTATCTTCCATACTACTTACATTTAAGTTATGCCAAGGTGCCGGGAACCGACCCCGGATCATATCCGCACACGTACGATTATGATATATCCTTCCACCCCGCCAAGGTCATGGTCACAATATTAACAAACTAAAATCTAATGTTCATATCATTACACATCTTAAAGAAGACCTCCCTTATGATCTTTTTATACAAGATGTATATCTCATCATCATCATCATCGAACTCCACTTCCCATGAACGTAATAAATACCTGATATCGCAATCCGCTATATGAATCCTGAATATAGACGGAACGCTCATTATGTAGTCCTCGAAAGCTTTCTTAATCCCATCCCTTTTGATATGTTCTTTATACTCATCCTTAAACACGTTAAGCATAAAAGCCAGATACTCCCTATCATATCTAAACTGCTTTTTGTAATTATCAGTATCTATATGATCTAGTATATATATTTCTATAGCGTCCCTGTCGTATTTTGACATACCTCTTCCTCCTGTTTTTGATATTTAATGACCCTTTTCTCCCCATACGCCTTCGCTAACTGAATAAGCTGGCCGGTAAACACCTTGGTACGGTGTCTTACAATCTTATCCACCAACTCCGGGCATCTGGTTTTCCATCTATAATTAACCTCGCCCTTAGCTTTCTTCTTGTAATATCTGTAAAATGTTACGGCCACTACCACTTCTCCATCTTGTTCAAAAGCCACTAAATCGTAATTGTTGTAAACTATTTCGTTCATGTCGTTATTATTTTTATGTACTTAATCACCTCTTCTGGTAAGGATGCTAGATCCTTAACTCTTTTACCGAAATCGTATGAATGTCTCCTATATGGATAATAATCCCCTACATACATCGCTATTCCTTGAGGATGAAACGGGTTCGAGCTACAACTAAATATCGGGTAATAAGTGACATTATTATGATCATTACTCTTACCGCTTACACACACAATAGTATATCTATCAGCCGTTTTATCACCAAAATCATACACCCTTACTTTTACTTTCACGCCATTGGCGTTTGTTATAACATTATTCATACGCACCTCCTTTGTTGTTCACTATCAAACTAATCTATCTCCCCACCATATATAGTATACGATCCACACCAGCCACGATTCTCATTCGAGACCCTAATATGATCTACAGGCTTATCTCCTGCCATACAATTAGCGTAAGATAATACCTCCGACATGTTTCTGAACCCGGAATCCGCCGCCGATTTTATAAGTTTCCGATCGTACCCGAATACCCATACCTTCATAATATCCCTTTCCTTTACAGTTCTTCTTATACGCATAATCTTGCCATAAAATAAATAAACATAAAATCTATTCTCTCTTTGTTATCATCCATCCTATGCCCGGTGATCTCAAAAACAACCCTACGCTTTTCTATAGTCTGTATATTATCTAACTGAATAGCTATGTAAGGATATTTCATAACTTTCTCTCTATTGATGTTATACAAAATAGCGTTGACATCTTGCCTGCGAAAATACATATTTACCCCTATATAGCTGGCAACCAAAAGACATTCGTCTATTACCCCATCAGTATCGAATAGCAATAACATATCATCCTTCTCGATAGTATATTCCATATCAAGGATCTTGATACGTTTGCTTCCGTCCTTCTTATCTGATATAAGAACCTCTATCATATCCTTATCAGTCGTAAGGATATAATACGCCTCGTCCTTTGTAATATTATTACGAAGATAAGACAGTATCTCATCTTGTAATTTTATAATCTCATCCATGTTATTAGTATTGGTTATTATATACTATTTTACACCATATATGTTGTAAAACATACACATGTTATTTAATTTCACATTCTTCTTTTCTAATTTTGTCTCACTCAATCGAATCATATAGTCCCTTGTTTCGGACAAGACGGTTGAGCAAAAGAGGTCTTTGATATAAGGTTTTACCCTAAAAAATATTCGTTGGGTAAGTAAAATCAAAAACGTTTTGTTTAGTAAAAGAATCCGGCGATCTCACTTTTGAGCAACCGGTAGAGGGTATTGGTGATACCCAGTACGGATTTTCGTACAAATGCATATCATTTCTCATTTTTTTGGTGTAAAATGGTATATAATCACCTTAGTATTTTATATTACCACGCCAAAGGAAAGAACGGCAGCCGACACCCGCAGCCTACCACGCCGTGACACCGCCGCCCGTTCCCCTTGGTATTATTCTGGCACCTCTAATTTCCCGTAATAAGGATAAAAACAACCGTCTCGATAAACCGAATATCTGAGCGTTTTATCCTTTGCTTCATAGATGGAAACACAACCGCTGTTATAAGCGTTGGATAGTTCTTTTGCTACAAATCCGCCTATTCGTTTATAGGTTTTAGGCGTATCCCTCAACGGCCTGCCTACATATATTTTTACTCTTTTGCACTTCTTGTCGCCTACGTATATATCCTTTTCTCTAAGCTCCGTTAAATACATGAATCTCATATCAACCGATTTTAAATCCAACATTCCTCTACCTCTATCTCCATATGATCCTCCCAATCACATCTATCAACGTCCTCGCCATCCTCAAAGTAATAGTAGGCCCATACCTGTACGCCTCCTACCTCTATATATCCATCACTTTTCCATTCTATCAACCCGTCTTGCCTTACCGCGTTGGTAGGCTCAGCCCCCAGCGACAGCAACTCATTTACTATACTACCGCCAAATACGTTTCTCGCTTCTTCTCTCGTCATATCACTATCAGATTTTATATTATACTACCGCCAAAAGGGAGCAGAGACGGACGACCAGCGGGGCCGACCCCACGCCATAGCCGCCCCCGTTTTCCCTTGGTTCCCTCCGCATCACCCCATACTAATAAACAATATCCACCACCAATAACACCATACCCACCATCACTCACAACCGCCTTGCCTTGACGGGAAACTCCTACCACTTGCAAACTTTTACATTTGATCGGAAGATACCCCTTGCTTGAAAGGCGTTTCCTTGCCTGAAATGTATTTCTCTTGTTTGAAAGGCGTTTCCCTTGCTCGAAAGGTGTTTCCCTTGTTTGTTGGTGTTTTTTCTTGTTTGTTGGTGTTTTTTCTTGTTTGTTGGTGTTTCCCTTGTTTGTTGGTGTCCCATCACACAACCCCCAAAC